ATCTCTCCAAGGTGCACCTGCACATGTTGGAGGATATTTTGATTGTTATCGTAATCCTGTCCCTGAACAACAGTTAAAACAAACAGTTAAACGAGACTATTTATAATCCAGGACCAACAATGTTTGATGATATATTTATCTATATTATGGAACGAAATCCTCTGTTAACAGAGGCTCTCAGTGCTAGTCAGATTAAACAATTGCGGTCTGAATTAGCGACACCAGAGATTCTTCCATGTACTTTCGATGTTACAATTCCAGGTTGGTTAGAACGAATCCGACATTGGGGTAAGATTACAATTAAGCATAAGGATCCTGAAAAGAGTCGGTGGGCTCATAAAGTAACTCCTGCTCAATTTGTGGATCGTTTGGCTGATGATGCATTAAATAAAATGTTTGGAAAGTGGAGCATCGAAAAGAAAAGCATGACGAAAGTGGAATTTCATCGTGATTTTATTGCAACCAATAACAAACATATGGTTGAAGTTTTTACTGTGGAAGTTGATCTTAAAAAAGAATTGAGGTAGTGGAATTTAGTACTCAAGGAGGAAACACATGCCTGTACTTTTAAGTCCTGGAGTTTATGTAAACGAAAAAGATATCAGTGATATCGTCCCAACCATAGCATCTGCATCTGCTGCAATTGTCGGATATTCAGCAAAAGGAAGTTCGGATGCCATAACTCTTATTACTAGTGATCAGCAATTTATTGATGAGTATGGTGAACCAGACCCAACATCAGGACACTATTTTCATTACGCTGCATTAGCATATTTAGCTCGTGGAAATACTTTGTATTGCCTCCGGGTTGAGAATGGTGCTTTGTATGGTGGTGTTAATATTATGGTTTCGACATCATCTGAATCCAATGCAGCAATTTCAACTGGAAAATCTTCTTCGGCCTTTGATGTGGATTCGGGATTAGATGCTGATGTGCTGTTTCAAGTGGTGGGGGCTAATCCTGGGGTTTGGAATGATAAAATCGGTGTAACAATTGAAAATGTCAAAGATGGTTCCGATGAAGTTCCCACAGATCAATATACATTTGATATTGTTGTATATTGGCAGGATGCAGATGGGAATTACAGTGAAGTTGAAAGATGGACGGTCTCACGTAAGACGAAAGTAGATGGTTTTGGTAAAGATCTCTATCTGGAAGATAAAATTAATGGTGTCAGCAAATATATCCTTGTTGCAGATAATACTTCTTTAGCTGATACAGCACTGCCTAAAGAGCAAGCAACACGTTTAGATTTAGAAGAAGGTTCTGATGGAAGTGCTATTTCGGATTCTGATTTAGTGACAGGATGGAATGAATTTGCAAATCCTGATGATATTGATATTCGAATTCTCATCAATGGAGGCGAGACATCTGTTACGGTTCAAACTAAAATGAAAACTGTTGCGGAAGCTCGAGCAGATTGTATTGCTGTGTTGGATATTCCTTGGGCTTCTGTGCAGTCAGTAACAGACATGACCACATTCCGTTCTACAACTCAGAACTTCAATAGCTCTTACTGTGCATTGTATACTCCGTGGCTGCAAATCTACGACCAATACAATGACAAGCTTATCTATGTTCCACCGTCAGGGCATGTTGCAGGACAAATGGCATACAATGATTATGTTGGAAATCCTTGGAATGCTCCTGCTGGTTTCCGTAGGGGACAACTTGATATCATCTCCACATCCTATGTGTTTACACAGGGCGAACGTGATGTTCTGTATCCACTGCAGATTAATCCGGTGCAAATGTTCCGTGGTGAAGGTAATGTGATCTGGGGCCAGAAAACTCTCCAAAAGAAAACCTCTGCTCTCTCAAGTGTTAATGTTCGGCGTCTGTTGATTGTTATTGAAAAGGCAATGGCTATTTCGTTGCGACCGTTTGTATTTGAGAATAACAACGAAACAACTAGATTCCGAGCAAAAGCATTGCTAGATTCATATCTTAGTGGATTGTCTGCTCAAGGTGCTTTCCAGACAGAGGGTGGGGATGAAGGTTTCCATGTTGTGTGCGATGCGACAAACAATACTCCTAATGTAATTGATGATTTGCAACTTAATATTGACGTATTTATTAAACCTGCTCGTGCAGCTGAAAAGATCCTGTTGCGGTCAATTATTACACCAACTGCCGCATCGTTCCAGGAATTAATTGCCAGGGGCAGTCTGCTGTAATAGAGTAATTTAAGGATAACTGCATTTATAAAAGGAGTTTCAAATGGCAGCAAACATGGGAGCCGATACCCTTAAAACCAACCTTTCCAATCCAGCTAAATTGTGGCTGTGGGAAGCAATGTTTGTTAATCCAATTGGCGGTGGTAATGCTGATGTTCTAGATACTAGATGTCGATCGGCTGGACTGCCAGGCCGATCTGTGGGAGAAATCATACTGCCATACAAAGGCACACCTGGATTGATTTATCCTGGTAAATTGCAAATGTCACATTCCTGGCGTACTGTGTTTGTTGAATCTACAGACAAACAAACATTTGATGCATTGTATGGTTGGCATCAGGCAATTGTTAATGCTCGGACTGGTGTTGGTGGATTAGATACAACTATCAAATCAGATATCTATTTCAAAACATTGACACAAGCTGGTGATACGTGGTTAACTATCCAACTTATTGGGTGTTACCCTGCTGACATTGCAGAAGTTAGTATGTCCTATGATGATACTGGTGAGTTGGTATTCCCAGTTACGTGGGCATATGATAGATGGGAAGAAGTGAGTTAACATGGCTGGTATCCCAAGAATACAACCTATTGGATTTGATATTTCAGGGATAACATATTCAACATTATCGAAGACTTGGATTCTGCAGAGAAAATATCAGTGGCAATTATTCATGCCGAACTTCATTAATGGGGTTTTAGGGCATTTAATTTCGCCGTATTGTCAAGACATCCGATTTGGTGATTACAGCATTTCTTCACTGAGTACAATGCAGTATGGAGCATTCCAAAGATTCTACGCTGGCATCCAAACAATCAATAATGTTGGCATGACATTTGTAATGCCTATTGATAATTCCGTTTTGGATTATTTCAATGGGTGGTATGAATTAATGATCTCAAAGGAGGGATATTATTCTCCAAAAAATCGCTACAAGAAAACAATCTATGTTCATTATTATGATCGTTCGGGTGTTGAATCCGTTCGATTTGAATTAAAGGGTGCATTTGTTGTCCAACGTCCAGTCTTTGATCCCAGTTATGGGGCAGATGATCTTCAACGAATCAGTTTTAATGTTAATGTTGATGAAATTAAGACATACAGCTTAATTGGCTCCGTAAGATCTGCTATTTTCAACAATAGTGTGGTTAAGGATACACTTGCATCATTAGGCTCAGTCGGTGGTTTATTGGGGGATAGTACATTAACTGAATCTGGCAATGTTCTATTTGGATAATAACATGACAAGGAGAAAGAGAAATGAGCGATATGTATTTACCTATCAATTTGCCATCACAAGGCAGAACATATAATGTTCCGGCAGAAAGTATTTCAATTCGCCCATACAATGGGGAAGATGAAATGCTGCTGGCACAAATCAATCCGGTTAATTTAGAGCGAAATTTCCTCACGGTTTTAAAGAGAGTTGTTCAGGGGATCGATCCCAAACAACTAACATTAGGAGATCGTCTGTATATTATTATTTGGGAATACATTAATTCATATTCTGAAACAATTCGAGTTAAGGATATTGTTTGTAGTCATTGCTTGAAGAAATCTGATTTTGTTGTTGATTTGCGAAAATTAGATGTTGTTTCTCTGTCGGAGGGAATCCCAGTTATACAGGATGTTGAATTACCAATTTCGAAACAAATGGTAAAACTGCGAATTCTCACTGTTGGTGATGAAGTTGAAGTTGAAAAATTCCAAGAAAACAATCCTGCTGATGCGTATTTCTATCGGTGGGCACGGTCAATTGTTGGTGATAAAGATGTTGTGACATTAATTCAAGAAATGAAGAAATGGCCTGCAAAAGATCTTGCTCGAGTCCGCATGTTCCAGGAAGATATGGATCACGGACCAAAAACATCTATATTGACTGCTTGTCCAAAATGTGGAGAAGAGGAGGAAGTTGCGGTTCCCTTTCGCCTTGAACTCTTTTATCCATATGGTGAGGACCTTAGAAACTGTTTTAAATCGTGAATATACTATCTGTAAATTTGTTCCGGGTTTTGATGTTGGAACAATACGTAAGACCTCCGCAAGAATATTAGATTGGTATTATTTAAGAGTTATCAAAGACCTGCAAGATACTCAAAAGGAATAACAGTTGAAGAAGGATCTTTCTATTAATCAATTCTATTTTGATAAACGTAATGCTCAAATCTTAGAAGCATTAGAACGGAAATACTCTCGAGACTATCTGAATTTCTTTGAGACACTTGCTGATATGTATATCAAAGGTCCAAAGAAAGATCTAGATAAGCTTGTTGTCTTAATTGAAAATACGATTGCGAAAATCCAGGATGTTTTAGGTGGATATTCACTCTCTAAGGAACAAGCCGACAAACTTCTTGCAAATATTCAGGAAATAGAAGAGCAAAAAGATTATTGGATTCGGCAATCTTACAAGAATCAAGCTTTACATGATCGATTAGATAAAGTCACTGAAAAAACCGGAATTTCTCCATTTGATCTTAATGCAACATTGAAGATTGCTAGAGCAGGTGTAAAACAAGCCACTACTCCAAAATCTGGGCACTGGGGTGATTTTACCAAATCAAAAGCATTCGGATTAGGTAAAGAGTTATTTCAGGGTGCAGCAGCAGCTGGATTAGGTCCACTGTATCCAGTAGCAAAACAAGCTTTTGATGTATTTTCGGATGTTACAAAATTGTTTGGTCCTGGAGCCTCATCCAAGCGTGCGGCTAAGGAACAATCTTTTGCTGAAAAACTTTCCCCAGTATCAGCAGGATTACCATATAGAGCATTTCAGAATTTAACGCAAGCTCGACAAGAAGGACCAAATGTTCGAGATTTCTATGGGGTTCGATCATTAGAACATCAAGTTGCCCCATTAAAAGCATTCTATGATAAAGATGCTTTTCGAGCAAAATGGACTAAGGAACTTTTAGATTACACTAAACAGATTGCTAAGAATCGTCCAGATGGCGGTGAAAAGTATCTTGGAGGCATAGCTTCTGGAATTAAAGATGCTTTGTTTGGAGCAATGGGATTAACTGTTGCCGGAGCCTCTGGTTTAGGTATGGCAGCATTAACAATTGGAACTGTTACTGTGGCATCTTTAGTAGCTCGAAAATTTATTCCGGAAGCTGTTAAAACACATGAAGCTGTTTCAGATATTGGTAAGGCAGAAAAGACTTGGAAAGATTGGGAAGCTTCTAGAACAGCACAGCAACAAGCAGTGTTGAAAAAGCACGGTGTGCAGGGAACTAAAGAGCCTGGATTTTTTGGAAAAATCTTAAGAGAAGCGGGATTATGGAGTCAGGCAATAAGAGATATTTATTCTCCGTATAAAGACGAAAATAAAGTAATTGGTGCCGCAAGTGCAAAAATGGAAGCTCCTACTTCTCCTGTAATAACACCAGACAAACTGGATGAGATTGTTTCTGGTGCGAAAAAAGAAATGGAGAAAATGGCTGCTCCTGCTCCATTACCTTTTGGTCCTCCAACAATTCCTGGATTAGAAATTTCCTTGAAAGAAATGACCACAGAATTACGAAATTTTGTTCAAAATATGCAAACACAATCAACGAATACACCTTCTCCAAAAGTTCCAAGAAATGTGCATGATGCTGGGGATGTGTTATTGCAACGATATGCTGAAGGTAATTTAACATTAGGTGAATAACAATGCCAGATTTTACAGCAGAACGAACTAATCAAAAGAAATTTGCTCTACAGGAATATGGATATGTTCCTGATGGAAATGCTCTGCCTTTAGAATATCTTGTTCGTGTTACTTCAATTCGAAATCAGGCAACCGTTGTTTGTCCCCTACAAGAAGATTTAATGTTAAGTGTAGATTCTAGTTGGGTACCACTTGTTCCTGTTTCGCTTTTATCCAATGTTAACACCTTAGTGCAAGCTGGAACATTCGGACGAAAATCGGTTGTTACTCGAGCGACAAGCCGTCGCATTTGGACTGGGACATCTCCGATGTCCATTTCACTTAGAATGCGGTTTGAAGCTGTACAAGATACATTTAAAGAGGTTTTAGAGCCTTGCAGAATATTGATGTCAATGGCTTTACCTTCTGGCCCAAAAGAAACACAAGGTACTTCATCATCAAAATTTGATAGTGTTCAAGATCTTGCAGGAGCATTAGATATTGTCCCATTCTTATCTCCTCCTGGTCCAACTCCATTCTCATTAGAGGGAATTTTAAATCTTAAAGGAAGTCGTTTAGAAAAGATAGGGAGTTATCTAGAGGAAGCTAAAGGTGGAGATCTAATAATGATTGAAGTGGGGAGGTATGTTTCCTTCTTCAATGTGATTATTCGAAGTGTTTCGTGTATAACACCAGTTAAGTTTGATAATCTTGGGAATCCAATTAGTGCCTCTTTGAATATGGTGTTTGAAACCTACGAAATGATGACGGTTGAAGCATTAGCCGAAGTGTTTAATAAAACAACATTATCCCAATATGAGACAGGTTTAAACAATGAACCGAACGAATTTTTACCATGAAGTCACTGTTAATGGTACAAAGGAATTGGATTTCCTTTGGAATTCATTGTCGGATTTTAAGATGGACTATGAGCCTACATACTACAGGGTTTCAGCAACCGATGTTATGAGGCCTGATCTTATTAGTTTTAAGGTGTATGGTGTTGTGGATTTTTGGTGGGTTATTTGCCTTGTAAATAATATTAGTAATCCGTTGGTGGATATTGAATTGGGGCAAGTATTAAAAATCCCAAACAAAATTGATATTTATAATTTCCAGAGATCACGGAGAGTAAGAAGAAGTCGATAATGCAAGTAGTTGGCAACTATACATTAAATGTGGAAATTGGAGATAATCCAGTTCCAATTAATCCTCAGATGATTGAGGAATTGACGATTTCTCAGGATATTGATAGATTCTTACCAACATTTTCAATGACCTTGTTGGATGCCACCAAAACATTATCTGATATTGTTCCGTATGATAGTACTTCTAATAACGTAAAAATTGAAATTGCTCGACAAACAATAGATTCCACTAACTTAAATTTATTTCAATTTTCCGTTAAGCGTCGATCAGCTGTTTCGCCAGATGACAAATATCGAATACAGGGTACTTTAAATATTCCACAACTTTTGACGAATCGAAAAACTCGAGCATTTTCCGGCAGTATTAAGAATACATTGATTGATATTGCAGATCAAGATTTGACAATAAAAGATACGGAGATTGGTGCATCGGTTGATTATGCAAAGAACCTTCTACAACCAAATTGGACAGATGCTAAGTTTTTTCAATATTTAAGATCCAATTTAATTGGCAAGGGATCTGAAACAGGGTATTTCTGTTTTGTAAAAGTTGTTCGTGGAATCCCAGTATTTGTGTTCAAAAGTTATCATGAGTTAATGCAGAATCCTATTTCGTATAACTTTATTGTCGGATATAAACCATATTTGGATTATCTCCCAATCAGTCAATATGAGATTTTTGATGATTCAAAATTGTTAGCTGATATGGGAGCCGAAACACAACAATTTTACTATTTTGACTACGAAACAGGCACACCTGTATATTCCGAAGTATCTGTAGATGATTGTCCTTCACTTTCAGAATTTGTATTGCTAGAGTCAAGTGGTGGAACAACAGGAGTATTATTTGATCAAACAGGAAGAAGCAATCAATTTACATCTGATTTTGAAGGTCGAGTAAAAAACAATTATTTCCAACGTGTTAACAACTTTGTACATATGTGGGCATCCACTTGGGGATTGGAGAATATATCACCGGGTGATATTGTACGTGTTGTATTTAGTGAAGGTCTGGTCCGAGGACAGTTATTTTTGTACCAACATTCAGGATTATGGCTGGTTAAGCGTGTTGTGCATTTAATTGGGGATAGCTTCCAGACACGTTTATTATTAACCAGATGTGGTATTGATACGGATATTTCAACTTCCTTAATTGAAGCCGAAAATAGGATTGTAAAGTGACTGATTTAGATAGAGAATCACTATATCATCGAGGCATGTATAGGGGTGCAGTTCTGGACAATGCAGATCCCGACAAGTTAGGGCGTGTTAAAGTTCGAGTTTTTGGAGTTTTTACTGAAGATATTCCGACAGCCGCAATTCCTTGGGCTGTTCCGGCAATGCCTTTGTTTGCTGGTGCTGGTGCAGGATATGGTTGTTTTGCAGTTCCAGAGGTTGGATCACATGTGTTCGTCTTTTTCGAAGCTGGAGATATTTATCAGCCTGTTTATTTTGCGGAAGCTCCTGATGGTGTGCACGGCCTTCCAACTGAACGAACCGCAAATTATCCTGATAGAAAAGTATTCAAGACTGCAAATGGGATCGTAATTTATATTGATGATTCGGCAAAAACATTAAAATTGACTCTTCCTTCTGGTGGAACAATAACTGTTGGATCTTCTGGGGATGTGACAATTTCTGCGAATGCTAATGTTGGTGGAAATGTAGAAGCTGATGGTACAATTGAATCCGGAGACGGTTACATTATTAATGGAACACCAGGAGTGGATGGCACTTTTACATCGAAAGATGACAAAAGTATAACCGTTGAAAAAGGAATTATAACACAGATTATGTAATGGATTTTAAATGGCTGTAACAATTGAAACAATTTGGAGTGATATTGATCCGGGATTTGTTGAGGATTCACAAGGCCGATTGAAATTGGTCGAGAATCTTGCTGCTGTATATAGTTCTATAGATAACATACTTAGAACTAATCGGGGTGAAAGATGCATGCTGCCATCCTTCGGGGCTAATCTCCATGGTTTTGTATTTGAATCAATGAATTCCACATTGATTAAATTTCTTTCTCGAGAAGTTAAACAAATGATCGAGGTTTGGGAACCAAGAGTAACAGTGTCCGATGTGGAGATGATTCCTGACCCGGATAAAGGAGAAATATCTCTTACAGTACTTTTTGTTATTCGTGGATTTGGAGATGTCTTCCGATATCAAACTAGCTTAAAAGGATAATCAATGGCAAACGAATTGAATTATGTTGATTTCGACTTTGATTCTATAGTAACACAGCTTCAAGATCATCTTCGAAACACTGCTGCTTGGAAAGATGTTTATCGTTCTTCCACGGGACAAACATTGATTGAATTGCTGGGCTACGTTTTGAACCTAGCAATGTTCTATGCAGAACGTCGTGCAGAAGAGTCATATCTGTCTACAGCACAATTAAGATCTAGTATCGTGAATTTAGTATCGTTGTTAAATTACCAACCAAAACGAAAGACATCATCCTCAGGTAGCTTGACATTTTCTATTGATGAAGCGTTAACTAAAATCGTCTATATCCCAAAATATACAGAATGTCAATCTGTAGATGGAATTAAATTTATAACGAATGCTCCTGCAGCGATTCAAAAAGGGCAAACCTCTGTGTCAGTTGCTGCCATTCAAGGTGAAATTATACAGACTGAAATTTCCCCTGATGGATCACCTGATCAAAAATATACTATTAATAGTCAAAATGTGGAAAATTCGATTGATACCACCAACCCAACATTACGGGTATTGATTGATGGTGAATTGTGGACACCAGTTTCCTCATTTTTAGGCTATGACTCATCTTCGAAAGTTTATCGAATCTTAAATAATATGGAGGGAACAGTTTCGGTATTGTTTGGGGATGATTCGGCTGGAATGGCTCCTGAATCTGGAACAACCCTTGTAATTCAATATGTTGAATCTGCAGGATTAAGTGGGAATGTAACTTCAACCGACAGAATCACCACAATTAATGATTCCATTTATGATGAAGATGGAAGTGTTGTAACTGTTTCCGTTACAAATTCTGGAACATTCCTGGGTGGGGATGATGAAGAATCTATTGAAGAAATTCGGAAAGAAGCTCCATTAGTTTTTAAGACTGGAGATCGAGCGGTCACCAAAGAAGATTTTGTTGCAATAATAAGTAATTTTTCAGGTGTTGCAGATGTCAATGTTTGGGGTGAAAATGAAGAAGCTGAATTAGCTGGTACATCAGCTGTACAAAGCATGTTAAATAAGGTTAAGATCTGTTTAATTTTGCAAGAGTGGATTCTTCCCGACGATGATTTCAAAACAACAGTAGCAGCGGATGTGTATGACAAATCAATGTTGACTGTAAAATATGAATTTGTTGATCCTGTCATTCTTAACATCATTCCGCTACTTATTGTGAAAGTTAATCAGGGATATTCACTTTCTCAAACACAAGCGGATATTGAAGAAGAATTAGCTGCTCAATTCTTGTTAGGTGATACAGCCAAATTAGGGACAATTGTTAAGTATTCATCGATTTTAGCAGCATTGCACGATTTAGACAGTGTTGCCTACGTAAATATGATTTTAGAAATATATCATGAGCTTTCTTCAACATATTCTTCGACATACGATTGGGGTGAGGAATTAGATGCTCTTCCAATACGACCAGAATCGACACGTTTATTTATTGATGATACCTACGTAACTACTGATGTTGATAATGGAGATGGGACGGGAACTTTTTCTTCAGCCGGAAGTTACACAATTTCAGGAACAATTGATTATGAAACTGGGGAAATCTTGTTAGATATTAGTCCAGCAGCTAGCACAGTTTACGTTCGATATCAACAGCAACCTTCAGATGATTACGAACAAAATCGGAATATTGAACCCGCTTTACGACAAATTGGAAAATTGTACACAACAGATATTCAATCAATTACAGTTGTCTCTTAAGGAAATAGAGAATGTTTAATTTAGACACACGTTGGACAGTTCGACATTTTCGTCAAGGAAATTTGATTTGGGAAATTGTTGACAAGAAAAACGGTCTTGTATTAGAAGGAGCTAAATGTTTCTTGGAAACAATATTCCGAGATCGAGCTTCGAACTATTTTGGGGACACTGACTTTTTCATTGGAATGTACAATGGAACCGTTTCCACATCGACAGTGTTAGCAACTGTTCCTGGTGAACCTTCAGGAAATGGATATAGTCGACAGCGAATTGAACGTTCTGTTGTCGGTTGGCCTACATTAGAAATCAATGAAGGTAATTGGAGAATTGTTTCTAAAGAAGTCACATTATCTGCATCGGGAGGCAATATTGGTCCAGTACAAGGAGCCTTTCTGGGAACATCTGAAGACAACACCGGAACACTTATTAGTTATCTTGCTTTTGGGGTGGAACGAACTATTTTGTCCGGTGACACTATCACTATGCAAATCAAAGACAAAATGACGTAAAATAACGGATTTTGGAGATTAACAACTAATGAGTGTTCTTGCCTGGACAGAAACTCGTCCCGCTGGTGATTTTAGTTGGAATTGGTACTACCCATCATGTAGTAGTGATGGTGTGTACCGTTTGGCTCCAATTAACGGGAATAGATTGTATTTATCTTCCAACTCCGGTAGTAGTTGGTCTGAGACTCGTCCTGCCGGTGATGTTTCCTTAAATTGGTATCGGACTGCTGTTAGTGGAAACGGTCAGTACATGCTTGCTGGGGTTGATAATGGAAGACTCTATCTTTCTATTAACTATGGAGCTAATTGGTCGGAAATTCAACCGGATGGAAATGTAAACCGTTATTGGAGAACTACTGCAATAAGCAGTACTGGTCAGTATATGTTGGTGGCCCAGGCACGTAGTGGAGTTGTAACCGGAAAAGTTTGGGTTTCTACCAATTATGGTGCAAACTGGACGGATGTTACTCCGGGTGGTAACATGTATTATTATGACGGAGATATCAGTTCCGATGGTAGTAAGTGTATAGTTAGTTCCGGATCCTCTTCCGGTAGGGTATACAAATCCAGTAACTACGGTGCACTTGGGTCCTGGTCGGAAACTCAACCAGCGGGTGCCGTAACCAAGTATTGGTGGTTGAGTAAAATCAGTGGGGATGGAAATGTCCTGATGGCGGGAAATGCCGAAAGGGTGTTTATATCCACCAACTTTGGGTCCAACTGGACAGAGACTCGTCCAGAGGGTGATGTTGACATGAAATGGGCGGTCGGGGATCTGAATTACGATGGATCTATGATTTTTCTAGCCAATGAACCAGCGACTTTAGGTAGACTTTGGAGTTCGGAGAATTCAGGTTCTTCCTGGGTAGATGCGCAACCTGCCGGAGATGTAGATAGTCAGTATGGTGGTGTGTGTGTTGATAACACCAATAATGCCTTGGTTGGTATCTATGGTGGCAGGTTATATAATGGAATGTTTCCACTTCCTGGAAAGCCTATAAATCCAGATCCATCTGATACAGAGGTTGGTGTAGATTTCTCAGATTACACAGTTAGTTGGGAAACTGGTGGGCTGACTGACACCTATGATATTTATGTTGGTGAAGCACCAGGATCATTAGTCCTTGCCTCATCTGCTCAGGCCGGAACATCATTAGAAATTCCGGAAGCCTACAGGCTTGATAGAACAGTTGATACTTGGTATTGGAGAGTTGATGCAACAAATGTCTATGGAACTACAACAGGAGATGTTTGGAGTTTCTCTCCTTACTGGGCACCAGAAATTACTTCTCAATCGGCAAGCCATGGTGTGATATTAAATAGTTATGTCACATTGTCTGTTACAGCAAATGGCATACCAGCACCAACCTATCAATGGAAATTGAATGGTGCGATTATTGATGGAGCAACATCAAGTTCCTATTCGTTTTATGCTACAACATTAGGATCGCATACATACACGTGCGTTGTTACGAATAGTGAAGGGTCAGATACAACAGATCCAATTATTATAACTGTTGTTGAAGCAGCCTTTACTTACAATCTTTTTAATATGCAATTGGATATTGACCGGAGCTAATACATGGCTTGGTATCTTGATCAAGGTTTCCATTTAGATTATGAAAACAGGGAATTCATCTCTGCTTCAAATACATTTGATTCAGAACTTTCCTATAACCATGCTCCTTTTACCGATATTGAAGATGTGATTTCAAATACCTGGGAAATTGATGTTACTCATGCTATTCCCTTGGATTTGACACGTCTGTTGCCTGCAAAATTTTTAGATGCTGACACATTTGATATTCTCCATACATATTTACGTGAAGCTGGACTACAATTTGGAACTTTCCTCACTTCTGTGGAAGACATAGTCAAATTGTTAGGTCCATATACAGTTGCATCTGTTGAGAACATGAGAAATTTGGGGGCATTAATTGGGGTTGTTTTTCCTCCAGAAGATGAATCAACCCCTGAAGAAATTCGTAAAACATTAATACAAGCAATTGATTGGTACAAGCTTAAAGGTACTTATAAGTCCATAAATATCATTGCTTTGATTTCTGGGTATAATGTTAATATATATGATATGTATACAGCGGATTATTCCACATTCTTGTTAACCGATTGGTTTGTCGGTGATGAGAATGAAAATCCTCCTGGATTGGACAACACATACTATAAAAGTCCACATTTTGGAGTTGAAGTAATTTTAAATAAAGTCTATACTGAAGGCTCTTTAGAATATCTGTGGTATGATAATTATTTTGATAACATGATAAAATTAGTTAATGAGACACGTCCGGTGCATACTGTGCCACATTTTCTAATTTTGCTTAATCCTAAGACTGATGAATTTGGAAATGTAATTGAAGTTGATGGTGAGATCAAAACCAAAATCACTGCGAATTGGGAATATTCTGTCAAGTATTTTGATGCAACAGGTAGTGGTCAAGCTTGGAATTTTGATGATAGTTCGATGCAATTTGATGCATCAGCATTAACATTTATACAAACGATAACAAAATGGGTGTTGGGAACAGGTGATCCAGATATTGATGGTTCTAATCCTGATATTCAAACCCCAGCTTTAACCGGAACAATCGATGTTGAAGATATTATTGAAACCGAAGATTATTATCAATGGGAATTTATTGTTCCAAAGACAACTGAACAAGCGGATATAACTGAATTAGGATTATATAATGCTGGTGATGAATTAATTATTGTTAGTTCATTCCCTAGGATAAATAAAACCACAACAGAAGAATTAAGAGTGATCGTTCAAGTTTACAAAAGTGATCTTAGTGTTTAAAAGGATTTAAAATGCCCGAACAAGGAAATGCAAACCAAAGCTTGCGATATGGATCTGTGGGAAACTCAACTGAAATCAATCGCCGACAGGTAAATATTGAACCCACAGGAATTTATCAAGGTGGGTATTTGTCTGTTGTGGATAGTTCACATGCTTCGATTTCCCCATTAGTTTGTTCAATTGCTAGTGGAAGAAATCAAATCCGGGTAGAGACGACAACAGCTGTTAATCTGCTGGTTGGATCTTCTATTCCATATATTGTGCTCCGATGGACATATACTGGAGCAGTAACAGATTATATGGAATTGTTGGCAGTTGGAGCAGGTTCCATTTTGGAGGAAGATTTGATTGTTGGGAAATGTTCCTTCTCAGGGGGTGCAACACTAATTGGATTTGATTATGAGGATACGGATTATCCTAGAAGTCATCCAAATGTGCAAGCATTGAATTTGAAAGTCCTGCCTCCGATCGAAACAGATTTACGAGTTTGGGTTAATCCCGGTAAAGTTCAGGTAGGAAGTCAGACATATAATATTCCTTTACAGCAGACGGATTATTTCACTCTTCCGGCATCTAACAGCAAAGTGTATTTGGTTTATGTTGATACTTCGGATGGTACAATTAAAATTGACACTTCTGGAACTGCAGCAGCTTCTCCAGTTGCTCCCGCATACAATGGAAAATTAGTTTTGGCTGAAGTGACATTAGCTTCGACAGCAACGACGATTGAGGCAGAAAATATTAAAGACAAACGAATGTTTGTTTCTGCTCGCCCAATGGAAGTGGATGATACAACTATAGAATTAAGTTCAGCTGGGCTATTAAAAACCATTGATCCAAAATATCTTGTAATGTATAGTACAACAGAGCAATGTAGTGCACAAAGTTCGTGGACAAAATTGTCGTTAACTCAGGCAAAAGCTTCTGGGATTTCACAAACAAGTAGTGTTGTTACATTGACGGCTGGATACATGTATCAAGTTTCATTCTCGGCAATTTTTCGATATATCAGTGATTCGTATCCAATGTATTGTGGGTTAAGGATTCGTGTACTAACGGGAGATCTATCTTGGGAATTAAAAGATGATGACAACAACGTTTCGAGAAAATTACATGATGATGGGGCAGTAACAGACCTCATAAATTTGACCTTATCTGGATCTGTGTGTATTGTTCCAGCCTCAAATTCCACATTACAATTAGAAGCATTAACAAGCAATGGATCATCTCGCCGAAGCAAAGTTGTACATTGTTCATTAAACATTAGCAGACAATAAAGGATATAGCAATGGGTGCAACGAATCATGGAACACAATCAATTAATTTTTCGTATTTCCTTGAAGCTACTGGAGCGAATTTTGGCAAACAAATGTTGAATATTCTGCCTCCTGGAATATATAATGGGGGGTATTTAACAAAAGTTTCCAATTCGGAGGTAACGCTGAGTACGTTTGATGCGGCAATTAGTGATGGGTCAAACCAAATTTCGGTGCATACTGCTGCAGCAGCAACATTAAATTCTTCCACTTTAAATTCGGGAGCTATTTCCTCTGCTACTCCATATTTAGTGTTACGCTGGGCATATGAAGCACTTGTCACTAATTATGTTGATATTCATGCGATAGCATCATTATCAGCTAAGCAACAAAATGATGTGGTCATCGGAAAATGTGTTTTCGTTGGATCCACATTAAGCAGTTTCGATTATTCGGAGCGAACATTTCCGGGAATGTTAAGCCGATGTTTGTCTGTTGAAGCAACACCAGACACGGAGCTCTATGTTCGAGTTCGAGGAGGTATTGTTAATACAGGAACAGCTAAAGTTGTGGTGGGTGATCAAAAAGTTGGTCCTTTTACTGCTCCTAGTTCCCCCAATTCTCGGATAGACCTTGTGTATGTAGATGCAGATGGTGATATTCAAATTCAACAGGGCACGGCAGCTGTTTCTCCGTCAGCTCCCTCATACGCGAATAAGCTAGTGCTTGCGGAAGTTAGATTGGTAAATGGTGATACAAATATAACTTGGGATCGCATTACGGATGCAAGAGCCTTTTTAGCCTATCCTCAGCAATCCACCAATAATTTTATCGAATCAACTGGAACAAATGATGTTTCATATTCAACAGCAGCTTGGGCAACAATACCCAATATGACATTAAACATTACTACAACAGGTGGATTAGTACATATTGTTGGGAGTGTGAATATGTACTGGCCTGGTGGTGGATACTATAATGACTTTCGATTAAGAATAAATGGTTCTGTGCAGTTTACTAGGGAATTGGAAACAGGTGATGATCAAGGAATGATTGAATGGAATATTAATTTTTATGCAAATCTTTCTGCTGGAACACATACTATTGATCTCCAATGGTATAGATCTCAAGCAAATATTACACAATCTGGATCGATATATAAACGATATCTCCAAGCAGTTGAATTGAAATAATGGGAAATCTAATTAATCATTCCAAAGGTAGCAAGGTATCCCAAGTTAAATTGGTGCATAAAGAATGTTTGGCCCAACCAATTACCAAAATATTGAATTCAGGTTGTTGGCAAGATCAAAGTTGTTTTATTATTGGTGGTGGCCCAAGTCTTAGTGCTTTTGATTGGCGGTGGCTACAAGGATCTAAAGTAATTGGAATTAACAAATCGTTTTTAACCTATCCCGCAGAAATAAACTATGCGATGGATAATGTGTTTTTTGATTTAGTTAATTATGACCCAGGTGTGGACAAACCAAACCATGATATATATATTGCTTGGAAATCCTATCGAGGTATCAAGGTTTTTGTTCGCCACAAACAAGAGCGATTTGCCTCAGATGTTTACTATGTGAATGCTCTTCCACAAAAGGGATTTTCGTTTGATTTAAGCATGGGAATCTATCCAGGAGACAATTCTGGATTTGGAGCCATGATGCTTGCAGCCGCTTTGGGGAGTAAACGAATTGGATTATTAGGATTTGATTTTTACGTTGAGAAAAACAAAACCCATTTTCATGATGGATATAAAAATCAAAATCCCGAGAATTTAGCAAAGAAGTTAATTAAGTTTCGAAATACAATTGATGCGTTTGCTTCGGGTTTTGAAAATTTAGGAATCCAAGTTATAAACTTAAGTGAAAAAAGTTTGTTGCAAAACTACCCAAAATCTGATATTAAAACGTTTTTAAACAAATAGAGAAAGAGAAAATGCAAGACACCTGTTTTATAGTTGGTTCAGGGCCATCTCTATCCCCAGAATTTAACTATAAAATCTTCGATGACAAAGATTCTATTGCAATAAACCAATCGATTTTTCGATTACCTAAAGCAAAGTATTTCATAACGATTGATGGTACATGGCTACATAAAAGTCATGTTAGTTCCAAACGTCACGCCAACCGAACAAAATTTCAAAATCACCTTGCCGAAAAAATCTTTGTTGTAACATTCAGCGGAGATCGTCTACATATAATTGATGATCATCATATTGAAGATCGACAGCATAAATTGATATATGATTTAACCTTGTTTGATAAAATTGTATTTACCTATGCTTATGGAGGTATTGGAAGAAATTTTGAAGAGTTTCATTGTGGTAGCGAATCAGGTTATGCAGCTTTGCAATTAGCAGTTATTTTAGGATATAAGAATATATATTTGTTTGGGTTAGATTTTTGTACACGAGGAAAGGAAACCCATTCACATCATGATTATGTGCCTCGAGATCATAAAACGTATAATAAAAAGTTGGAGGAATTTTTAATTCCATATGAACAAGCTTTGAGCTATATTACAAAGGATTTGAAAATAAATGTCTTTAGTTGTAGTCACATTAGCAGATTAAATGACTATATCCAATACGTTGATTTCAGGAATATATAATGCGTTCGGTTTCGATAGTCATGACATATTATAATCGTCCTGCTCAGTTGTTAAACACGCTGAAATCAATAAAATATTATAATAATGTTAACACTTCCGATTTACAAATAATTGTTGTAGATGATGCAAGCGATTCTAATTTATCTGCAAAACAAGTGATTAAAGAAGCAAAAGTTCCTGGATTTTTGATTTATATCAAACCAGAAAACAAACATTGGGTCAATCCTGGCTCACCTTACAATATTGGATTCAAATCCGTTGTTAGTGATATTGTTATAATTCAGAATTCAGAATGTGCTCACATTGGTCCAGTTGTTGACATTGTTCGTGAACAAGTAACAGATAAAAATTATTTAACGTTTGCAGCATATGCTTCAACTAAAGAATGTTTTGAGAAAATGTGTATATCTGATATTAAAGATTGGTCAAAAATTTATGCTATGAATTCCAAAATGTGGTATCATCATCCTGAGCATAATTCGACTAATTATCACTTTACTTCAGCCTTAACCCAGTACAATTTAAATAGAATTGGTGGTTTTGATGAACGATTTGCAAATGGTTATTGTTTTGAGGACAATGCTTTTGTTAATGCTATCAAAAAATTGAAACTGCAAATTCAAACTCCTCCTGTTGAAAAAGCTTTTGTCGTACATCAATGGCATTCAAAAAATCCCGCTTTACGAGGAGGGTGTCCTTTGTGGGAGAAAAATCGTATACTGTACAATCAAATACTTCATGGTGAAATATCTTGGGATTGGAGAAAATAATATGTTGGGCTGGATATGGATGAAAATCAACACATTTCGAGCGATTTGGTTTTTGAATAGATATTGGGAAGAATTTGATGTTGATTTTAAACTAAAGTTTAATAGTGAAGTTCAGCGACTTTGGAAAAAGGAAAAATCATGAAGCAATTGAAAAGATACTGGGCTTGGTGGTGGATTCAAGTTCTTAAAGGGCATGTTCCCCTTTCAACATATATGATGTGTAAAAGGAGAAGATTAAATAATGGGTGAGAAATCAGACGGAACTAAAATTGAATCCATACGATGTCCCATTTGTCACGATGAACAATTTGTAATATGTGGTAATAGAATTGTAAATTGTGAGTGTCAACGTGGTGTAAATAAAGATCAAACTTTCCCGGCACATATACAAGATTTATGGTAGAGAAAGTGAAAATCAAATGGTGGGTAAAGTAGTATGAAAAATATACCAAAAGTAGCATTCTTATATTGGGGAGCACCAGTAGTGCCATATCTCCGATATATGTGCTTCAAGTCTTTCCTTCAATATAATCCTGATTGGAAAGTTGTTCTATATGTTCCAACACAATTAACAACTAAACAGACTTGGACCACATGGGAAAACAAAGAAGGGTTTGACGGGGTAAAAGACTATTCTGATCGTTTGGAATCGTTGGGTGTGAAAATTGCTCCGTTTGATATGGAGTCAATAGGATTTTCAAATGATCTTTCAGAAGTCATCAAATCTGATATTATCCGATTGTATTTGCTTTCAACTGTTGGTGGGCTTTGGAGTGATAGTGATATCCTGTTCTTTCGTCCATTAACCCATACGTTGAAGCAGACAAATCATCAAGCATATTTTTGTTGGCGACGTGGTGGTCCGACACAGTTTGGGTCCGATCCGAAATTCCACGCCATTGGATTTTTAGCAGGTGCTCCTGGGAATAAATACTATCGGATGTTATTTGATGGGGTTAAGCAAAATTTAGATACAACTCAATATCAATCAGCTGGATCAACATTCTATAAAACATTGTTGAATGATGCTCATTTTGATAAAGACCCTAATCTGTTTAATTTTGACAATAATATGGTTTATCCAACAAGAGCCGCAAACCATATTTGTGTAGAACCAGCTGGTCGATTTATGGCTGAGGTTGTTCGAAATCCGGTAGTTATTGGGATACATTGGTATGGGGGTGCTATATCGGCAGGGCAGTACCAAAGAGAAGTCACAGAAGAAAACTATCACAAATTTGACAATATTGTTAGTTGGTTAATCCACAGAGTTAACAACAATATTTCCGTTTAAGGATTTCTAATGTTCCAAGTCGGATGTAATTTTGATTGGGCAGAAACGCGATCTAAGAAGCTTGTCGTTTTTATGCCTAACTTTAATCATCCAGAATTAACAGAATTCTCGATCAATCAAATCAAAACTAAAATTGATCCGAAGGATTATCTTATTGTAATTGGGAATGATGGAATACCTTTTGATTGGCAGAAGTATCATGGTAAAAATGTTCGATACTTTAACATCATTCGGGATGATAAATCTCCGCGTAACGGGGCATTTGTTCGGAACTATTTTCTCAAGAGATGTGAGAGTGAATTAGTTTGCCAAAAGGATGGAGAAGTTGTAATTGAGGGTGATTTCATTTACAACACTATCCATTTTCGCAATGCGTGGAGAGCAGGAAAAATCTATGTTCTTAATGAAGAACAAACTCAACAAATGCAACAAGCTGGTCCTCAAAAGATCATTGAAACATGTGCTCCAACCAGATTGATTGAAATGCCTATTGTTCGTAATGTCTATGAACTTAAGGAAATTATTGTAGGGGCTGATGGTCGAGTAAATCCCACATCTTATTTTCACTATGCATTTGCTTGTAAAACCTCTCTATTTCCGTATATTGGAGGATATGACGAGGAATATACACATTATGGTTTTGAGGACAGCGACGTTTTTTGTCGATTGTATAACATTGGAGTTGATTTAGTGCCGGATTATTCATGCTGTGCAATACATCCTTGGCATCCACGAGCAGGGGATTGTACACCGGACAATTTAGTGAAGATGAGGCAATTGTTTATTCAGAAAAGTCCGGATGATTATTTCCGCAACAAGAATAAAAATTGGGGTGAAGGTAAATGAAATTTCCATGGCACAAATATGAAGAACTTCCTGTCTCAAGAAGGAACACATTGCAGATATTTATAACAAATCGCTGCAATTTGAAATGTCAAGGATGTTTTGCTCGCAAAGTAATGAAGGATCAAGTTGATATTTCAATGAAGGAGTACGAAAGAGCGATTTCTAAATTTGTATGTGAGGGTGGAGAACAAATAAATTTGTTAGGTGGTGAACCATTGCTTCATCCTGAATTATTAAAAATGCTAGCCCTTAATCGAAAATATCAGTTGAAAACGACTATTTACACTAATGGATATTTTCTTCACAATTTCAAATCATTTGAACTGGCCTTAACTAAAATTCGAATCTCATTTTATGGCCCCACAACAAACAAAGATTTAAGGTTTATAGAAAATTCCGATATTCGGTTTGATGCAAATTTTATGGTGTCTCGTGTGACAACAGTTGAAGATCTGTTACAAACTGCATTTGAAGCAGAGAAGTGTTTCAAATGTAAGGTCTTCTTTATTTCCAGCCTTCGAGAACTTGATAATCCGCGACAAGAATTTTTTGATGATACTGATTTAACAATGCCGGTGCTTCAATACAAAGAATTGGTTCATAAATTTCTTGCTCGATATGATGGAAACATGGAAATTCATGTTTCCAAACGAGGAGTGTTTGAGAGTACATTACCTGGTGTTGTTGACAACAAATGTCATTTTGCGAACTACATTATTGGTGGAAAAATCATTCAATGTCCATATGACCTGGTTAATGAGAAATACCAAAAGGATTATACATTTGGAACACGATATTGCCAACACAATTCAACTTGCTTAATGGCAAAAGTTGTTTACAAAAGGAAATCACATGAGCTTTAAAATGACAAATTCTTTGAGGTGGTTAAAGAAAATGGCAAAATTAGAAGATAATGGTTGTGTTTCTGCCCATCCCTCAAATTGTCCTAATTGTGAACATCTTAAGCGTATGGCTGCTGAAGCAGTTTGGGCAACAGCTGCTCAAATTGTTATGAGAAGTGAAATTGATCCAGAAGTTGCTGGGCAGATTGCTGAAAATATGCTTAAGCGTTTTGGGTTCCCACTGCTGGATGATTAAGGAATTTTGAAATGTCTGAAGATTGGCAACGACTTATAGATACTTACCCTCAAGTTGCATTTAACGTTAAATCTTTTGTTGCAGGAAAAATGAATTCACCTGCAAATGGATTTAAGGTTTTAGTGCAAGCGGAACCATATGTTGGAATGCCAGAGAATTGGGACCTTAATTTAATTCGTGAATATCAAACAATCATTACGTGGAATCCGAAATTCTATCAGCAATATAAGCATGTTTTGAATTTGAAATTAGTCAACGGATGTTTAGGATGTAATCCACCAGAAAGGTTATCGGAGCTTGTTCCCTATGAAAATAAGATTCATGGGGTATGTATACTAAACAATTTGTATGGAACAGGACGTGTTGGGGACATCTACTGGCTGAGAAATGAGTTCATCCAGAATGTTAGTGGGTCTCTAAAAAGACATGTCTACTGTACGAGGAAGTGGGGAGGAGATTGTTATCAAGGTGCAGTATTAGCTCCATATCACCATAGTCATGAAAAGCATCTTAAGAAAATTTCAGAATATAAATTCTGTGCCTGTTTCGAAAGTTCATATCATTCATTTTGGTCAGCAGGTTTTATAACGGAGAGGATTCTTAATTGTTTTCGAGCAGGCACAGTACCTGTTTATATTGGATGCTATGATATTGAAAAGTATGTACCTAAAGAATTGTTTATTGATTTTCGGGAGTTTTGGCCCTCCATTAATCAGCCAAGACAGTATTCTGCAGTAACAAAATTGTTAGACACCTTTCCCTCAGAAAAGTATACTAAGATGGTGAAAGGTGCATATGATTGGGTAAAGGATTGCCGGATCGGAAGTATTGTTGATTTAGAAAATACTATTGGAAAGGCAATCAAAAATGAAGCTTAATGATCTGAAGTTTGATATTGGTGATTGGGTTATTGTTCGGGCTGTACATGAACGAACTCTAGACAAGGCACAAATTGATTGGGAACCAGAATTCTTCAAGGCTCCTAGAATAGGACGCATTGTTGGGTTGTGTCGAAGAAGTAGTGGTGTTCGAATTGGTGGCGGGGTATCCTATGATTGGGATGGATCACCAGACTATGAACCAAATTATTTGAAAGTTACAAAATCTCATATTTTCTATCAAGTTAAATTTGGCTGGTTTAATATACCTGTTTTAGTTGCAGAAGAAGACATGAATTTATGTTCATTGGATGAAATATCGGAATTTCCGTTGTTATTTACACAACAATATGAATGGAATCCGAGTGATAAAGATCGTCTTCGAGAAGATATGAAGGATTGGCCTCGAGATTCAAAAGGTCATTGGATTAAAGAATCTTGTAAATAAGGATATGTTTATGGAACTATGGAAGCCAGAACCAACAGAAATCTTTAAAAAAGCATTTATCCAAGCACACCAGAATTTAGATTTTGGTTTGTGTTTGGAATTTGGGGTAGGGCAGGGCCACAGTTTTTGTTGGCAAGCTAAACATATGATGGATTGGGCAATTAATTCTCATTTGATTGGATTTGACAGCTTTGAAGGATTACCTGCGGAAACTCCAGGAGTCTGGGCTCCTGAACGCCATGGCAAAGGATGTTTTTGGTATCCAAGGGATGTTTTGAAGCAACATTTAGAAATTTGTGGAATTCCTTTGGAAGATCCAAGATTTGAAATTATCGAAGGACTTTTTGAGCATTCTTTAACCAGAGATTTGCAACATAAATTGATGCAAGAAAAATTGATTTTTGTGAATATTGATGTTGACATACATCTTTCAACAATTCAAGCTTTGGATTTTGTTAAGCCAATGATGCGACCGGGATTAGTAATTTATTTTGATGACTACCGGGATCCCAGAGATGAAACTAATCCAGCAGGAGCAAAAGAATGGGGGGAAAATTTAGCTTGGAGACAATGGTCAGCAAAGAATAATATCAATGCTGTGCTTGGTGAGACTAACGAATTAAACCAGCGTTATTATGTTGTTGCTGAATAGGAAATAATAGTGAGAAAAGCAATCCAATTTGTTAAAAAAAATCTTTGGAGACAAACCCCTATTTGGAGCCGAAATTGGGGTTGAAAAAGGAGAACATTCGCTTCAGATTTTACAAAGTTTAAATGTAAAATTGCTTCATTGTATTGATCCCTGGATTGAATTTAAACAATGTGGTAAAGATTATTGGGGCAGTGGATTAGGAGAAAATCTCTATCAAACAACATGTAAAAATTTAGAACACTTTCAAAACGTTAAGATTATTCGGAAACTATCTTTAGAAGCAGTAAAAATGTTTCAAGATAATTCGTTAGATTTTGTTTATATTGACGCAAATCATCAATATGAATCAGTTAAAGCCGATATCTTAGCTTGGTATCCTAAAGTGAAAGTTGGTGGCGTTTTAAGTGGTCATGATTATTGTGATATTTGGGTTGGAGTCAAACAAGCTGTTAATGAATTTTCACAAGGGTTTAATTTTAAATTTGAGCATGCTCCTTCAATTGATACTGCTATTGATGACTGGTACGGGTTGAAAGGTTAATATTGTGTCTTGTCGTCCAGATACAGTTAGATGTCGACACACTTCGACATGTTGCCACCAAAATATTCTTGTTATTTTAAATATCCTAGAAGATCTTTTTCAGGAGCATGGGTTACGACATTGGATTGCATTTGGAACTAGATTAGGAGCTTTACGAACGGGACATTTTATCCCTTGGGATGAAGATGCTGATATGGGAATTTTGGAAGACGATTTTCCAAAATTAATTGATCTGATTCCTGAGATTGTTGCGAAGGGATTGTATATTCGTAACCCGGTATTTGTTGATCGTGATCACAGCCATTGGAAGCGAATTACATCCGGTTTTGATGTTGCTGAACGATTAATAATTCCGTTAAGTTTAACAGTTTACTTGTCCAAGATAAATAGTTTGCATGTAGATATTTTTGCGTTTGGGCATGATGATGAAAAGGTTTGGTGTTGGGAAGCTTCAGATTGTTGCCAACCCTTGCAAAATGTTTTGAATTTAAGTACAATTGTTTTTGAAGGAAGAGAATTTCCTTGTCCTTCTAATCCAGAAGAGTCCATACGAGCACATTATGGAGAGGATTGGAAAACACCTAAAGTAAGAAATTGGATGGGAAAGCGTATAAATGATCCACAACTTTTGAATGAAATGCAACGATTGGAATGGTATGGATCATAAACACGATTTGCATAATATCATAATTGAAAAGAAATTTGGTTTTTGTGATATTAATCCGTCACAGGATTTGATATTTGAAGAGCGGGTAAAGTTGTTGTGTTTCTACTGTGCAAAATATGGGAAGAAACGAACTTGTCCTCCTCTTATTCCAAATTTAGATTGGAAACAGCTTGTAAGTGAATATGAAAATGGAATGTTTGTTTATCATAAAACTCCATTTAAATATGAAATTACAAAAGAAAGTCGACGAAAATCTTCTATGTTACTATTTAATCTTCTTAAAGAACTGGAAGATAATTTACATGATTCAGGATATCCTTTAGCTGTGTGTTTTGGTGGGGGCAGTTGTAAGATTTGTGAAAATACAAAAACCGGAAGCACCATCCCTTGTCAACATCCGACAATTAGTCGAATTCCTGTGGAAGCAATGGGTGTTAATTTAGTGGATACATTGCTCAAATTTGATATACAACTCCCATTTCCTCCAGAATCAGAATATTACCGTGTGGGGTTGTTATTATGGTAAATTCTAAAGTTGCTGTTGTGTTTGGGTCTACTGGGGGTATAGGTAGTCAGATTGTTGCTCATTTTCGAGAACTGAATTATAATTTGGGTTTATTTTCAAGAAGCCAAAAAGATTATAGTGATAACTTTACTTTAGCTAAATCTGGGGACGCAACTTATTATCAGGAAGTTGAAAATTTCTTTGTTGATCTGCAAATGAAATTTAAAAGAGTTGATGTTGTTGTAATTGCAATTGGATCTACTACACCCATTAAGGGTGATTCATATGCCATAAATGTGCTAAGTTTAGATCATATATTAGGAGTTACTGGGTTACTCTTTCCTGAGGCGAGAGTTTTTGTAATTGGCTCACAGCGAAGTCAAATTCCAAACCATGAAAACATGACGTATTGCATAAATAAAGCTGCTGTTGATATGCTTATTTTAACCATGCGTCAACAATTTCCAACATTAAAGATCACTCTTATTCGTCCAGGTTTTGTAGATTCACCAATTTATGGAAAAGATTCTAAAATTCCATACAAAAATGGAGAACGATATCCTGTTACAACTCCAGGTGATATTGCTACCTTGATTCTTAGTTGTTTACAATTATCTGAAGGAGCAGTTATAACAGAAGTTAATATTGGTGAATTATTGAGGGAACGAAAGGATTTGGAATGGAGGCCGAGAGTGTAGTATATACAGCAGGAACGTGGGATCTGTTTCATATAGGACATTTGAATATAATTCGTCGAGCAAGGATGTTTGGTACAAAATTAATTGTAGGTGTTTCAACGGATGAGTTAGTATATTCCTATAAACACCACATGCCAATCATGCCATATCGAGAAAGATATGAGATTATCAGAGAATTAAAATGTGTGGATCAAGTTGTTCAACAATCAGAACTGTTGCCTGTTGCACAATTGTTCGTGTTAAATGCAGATATTTTAGTTTTGGGAGATGATTGGAAGGATTCCGATTTGGAAGGCATTGCTTGGATGAAGTATAATAAACGTATGATATTCCTTCCAAGAACAGAAGGTGTTTCAACCTCAGAATTAAAACAGAAAATAAGAGGAAAACAATGTTAAATGTGTTGACTGTTAGTGGTATACGTCCTGATTTTGTAAGAATGTCTTCGGTTTTCAAGAAATTAGATGCTTCTGAAAAGATCAATCATATACTTGTGCATACCGGACAGCACTTTAATCAGATGCTTTCGGATGTTTTCTTTCAAGAATTAAATATTCGTCAACCTGATTTCAATTTAGGTTGTGGTAAAAAAGGACAACCTGCCTACATAACATCTTCAAAAGTCACGATTGCTTTGTTAGATTTAATTTACGCTCAGAACTTGCAACCTGATTTAATTGTATTCCTTGGCGACAGTAATTCAGTAACCTGTGCAGTTGAGTTGAAGAAAGCAGGATTTCGAATTGCACATATAGAAGCAGGTATGCGATCATATGATCGTCGAATGTTGGAAGAAACTAATCGAATTGTGTGTGATCATTGTTCTGATTTACATTTTGTATATCATCCTGATTATATGTTGAATTTGCTTGAGGAAGCCATTCCTGATAAGGGAATTCATATCGTTGGGAATACAATTGTTGAAGTTTGCTCACCATTAACTCCCCCTATTTTTGCCACTAAGAAATCAGGTGATTTTATCTTGATGGATATACACCGTCCAGAGAATTTCCACAGTCGAGAAAGACTGCAGAAGATTTTAGAATATGCGAATTACTGCTCATTTGAGTTTTCGGTTCCAGTTAAATTCGTGAAGTTTGGGCGAACAGTTCAGGCAATTCAAGATTTTGACCTTTCGTTAGGGGAACGGATCCAAGCTGTTAATTTGATGTCCTACAAAGAATTTCTTTCAGCACAATACAACAGCTTGTTTATGATCTCGGATTCTGGAACAGCCCAAGAAGAGCCAGCATTGTTAAATACACCTGTTATTGTTCCTAGAGAATTTACAGAACGTCCTCAGTCCATGGACGCCGATTGTTCATATTTATTGAAAGATTTGGATTCTCCTTGGAGTGAATCATTATCCTGGTTGGATGACATTATTGGTGGGGTGCGACAAATTGATTCAAGTTGGTTGGGGGATGGTTCAACTGCCACTAAAATTGTTGAAATAATTGAAAATCTGGAGAAATAATCATGGAAACAAAATCATTCCGACATAGTCCTGGATCTGGACGCCATCCATATTCAAGAGATTGGGATATGCCAGAGATTAAATGTGAAAATCGAAATTGTTCTTTTAATTATCGAAATTGTTGTGTAATGCCTTCCGTGATTAAAATTGGATCTGATGGTAAATGCAAAGGTTTTTTGGAGAAATAAATGGACAATTTTGAGGATATTGAATTCCTAAGCCAACCACTATTAACCGATGAAGGTTTTGTTAATCCTGCTTGTATGAATGAGTTAGCAGCAGTAATTAATAACATGCCTCCCACGTATGAACGATTGGCGAATGAACCTGAATGGTCAACTAAAGAAATTACTTCTTTAACTGATATTCTAGGAGCATTGGCAAAATATGCTGTTATACAATCCCCATATGCTTGTCCTGAAGACTTAGCAGTTGTTATAAGATATGCAGATGCTTGTCTTCACAAAGATATTTCTTGGAAGGATTATGGTGACTGTTGGTTTGCTTCATTATCGTTGTGTGATATCAATAAAGCGTTATTCCACATTCTTATGGATTTTGAACCATTTAGGAAATGGAATGAACCAAGATTTAATTGGCGAAAAGATCCTAATCTAAAAGAATGTCCACAAAATCCTGACTATGATTTCATTGACCTGCATGCTTTGCTTCATAATGTTTGTCTTGATATTCGTACAGAACGGCGTGAATGGAAGAAATTTAATGATGAATTTGATGCTAAGTATGGAAATCTGAAAGAGGATTAATATGAGTTTTGCTTGCTTAGTTATTACAACTAATCTTCCACATCGTTTAGAGAGAACATTAAATCTTCTGCAATCAATTGAAGAACAAGACGACCAAACATTTGATAACAAGGTTCTTTCAATTGATTTACAACCAGGCATTGATGGCTGTGAACATGCCTTGGAGGATTGGGCTCACGACTTTGGCTGGCAAGTGACGTCAGGCATTTGCAGTGGAAATAGAACCATGCTCAACAACATTCTCCGGGGACTCCAGTTAATTAATGAGGAATATCTTTTCTACTGCGAAGATCATGTACTTATTAATAGAATTCCCTCTAAATATATGCTGAAAGCTATATTTGATGGATATAATATTGGGTGGATAAATTACAACACTCATGTATTTCAAGAAAATCTTCTTAATGTTCCCGGATTTGTTGAGAGACCTAATAAAGAAAAGTATCTTGAATTTGTTAACCTGTACCACAATTGGATTAAGGTTAATGATGATGAATTCTTGATTAAAGGTCCTGAAATCGCAGACGAGTATTACCTATGTTTCCCTGCTGCAATTACAAAAACTGTGACCTTTCAAAAGTTAATTTCCTATGGTATGAAAAATTACAAAGACATTGGAATTGAAGTTGGTTTTACTAAAGCTTGGAAGGATCTGGGATATTTTGACACCTCATCAGAAGCTCAAAATGTTGCTATTTATGTGCAACCGAAGACTATCCGAGAACTTCCATTTGCAGGATTCGCAGATTTGCATCGTAGAGCGTGCATGCGATTTCGGAATAATGATCCTCGAATGTTACATGCTTCAGTTGTGGCACATCAAACGTTACCAAGTCAAGATAATTTGAAGAGGAGTTTTTTCTAATGGCAATACATAGATGGTCTGGATGGCCTGGAGCATTTTGTTTAAAGTGCGGAGCAGAAGATCCATATGAATATGCTTTAGCCATGAATTATTATGATCCTCTTACTGATTCTTGGGATACTGAAGAGCACATGGTTGCCTGTTTTCAGGCTTTAAATTGTCCTGTGGAAGATAAAAATGAAATCACATAGTCTTATTAAAGCAGCAATTAAACGCTTCAAAGAGGAATAATATGAGTACTTCTTTTCAACATTTCGTTGTTTTGGGCAAAAAATTTGAATTTGACAAAGAAAAATTTACAGAAGAGTGGTATGAAAAACATGAATACTATATGGACCATCGTAAAGTGAAGCCAGGAGATTTTTGCATTATTTTTGATGGAATGAATAGTCGTTATGTTGTGATTGGTGAGGTAATTTCTGTTGCAAATTCATATGAAGGTTTGCCAATAACTGAGTTAGAAATGCCCAATGATTTTATAAAAGCTTTAAAAGCATTAAAAATGTCAGAAATGATGAATGAGCAAATATCCGGAAACGAATTAAAATATATAGTTTTTACGCATTGGTTTTAATCATGAAATCGCATATTCTTATTCAAGCAGCAATCAAACTCTTCAAATGTGATGAAGCTCGTATTGTAGAATTTGAGCACACATCTGAAAAGTTCTTGATTCTTGGTTGGTATAAAACAAGTGAAAATGAATGGTTTAATCAAGACAATGAACCTCAAACATTTGAATATCTTGAAGAGAAAACTGTTGCTCGAGGCAAAACACTAGACGAACTTTGGCAGGATGCATTGTACTATCACAAAGTTATGGATATGTCTATAAAAGATTTTTTTTAAAAAAGAAATGTTTAAATTTAAGGGTTGAGGAGAAAGGATTATGGATGAAAGTGTTCTAGTTTTGGGAGGTTGTGGGTACATCGGTGGATATCTTACGGACCAATTACAATATTTAGCCTATAGGCCAACTGTTTATGATAATCTTGCTTATGAAACACGATTCATGAAAAAAGTTCCCTTCATTTATGGGGATATTCGAGATCGGCCAAAACTTTCTAAACTTCTTCCTCACTTTAAAAATGTAGTGCTTTTAGCAGCGATTGTGGGAGATGGAGCGTGTGCTGCTGATCCTTTCTTAACACAATCAATTAATTGCGATGCAGTAAAATGGATTGTAGATAATTTTAAAGGCAAGTTAATTTACATGTCGACATGCAGTGTTTACGGTGTTAACAATGACTTAATTGACGAAACATCAACACCAAATCCTCTTTCAGTTTATGCATCTACTAAGCTTGAAGCGGAACAATACATTTTGAAAAATCGTCCGGATGCTCTGGTCTTCCGTTTAGGGACGCTATATGGTCTTGGAGATGCCCATTCACGCATCCGATTAGATTTGGTCGTGAACATTCTAACTAAGCGTGCAGTGTGTGGAGAGAAGCTGACTGTATTTGGTGGTGATCAATGGCGTCCTTTGTTGCATGTGCGAGATGTTGCTAGAGCGATTATACATGGATTGGAATACAGCATTTCAGGGTTGTACAACTTAAGTAGTCAAAATGCTCGAATTTGGGAAATTGCTCATGCCATCCAAGATCTTATTCCTGGGTGTGTCGTTGAAAAAGTTGACATGAGTTATGAAGATCAACGTAACTATCGAGTATCTACTGCAAAATGGGATGCTTTGGGATGGCAACCAGCCTGGATGTTAAAAGAAGGAATTCAACAAATAGCATTAGTGATCCAAGAAGCACGCATTAAAAACCCTGCGGATCCCATATATAGTAATCAAGCAGCGATCGAACAGCTTTACAAACGTTGGATTTAGTTAGGAATTTACTTATGGAAACAATTCAAGGTGGTCTTTCAGTTGACGATCGTGGTTCATTGATGTTCTATAATGATTTTAATTTTGTAGAACGAAATATCAAGCGAACATATCTTGTGAGAAATCATGGTAAGTTCTTTGTTCGAGCTTGGCATGGGCATCAACAGGAGACAAAATATGTGACGGTGCTTGCTGGCACAGCACTAATTCGTACAGTTTCAATTCAGGATGTGAATGTTTTGCAACGGGACGTTGATTTGTTAGAAGAACAAGTTGATGATGACCGTATGGACGAGGAAGATGCCTTATCTGCTTTTAATGATAGGTTTGCAAAATTAAACATCACTAAAACCATTTTAACATATGAGCATCCAATGATTTTGAAAATTCCAGCAGGAAATTTTAATGGCTTCATGAATATAACGGATGGAACCATTTTACAGTTCTTTTCAGATAAAACATTGGAAGAAAGTACTGGTGATGACATTCGTATGGATTGGGATTATTTAGGTGCAGATTTGTGGAGCATTGAATACCGATGAGTGGTTTGATAACACTTGTTGGATTAGATATTGTTATAATAGTTGCTGCTGCAATTGTGGCGTGTATTTTGTGTGATATTTATGATCCTACGAACAGGAGAAAGAAATGAATGAAGTGATTATATTGGGTGCATCCGGGATGTTGGGCAATGCGGTTACCAAACAATTTATTACTGCTGGATATAAGCCGATTTTAACTTCCCGTAGAAGTTCATATGATTTAACATGTGCCAAATTTCCTTTACGTCCCATATATTCGTTTGAATTAGATGCTGAAACTCCACCAAACTGGAGATTGATTAAAGAAGGCTACTATGTAATTAATTGTATTGGAGTCATTAAGCCTTTTGTTGAGAAAGTTGGTCCTGCCAACACAATTTATATTAATTCTGTATTTCCACATCTGCTGGCAAATCATTGTGAAAAGGTTGGTGCAAAGCTTATTCATATTACAACTGATTGTGTGTTTTCAGGTGAGTTTGGACCTTATGATGAATATGATAAACATGATGCAACGGATTTATATGGTCAATCTAAATCTTTGGGTGAGCCAAAAAATGCAATGGTCATCCGTACCTCAATTATTGGTGAGGAAATTCATAAAGATGCTTCATTGATTGCTTGGGTTAAATCTCAAAGGGGAAATACAGTTCGAGGATTTTCTGACCACATTTGGAATGGTATTACAACCAAACAATATGGCAAGATTTGTGTTCAAATCATTGAAAATGATTTGTGGGAACCGTCTTTAACACATGTATTTTCGCCTCAACAAGTAACAAAATATGAACTTTTGCAAATGTTGAATGGTAAATTTAATTTGAATCTAACTATTGATAAAGTTCAATCAGGATCATATACAAACAGAGCTTTAAAGTCGGTTAGTGATATTTGTAATCAATTACATATTCCTTCTTTGCCACAACAAATTCAGGAGATGTGAGAAATGGATTTCATTGTTGTTGCTTACTATAGTAAGAACACAGTCTATGAACAAGAAGTCAAGCGATTAATCACTTCTTTGCGAAAATTTGAAATACCATATCACATAACACCAGTTAATGCTTTCAACAGTTGGTATGAGGGTGTGCAATATAAACCTCGTTTCTTGAAAGATATGTTGCAGCAATTCAATCCACATTCAATTGTTTATGTTGACGCCGATGCGGAATTTTTACAGTATCCAAATTTATTTCATATATTGGATGCACGTCCGGAAGTCAATGTAGCTGCACATATCCTAGATCATGCAAAACGAGGACACCCTAATCGCAAAGAAGAATTATTGTCAGGCACTTTGTATTTCAAAAACAATAATACAGTGTACACAATCATCGATGAGTGGATTAAAATGTGTACAAATGCTGGACAATTGTGGGATCAAGTAGCATTGTGGTCAATCCTTCGAAAATACCCATTTCATGTTCTACCGGATGAATACTGCACAATTTTTGATTACATGTCTGATGTGGAAAATCCAGTCATTCGACACTATCAGGCTTCTCGTGCTGCACGAAATTCGGTTGTTAATAAAGGACCACTTCCAACGTATGAAACAACTCCGGGAGAACCACAGCCTATACCTCTTAGTAGACCAAGAAAGATTATGAAAGGTGGTATTGTTCGATATCACAGAAAATGGAGATAGAGAATGTTACATTGGAATGATAAGTGGAATGAGCGTTGGTTACAATTATGTGATTTAATTGCAAGTTGGAGCCATGATGCTTCAACAAAATTGGGGGCAGTAATTGTAGATGATCGTAATGTTGTATTAGCAATTGGTTGGAATGGATTTCCAAGAGGCAACAATGACACGATTGCATCTCGCAATGAACGTCCTGCTAAATATTCGTGGACTGAACATGCAGAACGTAATGCGATCTACAATGCTGCTTCGAAAGGGATTTCACTGTTAAATGCAACAATGTATACACAATCACTTCCCTGTCCAGATTGTGCGAGAGCAATTATTCAATCTGGTATTTCAACGGTTATTGTTAAGAACAAAGTTTTAAATGATCGTTGGGCAGAAGTTCAAGCAATTTCAGACGAGATGTTTAAAGAGGCCGGAACTCATGTTGTGGTTTTAGGAAATTTGAAATATGGAGAATATTGTCCCTGACCCCAATGCAATTTCAGATTATATCCACGCTACAAAATACGCTAAGTATCTTCCTGAAAAACAAAGACGCGAAACATTTCCAGAGACTGTTTCACGTGTTAAGCAGATGCATTTGAATACATACCCTGAATTAGCATTAGCTATTGAAACAGCTTTCAAGTTGGTTTACAGTAAGAAAGTTTTGCCTTCAATGCGATCACTGCAATTTGCAGGTGATCCAATTCTTAAGCATAATGCTCGTATGTACAATTGTTCCTTTACATTGATTGATCGTCCACGAGTATTTGCTGAGATTATGTATCTATTGCTTTGTGGTTGTGGTGTTGGGTACAGTGTACAAAAGCAACATGTTGCTCAACTTCCTAAATTCAAAAAGGTAGATACGACTCTTGTGTGTCATCACACAATTAACGACAGTATTCAAGGTTGGTCTCAAGCTGTCGATTCGCTAATCCAAGGGCACATTCATGGTTACTATGTCGAATTCAACTATAGCAATATTCGGCCAGCAGGATCGGATCTCAGCAGTCAATGTAAAGCTCCAGGACACTGGAGTTTGAAAGTCTCGTTGGAAAATGTTCGTGATATATTATCAAAAGTTAATAATCGGAAGTTGAAACCAATCGAGTGTCATGATATCATTTGTCATCTGTCAACATCGGTGTTAGCGGGTGGAATTCGCAGAAGTTCTCTCATGTCAATTTTTAGTTTTGATGATGAAGAAATGCTAACTGCAAAAGAAAAGGAGAATTTTGAATTTGGGGGTAAGAATTCCCAGAGAGCATTAGCAAACAACAGTGCAGCATTAACCAAAGAAAATACACAAGAAGATTTTTCCAAGATCATTGATATCAACAGAAAGAATTTTGGTGATCCCGGATTTGTATTCCTCCACGACTTAGATTATGGAACCAACCCCTGTGGTGAAATTGTTCTTTATCCTAAGGACAAAGATGGGAATACAGGATTTGCATTTTGTAATTTAGTGGAAATTAATGCTGCAGCGTGTCAAGATCAAGACGAATTTTTATTAGCTTGTAAAGAAGCTGCAGTAATTGCAACGTTACAAGCTAGATATAAATCATTTCCATATTTAGGAGAAGTCTCCGAGAGAATTGCAACTGAAAATCCTTTAATTGGTGTTAGTATTTCCGGAATGATGGACAGTCCATGGATTTTTGATGCTGAGTTGCTTCGCGAAGGAGCACAACAAGTCAAATTATCAAATAAAATTATAGCAAAAGCTAGTGGAATCAATCCCTCAATTCGTTGTACATGTATTAAGCCTTCCGGTACAAGCAGCTTAGAGTTAGGGTGTATTGGTTCAGGAATACACCCACATCATTCTAGGAAGTATTTCCGTCGAATAACAACTAATCTCTTAGAAGAAGCAGCTTCTTATTTTGAAGAAGTTAATCCTCACATGTTAGAGCACAAATCGAATTTTGAAGCTTGTATTGTTTTTCCGGTACAAACGGATGGAATAACTAAAGATGATTTAACACTGAAAGATTTCTTAGACAAGATATTTTTAGTATACAAGAATTGGGTTCAAGAAGGATCAGACAAGAACGTTAGTCACAACATTAGTTGCACTGTTACAGTTAAACCGGAAGAATGGAATTGGATAACAGAATATGTTTGGTCCAACAGAGATTTGATTGGAGGTATGTCGTTTTTTCCTGACCAAGCTGATGACCGCATCCCATTTTGTCCTCGGCAAGCTGTAAAAACAGAAGATGATTTACACAAATTCAATGATCTCATTAGGAAATATAGGCCTGTTAATTATGCTCAGATGGTTGAAAAGGAAGGGAAAAATATATATGATATAGCATGTGATAATGAGGCTTGCAGTTTGAGTATGGATAGTGTAACTGTGGAAATTGCTGGTAAAGGATGTCGAGTTTTCGAAGGATCGTATACTAACAAGGATAAATACTTTGAAATTGATGGTTTAGCATTTACTTTACTAAGGCGACACCAAGGATTTTACATCGCTAAACGTGTCGAACTTCGAGAAAGAGAGGAGCACAATGAGACCTAGAATCTACATCTCTCATCCTATGCGAGGCAACTGCAAATCAACCGATCCTCAGGAATTTCGGGCACATGAAAATGCAAATATCGCACAAGCAATTGAAAATGTAAAATGGTTGCGATATAATTTTCCCCAAGTTGATTGGTATTGTCCAGGTGAGGTTAATGAGCCTATTCAAGTCGCACAAGATTTAGGATTTTTAACTGTAGAACAGGTTTTAGAAATTGATTATTACATTATCAAGGATAATTGTCATGCAACACTGTTCCACAGATGGGAAGATTCGGAGGGTATGGATGGCGAACAACAAGCAAATTATGAAGGTCATAATTTAGGCTGTACAATCAACGACACAAAATTTATTTGGCATTGTGATTACAACGTGATTAGGAAGTTTGTTGAAGAAGTTGCATCAAAATATAGCAATTCGGAGGCTACTGAAAATGCGAAAATCGAAAATTAAGGCTGGGTGTAAAACATCAACATCTAAGAATGTTGCCACATCAAAGTTCAATCCAGCTGACCCAATGGTTCGTTCAGATGCATTGAAGATCATCCAAAAGTCCAAGAAAAATGGCATCACATTAGAAATATTAGCTTCAAAACTTCACACCACACTTAAGAATGCAAAAGAAGTCCTTTCACAACTTTCCTTCTATGATGGTTTTAATATTGTTCCTCAAGGAGACGTGTATTTTCTATCTGATGTGACTCCACCCATTGATGCATTAAATATTAAAATTGCAAAAGGTAAAGAGATAAAGATTGGTGTGCTGTCAGATACACACATTTGTAGTTATCATGAAAGATTAGATGTCCTTGAAGCAGCATATGATTTATATGCGAAAGAAGGTATCACACAGGTATTCCATGCAGGAAACATTATTGATGGGGAATTTAAATTTAATCGCTATGAGTTGCATGCACATGGGGTTCACGATCAATGTGCTTATTTAGCAGATCACTACCCACAAAGAGACGGAATGACAACATATTACATTACGGGTGATTGTCATGAAGGTTGGTGGCAAAAGGATATTGGACTTAATATTGGTTGGTATATGCAACGTTGGTGTGAGGATTCTGGTCGCAATGATTTAGTTCATATTGGGCATTTGGAACAAGATGTCCTGTTTGAACAACCGCATGGTACATTTCGCCTCCGCATCATACATCCTGGTGGAGGAACTCCATATGCCATTAGCTATCCAAGCCAGAAGATGGTCGAGAGCTTCCAAGGTGGAGACAAGCCTCATGCCTTGATTATGGGACACTTCCACAAGTTTGATATGTCATATCCCCGAGAAGTGTTGACCATCATGCCTGGATGTGTGCAGGATCAAACAAGCTTCATGCGGAAGAAGAAACTCTCGGCTCACGTAGGATTTTGCGTTGTTACATTAGGAGCGAGAGTTGATGGGACATTAGGACAAGCGAATTGCACATTTTATCCATTTTATGATCGCAGTTATCACCAGAAATTAAATGGATATGTTATTGGGGAATGAGTGTCAATGGATTGAATTTGCGTTAAAAGGATTTACACAAATCTCTTTCTCCTCTCGGGATGAGTGGCTCGTTGCTACTCATCCCACTTTCATTACCAAACACCCGCAATCAACCACCACTTAGGACTCTCAATAATTTCGATTCCAAATCGTTCACAAATGTCGATTAATGAGATATCCAATTTAAAATGATTTGTGTCAAAAGATTCTGGGTAATTTTCGGATGCATCGATGAGCGTATCCTTCAAAAAGATAATATTGGTCCATTCCTTATCCCCACAAAAATACATCTCAAGAGGACATTCGCCTTCGCCACCAGCAGCTTCCCACCATACTTGATCAGGAACATCAATCCAAGGAAATTCGTTATAATCTCCTGGAAATCGAATTCCATAACAAATCACACCATGTGCATTCAGACTCATTTTGGATCTCCAATTGTATAGTCGGTCCAGAAATGCCGATCTCTTATTCTTACAGTAATCTGTCCACCATAATTTGCTACTAGATACTTTGCAATCTTTTGGGCAGCATCTTCATAGGTTGCTCGAGAAATAGTTCTAGCATAGTTGTCCACTTCTCGGAAAGGGATTGTTTGGCTTCCCACAGCCCAAACACGAATTATAGGATAACACATAATCCTTCCAAGCGGACAATACAACCCTTGGGATGGCCAATATGTGCGATAATACATGCGATTCATTTCACCATCTCCAAAGATCCAACTTAAAAAACCCAAAACCAATTGACAAACCTTCTAAGTATTGATCCCACACAATTCCGATGAGAAAACATGGATATGTTAGATCAACATTAAGAAAGTTTGACGATATAAGTGGTCGTATTGTCATTTTATTTCTCATCTACAGTAAAGATTTCGTAACTAATCCAATCATATTCCGCGATTTTAGCACTGTGTTGCTGTTCCCACAGTGTGGCCTTCAGGCTGTTGCTAGCAACATGCAGAATTTCGAATCCTTCATGTTTGTCATGTCCTTTTATAATGCAAACTTCCATTTGATTTCTCCTTATCCAATTACCCAGTAAGCATTGAAACGACTTTCACAATCACGCATCTTCTTACCACAGCATCCACAACGTTCCCATCCAAATCGGATCCCCATGAGATGCTTAAAAAGGTAACACACAACAATGATGTTCCAGATCGTTGTCATTTTATTTCTCCAAAATGAATCTTTCGTTAACTCGATATCACATCTGCGAAAGAATTTCTTTCCAACTTTGTAAATCCGATTTTCCCGTGATTTGACGTAAAACAGATGAATATGCAGCCATTCGTCCTGTTCGAATCATTTCATCGTCCATCGTACCTATTTTCTGGTTCCTAAACCATTCCCATTGACTAAGACAAAATAAGCCAATCCCCTTGAGTGAGCAAGCATATTCAGGAGTAGGGTTCATTTGATTTCTCCATCAAAATTAATTGGCGTAAGCATCAATGAAAATATTGTTGTTGCCCTGTGTCAAGTGGAATCGTTCAGATTCAAGAGTCGCTGAGATACCATTAACACTGCCATCATATTCCAATCTGATGGCAACTTCCTGATCTTGATCCTTGATCATGCTTAGTTCGTTGATTAGTTCTCGAATAGTCATTTTGATTTCTCCAAACGGTTTCTCTTATACTTAAATTATAACCTATGATCAGCGAAACCAAAATGGAAAGTTATAAAATTATTCCATCTCAATTTCTTGTAATGCCAGATGTCGGGCAAATGCATAATGAAGCAACGCTGCAAAATTACTGTATCCGGCCATATGTAATATGTTACTTGCCTCCATTAATTTCGACTCGTTGCATTTTGTTAAGATGGTGGTAATGGAATCCTCACATTCTTTGATTGTTTGAATAATTTCTTGATTCTGGTCCATTTTACTACTCCTTAAAGTTGAAACCAACTAAGTGCACACAATACAAAGAAGGCTAAATAATGTATTCCACCAACAACCAACAGGCCTCCTAAAGCCAATGTTTCGATTGCTCCAGCTATCCACAATGGAAGAAACACAAGAAATGCGACACAACTAACGACCTTACTTTGCTTCCATAGCAGGACATAGAACAAACTAAGGAATAGAAAGCACACAGTTCCTGCAATCATGATTATTGTCCTTCAGAAGATATTTTACACTTATGTCCAAGAAATATTACATATTGCTGGTCATCGGAGAGACGATATTTCCGAGTATCATTGCCAGCAAATGGCATATTTCGGTGGACTTCCTGTCTAATAGGATCAATGCAAACAATATCTCCTTTACCAAAGTGCCAATTGATACGTTCAATAGTTTCATACAAGGGATCATTCATAATATGCCTCTGCCATGAATCCAAGATCTTCATCAATTTTCTGTAATTCTTTGAGATCATATTCACTAAATGTTTCAACGTCCTGAAGAATGGAAAGACTTGACAAAATATTCTGAATATAATCTTGTCCGGTCAGCATATTTTGTATCCTTAAAGTTCTGGATCCATGGGATATTGCTCTGGATCATACTTTTCAATCCAAGCACTTTCATATATGTGAAGATAACTCTTGTTGCGAAAGACTTCAAATGCTTCGCGGCCAGGATTCTTCAGTTTTGATGCTTCAAGATAAGCTTCTGCCTTTTCCTTTGAAGAAAACAAAGCTACAATTTCTTCCAACTCAGGTGCTTCATAGTATTGAGAACGATATCCAATTAATGCCCACATGATTTATTCTCCACAAATTTAGCAATAATTTCATCAGCAGCTTCCATTGCTAATCGAGCAACGGTTATAGGCAGATCAATTCCTGTAACACCTTTACGCTGTGCAATAAGTATCAGTAAAAAAGTTCTGATTTGCTGAAGATGATCAAATTCTGCCTTTGCTAAACTGCTAATGATGTGTGTTACTTCATCATGAGTTATCATATTTAATTCTCCAACTGTCGAAGTGCTTCACACATGAACTCAAAGCTTTCTAGGACATCCGTCGACCAATCATCACCGTACTCAGCCTTGAGGTCTTGGTAGAACTTGCTGTTCTTGTTGACCACATCAGCATGCACTTTGATCTCTTGGCGTTCATAGGGATAGTAGGCTCTGTAACAATCGACTCGGATCTTGTAAACGGTGCCATCAATCTTGACTTTCTTGCCATCGTGTTCCAGCCAGTTTTGATACATCTCTGCAAGTGCCATTTTTAACTCCTGAAAAGGTTTCTCTTATACTTAAAGTATAAGCGATATTTGGAGAAAACCAAATGAAAACTTATAAAATTTTCTCCAGATCTTTCTTCAGGTTAAGAGCTCGACTATAACGTTCATCGACTGAATGCACAATACAATGAAACAGCTTAAAGAGATCATCAGTTGAAATCTCGGAATAGTTTACAGAGAGGAGTGAGCCTGTGTACGCTTCGATTGTGTCAATCAACAAATCACGATAATCATATTCTAAATTCGATCGGTTTGTTGCCATTTCAATCTCCACACAAGAAAGGTTTCTCTTATACTTAAAGTATAACTTATAATCAGAGAAACCAAAATGGAAAATTATAAAAAGTTGGGGACTACAACAAGTAGTCCCCTATACCACAACGTCACGACCCATTGATTTTTAAGCAACAGCCTCCATGATCTTGGGCTCTGCCCGGAGCAGATTGTATGCCTTCTGCTTCAGATCCTGACCACTGCCATAGATAGCCGACAGCATGCGACGCTCATCGGTGTTATCATCCTCCTTGTTGCGAATCGAAATGAAATGGTCAGCATACTCAGTGACAGCATTGAAAGCTGCCCACTTGGTGCCGGCAACAGCCTTGTTACCCTTGCCAGTGTAGAACAGTTCCACAATCTTGTTGCGGATGTTCTTGGTGCGAGTCGAAGGAGTGCCATCAGCCGGAAGAAGATCTTCAGCCAGCTTGGTCATCTGGGCATGACCAAACTCAGCATCCAACATTCGGTTGAACTCTTCCTCCATCCGGCTGTAGTAGATATCCGTCAGCTGGAGAACATTGCGAGCTTCCTCAACCTTGGTGCGGTAATTCTGAGTGTGGCGAATCTTGATGTTGTTGGTGGTTCTCTCGTTAAGAGCCATCCCCAAAGTGTTGGCACAAACAACACGAGTCGGAGTCCAGCGAGCCTCCAGAGCCAGCGATCCATCATGGGAACTCGTGAGCAGCAGATACTTCTCGATGATGTCATCCCCAATCTTGACATCGTTGGGGAACTTAACCGTCATGAAGATCTGACTGCCACCACGGAGAGCACCAGCAGTATGATACACAGCCTGACCAGAACCAATGACATCATCCAGAAAATCGAAGCATTCCTTATTCTGAATAATGTGATAGCGATCACCCACAGTGCCCAGCACCTTCTTGTCGTCGCTGCGAACGATTGCCTGGATTCCCGGGACCATCTTACCAATCACCGGAATGCCATCAACATCGGCATCTCCTGCAGTGTACAGAGGCTTGGAAATGCAGTTCCAATCCAAACCGGCCAACTTAATAGCAGCAGCTGCGGTGACCTCAGTTTCGACATGCTGACCCAACTTGTGCCAGGGAGTCTCACCAGCGTACATCATGCTTGCTACACCATTGCGAATCTCGATCTCATGTGCCATGTTTTGTTTCTCCTCTAAAGTTTTGTTTGATTTTACATTGCCTATACCTTAAGTATACGCTATATCTGCAAAAAGCCAAATAGAAAAATTATAAAATTTTTTAATTTTGGTTTTCCCAGAAAAAGTTTATAATTTAAGTATGAGTATGATTGGGACAATTCAAGTTGAAAGGATAAAATGATGGGAAAGAAAGAGCTTCCTGAAGAACTCATTGGATTTGAAAAAGTGGTTGAAGCAATTGAAACTTTAGCCGAAGCTCAAATTGCTTACAATCAAGCATATAATGATTATGAAGGATATTCTTGGGGATGGGCCGGAAGCAGAGAAATTGATGCTCTGGAAAAGGCAAAGAAAGATTTAGAAGATTTGTTTCAAAAGTGTGTAAGACAAACGGTTGAAAGAGTATTGAAAGAAAAATCTCTTGGAGAGGATTGATTAATGTCTAGAATTATCACTCAAGAAATCGTTGACTTCATTTGTCCGGAGCATGGCCGAACTTCTTGTTCTGATTCTGATCTGGGAAATTCGTATGGAGGTTGGTCTGGTCGTTTTGATGAGCAGACTGGTAATAAAGAGGTTTATTATCCCCGATGTAATCGCTGTTATTTGATGGATCATATTGGGGAGGACATGGATTTGCTTGAGTTTGATTTTGATTACATTATTCTTCGCTGGATGGGAGATGAAAGAAATGTCAGCCAAGAATCCTGAATGGTATGAACTTCCGGCAGATCGTTGGCAGGAGATGTCAACCGTCAGAGAAAATCGAAGGAGTTGGAGAGATTCACAGCGTCAAAAATTGTATGATGCGGAGTCAAGGTTTAAAAGGCTTTTCTTTTGGGAAGTTGATAGGGGTTGGAAGCCAGAATACGAACAGATTAAATTCAAATCAATTCAGGAAGTTGAACAGTATGTGACACAACTATGGAATTCCGCTTGGTTACAAAAACGATTTAGGATCCGAAAGACATATGCTCCACCAATCAATGAAATCTCGGATTCTTCCCGAAGTGCTTATGTCCGATTTGCGACAATATATTTACCTCCTTGGGGATTTAACAAGATTATTGTCTTACATGAATTAGCTCATGTTCTGCATCCATCTGGGTATGGAACAGGACATGGTCGATTCTATGCTCGAACTTTTCTTGAATTGATTGGACACGAATTTGGCTCCGAAGCACGAAAGCTGCTTAAAGAATGCTACAAAAAGCTAGGAGTTAAATCAAATCCCAAACCTCAATATTCTCTGGAAGCATTAGAGAAAATGCGAAAACATGGTCAACGAATGGCGTCGATCTTGGAAAAGAAACGGGAAAATAATTGATAAATTTCATTTGGTTTTCCTCATTTATAATTTATACTATGAGTATGAGAACGATAACGAATGCAATCCAGGATTTTTGGCATCCGAAGATGTTGTTTTATCTTGTTTTAACAACTATTTCGATTTGGTAGAAAGGAATCTCTATGGAAAATCCACAGGCTGAATACAAGAAGCAAACAACTGGGATGGGATCATATCATTATTTCAAATGTCCGGAATGTGGACATTATAATGTTCCATTTTTCCCAACTCCGAAAATTGGTTCTGATTCACAATGCCATCATTGTCGAAAGTTCATTAAACTAATTGAACCTCAGGAATGAAAAAGAAAACAGTGTACATTAAATTAGCAAATTCAAGCGATCAAATTATGATCGATGACGAAGACTATCTTCTTGTTTGTCAATATTCTTGGCGATTAAAGAAATCGGCTCATAAAGAATATGTTTGTGCATCACGAACCATAAATCGAAAACATACAACTGTTCGATTACATCGTTTGATTATGAACGCTGCTCCGGGGATGGATGTGCATCATATCAATCGAAATGTTTTGGACAACCGGAAGGAAAATCTCGAAGAACTTCCTATGGAACAACATCGTGGTCACCCAACTGAGTATATTGATCCGTTTCCTGGTGATGAACATGCACCATTTTGAAAGGACAGAATTATGATTGATGAGACTATGAAGTGTCTCCGATGTGGGAAAAATTCTGGAAAGTCAAAATATTCTGGGAAGCATCCACTGTGTTTTCGTTGTGAACTTGAGCTTGGATTTATTGGTGTTAATTTGGATCAATATGTTCAAGTCAAGTCTGCTGAACTGCTTGAAGTTGGAAAGAGACTCTTGGGTTAGGAAAAGTTAATGTTTAGTGAAATTTATGATCTTGATCCGAAATCAATGCAACATGCAATTTTAGTTGCATATCGGGGATCCATTTCGCATGGTACTTATCGCCCAAATACAGATCCTAATTCTGTAGACGATATTGATGTGGTTGGTTTAGTTGTGCCTCCGGATCAGTATTATTATGGTCTTAAAGAATTTGGTTCTCGAGGTACCAAAGAGATAAAGAGAAATGAATGGGATGTTGTATTGTATGAGATTCGAAAAGCACTTCGAATGCTTGGCAAAGGCAATCCTAACATCTTTTCTTTATTGTGGTTAAGAACTCAAGATTATATCAAAACTTCTGAAGCAGGAGAATTACTGTTAGAAAATCGAGATTTGTTTTCTTCTAAGATAATTTTTCATAGTTTTGTTGGCTATGCTCATGGTCAGATTCATCGTATGACACATAGCCCATGTAAGGGTTATCTTGGAGCAAAACGCAAACAATTGGTGGAAAAGTTTGGGTGGGATTGTAAAAATGGGGCTCATGCAATTCGACTTTTGAGAATGGGAATTGAATTTCTACTAGAAGGTCAACTGCATGTTTTTCGTCCAGATGCTGAAGAATTAGTAGCTATTAAAAGAGGAGAATGGTCGTTAGAGAAAGTTTTAGAAGAGTCAAATCGATTGTTGACCTTAGCTCATGAAGCGTATGTAAAATCAACGTTACCAGCAACTGTTGATTGGGAAAAGATTGACGATCTTTCCATCGAAATCATTAAAACTTGGCGAAACGAATGTTCCAGATAACATATAGAGATAAGTATAAGCGAGGTTTTGATATTTCTCTCCGTAGAGTTGAAACGGAAGAGGAGATGGTGAAATTTATTGACGTGCAGTGCCAAGAATTGATTAATGGCAATCACACAATAATTGTTTGGGAGGACTAAATATGTTTAAGTGTGAATTTTGTGAAGAGATGGTTGATGAATTGTTTGATTGTATGAATTGTGGTGCCATGGTTTGTGCTGATTGTTTTAATCATTATGAAGAACTGTGTGTTGAATGTGCACCAGATGATTGGGAAGAAGATGAGGAGGATGATGAAGATTGGCTGAATACTACTGTTGAAGATTGGATGCAGGATGTTGATGAAGATTGGGATGAAGATGATTTCGATCCTTGTGATGATGAGATTCCTTGGTAGGCAAGAATGTTAAACATCTTTCAATACTATGCTCAATATGCATTGAAAACGGAGGAAGGGACAAAATCTCCTCCTAAGCCTCAGAAACCATTGCAGGATTTGTTTTCTCAATCCACATTTGGAAGACTGTTCATTGATGCACGAGATCATTTCCTGCAAGAGCATAGAGAAATCTTTCCGGAACTAAATGATGTTGAGTCATTAGAAGATGAATTCGCGAAGATGTTTAATGCCGGAATCTTTAAATTTGGTGCTGATATTGATACCAGAGTTTCATTAGTTGTGCGAATCCATCTGATGTTGTGGAATGGGTTTGAATACGTAAGCATCAATGAGGTTATGAACGAATTGTTTGATTTTGAGGAAAAGCAACAAGATTTATAATTTTCCATTTTGGTTTCTCTAATTATAAGTTATAATTTAAGTATAAGAGAAACCTTTTGAGGAGATCCAAAATGACAACTAAGCAAAAGCAATATTTTTGGGATTGGTTCAATTTTGACGACCCAGAACATTTTGCTGCCTATAAGTATTTTCGTAAGCACGGAATTTTTCCCACAGAATTTGGAAAGAAACTAAGTGCAATTGCTGATACTTTTGATAGTAGTGAACCTCAATGGTGGGGAATGCTTCAAGAGAGATATATTGTTTGGTTGGAAAAGAAAGTTGAGATTCTGCAAAACCGTATTAGAATGTATGATTGACGAGGAATTGCAGGAGTTGGGGCAGTAAAATGAGTAAAAGAAGAACTATAGATAAAACAGGTTTCTTTAGAGAATACAGAGCACTGTGTTTAAAATACAATATGCATATTGCTGAAATGGGGCCACTTGGTGAGCATCGAATGTTTATTCGAACTCAACAGGATGATTTAAGTCTTGATGGGTCAGGATTCCCAAGTGATGCTGGTTGGAAATGTTGGCTCGAGGATCATTTGGAAGAAGTAGCAGTTAGTTTGTGAAATCTTGGGGGTGTAGCTCAGTTGGTAGAGCAACGCACTTTTAATGCGTAGGTCCTGGGTTCAAGTCCCAGTGCCCCCATTATACAATATCAACATAAATTGCTCTTGTAGCCCAACGGCAGAGGCGTCTGGCTTAGAACCAGATTAGTGTAGGTTCGAATCCTACTAAGAGCATTTCATAGTTTGCCAGTGTAGCTCGTTAAGGAGGCGACCCAGACTGTAAATCTGGTTCCCGAAAGGGACCTAGTGGGTTCGATACCCTCAACTGGCATTGCCACAGTAGCTCAATTGGCAGAGCTCTGCTCTTGTAAAGCAGGGGTTGAAGGTTCGAATCCTTCCTGTGGCTTTTGTTAAAATTCAATATTACTATTTTTGAGGAGAAAGAACAATGTATATTACAAGAGATAAGCCTATTAATGAACCTGGTCGATATGATTGGATTTGCTTTTGGAAGCATGGAATTACATGTAAATTACGTCCAGATGGATTTTGGGTTGGAAATGACCGTATGCTGAGTTGTGCTATTGTTTTTAAGATAACTGATTTCAAAAAGCAATTTCCTAATTTCAAACTTCCTCGGAGAGGTTCAATTCAAAAGGTTAACAAGAGAAAATTCTATAGGGAATATGGTAAGAAGTAATAAGAATTCTTAACTTTAAATTTAGGAGAAAGAACAATGTATCGTAAAAGAAACACGTTGCTCATGTTGTTAGGTTTGCTAGTATTGTTCCCGTTTGTTCTTATGATTGCAGTGATTGGTATGGATCCAATTCTTGGCTTGGCTCCATTTGGACCAACAAAGACAATTACTTGTACTGTTCTTAACAAGCATGTTGATGTCAGCAAGAGTGGAAAAGAGACCCGCACAAATTACATGGTATCGACAGATCAAGGCACATTTGAAGTAGATAACAGTTTTTGGCTTTGGTTGTGGAATGCTGATGAAATCTACGGAAGGTTGGAAATTAATAAGGTTTATACGTTAACGGTGAAGGGGAACAAACGAGTTGGATTTTTGTTTCAATCCTACCCATTTATTATTAAGGTTGAGCCGGTTCAATGATTTCTTCCTTGGAGACAAACGATGTTTCACCCTGATTTGCCAAAACTTAGTTGGTGGCAGAGATTAGTTATTAAATGGAGATTCTTTTGGTTTCTACGTCGGGGATTTACGCTTCCTAAAATAGAAGCACCGTTGCCAAAGTTAACATTGAATGAATTGGCTAACGTTCAACCTATAGACCCCAAATTAGGTAAAATACTTCTGGGTGATAAGTAGAGGATGGTCAAACCAATGGGAGATGGTAGCGGTTTTGAAAACCGTCGAGCTCTAACACAGCCTTGCAGGTTCGACTCCTGCACCATCCGTTGAAAGGAGAAATGAATGATGACTAACACAACATATATTGTACGTGGTGTCTGTTTGCCAAGAAATAAGAAATTCTTAGATTGGGAAGAAGATCATTATAGTCCATGTATACCAAATACGGGGGATTTGGGTATTATCGAAGGTGATGAATATACTCCATATATTTTTGTAGGTTGTGTAATTCTTTCGGAAGATTATATTGAAAATCGAGAACTTCCATTGACATCGGAAAAATCAGAGCAAGAAATTCAAGAATACTTAATTTCTGTTGGATTAGAAGAGTACCTAACTGAAATTAAAACATACATATTTACCTATTGTGGTTAAATCATATATTACCTCACATCAAAACTCGTATTTCAAAAATTTTCTTAATTTTTCATTTGGCTTTTATAAATTATGGGGTATACTATAAGTATAGGGTGAAAATTAAAACTTCTGAAAAAGGGTCAAAAATGAATCAAATCCGAGTTAATCCTGGCATTTTTTACACTCGGCAGCGACTACTCCTCATGATGGGTGGAGCTATTTATTGGGAACGTGAGTATGGGCAGGGATGCTTTTGGACATTGGATCATGTCGAAAATGGTGTTTGGATATTGAATGCTCATTGATCCCGGAGAATTAACTTGAAGGTGCACTTTAAATAAGGAAAAACTAAAATGGAAGAATACAGCCAAGAAGATCGTTGGATTTTGACTCAAACTGTTGTGGATATGGTAGATGCAAACGAAATTTCGGAAGCCGAAGCTGAGAATCTTTTGGTTTCGCTTTGGGGTACTGTTGATAATTTTATTAAGAACACGATTGATATCGTTGAGGAAGAAGCTGATGAACAGTCTTAGAGATAGAATTAATGCTGGTGAATTTGACAACAAAGTTTCGTATCCGGTTTCAAACAAGGAAGATCGTCGGAAAGAGCTTGATGCCTATCGTCGGGGATCGGCCGAAGCTTTTAAGCGTTTCAAGGAGGCTGTTGAGGAGGATTTTGTAACAGCTGGACATCCTAAGGCTGATTTGCTGTGGGAGTTGGCCTGGAGCAGAGGACATTCTGGTGGGCTGTTAGAAGTTGTTTCAGAATATGAAGAACTTGTGGAACTCATCTGGTAGGAGGTTATTAACATGTCCAGAAAACAATGTGAGAATTGTAAGCATTACAAGCGAACTTTTGGGACGGGGAAAAACTGCCTCAATCATCGGATCCGGAAAATGATTAACGACGGTATGGTGCATTTTCTTGACAGTGGTTTTAAGCCTCCAAAGTGCTTTGTTTGTAAGTATTGGAAAGATAAACACAGTTAAAAAGATCTTGTTGAATCGGAGTATAGCATGGTTTTTAGAAAGATTAAAAAGATCTTAGAGGAGCATTCTGGCCCTTGGTCTATAGTGTATATTATCTACTTTGAGGATAGTGATACACCCCTCTATTGTTCAGTGGTTGAAAAGGAAATTCGTCAATTAGAAGACATGTTTGCTCGTGGTAATATTACTCTTGAGCTAATCAAAGAGTATGGTGAATTGAACTCGGAATTTGGATTTTTTAATGGTCAAACTTGTGGAGACTAAAAATGAATGATCTCGAATACAACGAAATTCAGGACCTCCGAAGTCAGTTGATTCAGCATTTAGAATCGGAAATCCAGCTGGTTCAGAGAGTGCAACAGCTGACTGATACTCAAATTGCAATTTTGGATTTGGGAAATTCCGAGCCTAATTTGCTCGAGTTTCGCAGGAAAGTCTTGCAATTGGTTATTGCTGCTGCTCCGACAGAAAAGCCTTGATGAATCTCAGGAACATATGTATGATCCGTCTAATTGAAGGTTTCATAATTGGTGTCCTGGTATCTGTTGTAGGTTGGGATACAGTTCGTGAAGGTGTGTTGTGGATTGTTAATTTGGTTAAGGAATGTGTAAAATAACCAACTTACATTTTTCCATTTTGGTTTCTCAAACTATAGGGTATACTTTAAGTATAAGAGAAACCTTCTTGAAATGCCCCAGTAGCCCAACGGCAGAGGCAACGAGTTTAAGCCTCGTTTAGTGATGGTTCGAATCCATCCTGGGGTAATATAGAAAAAATAGCAACCCATTTTAAGGAATAGTCAATGAAAGTTACATACGTTGGATGTTCAGATGAACAAGTTAGGTGGGGAAGTTGCGATGACCCGCGATCATTGTTAACGATTGGGCATCAATACACCGTTTCCAAAAGCGAAGAACACATGTGGCATACCAAATACATTCTTGCCGAGTATCCGGAAAAGAAATTCAATAGTGTGTGTTTCAAGTAAGAACGGTCACCAATTGTTTTTGAACTACATTTCCAATTTATGGATGGGATGAGTAATGAGAGTTGAAGCACATCAAAATATGTTGCCAATCAAAATGTGGTTTGATGAAGTTGAACCAGAAGCTATGCAGCAAGCATATAATCTGGCACAGCTTCCGTTTGCATTTAAGCATATTGCTCTGATGCCTGATTGTCATTCGGGTTATGGAATGCCTATTGGGGGTGTTCTTGCTACACAAGATGTTGTTATTCCTAATGCTGTTGGAGTTGACATTGGCTGTGGAATGTGTGCTGTAAAAACATCACTTTCGGTGGAGGAGTATGCTGGAGTTTCATGGATTTGGAAGAACATTATCGGAAGGATTCGAGACGTAATTCCCATGGGTAGAGAGCATCATAAAGAAATACTGCCAGATACTTTGCTCCCAGTATGTTTTCCAGAAATGGGTTTGACAATTGTAACGCAAGAGTTTGATAATGCAAGATATCAGCTGGGCACACTCGGAGGAGGCAACCACTTCCTGGAATTGCAAAAGGGTTCTGATGGATACATTTGGATCATGCTGCATTCTGGTTCTCGAAATGTGGGGTATAAGGTTGCTCAGTTTTACAACCAGCTTGCTATAAACATGAATCAATTATGGAAAACAAGTGTTCCTAAGCATCATCAACTTGCATTCTTGCCATTGTCTTCGGATCAAGGATATGATTATATGCAAGAAATGATGTGGTGTGTTGAATTTGCTAAAGCAAATCGAAAAAGGATGATGAATTTGATCAAAGATATTCTTCAAAACGAATTTAAGGAAATTCGATTTGCTGAGCCCATTGATATTGCTCACAATTATGCAGCAATGGAACATCATTTTGGTAAGAATGTGATGGTGCATCGTAAAGGAGCCACACGAGTTCGATTGGGAGAAATCGGAATAATTCCAGGATCGCAAGGAACAAAATCGTATATTGTGGAAGGTCTGGGAAATCCTGAATCTTTCATGTCTTGTTCGCATGGTGCTGGACGAACTATGTCTCGATCTAAAGCTAAGGAATGTTTGGATTTGGATACAGAAAAGGCTGCAATGGATGCTAAGGGAATTATCCATGGAATGCGGAATGCTTCTGATTTAGATGAGGCTCCTGGAGCATACAAATCTATTGATATTGTTATGGAGAATCAGAAGGATCTTGTTACACCAATTGTTGAACTTGAACCGATTGCGGTTTTAAAAGGTTGATAAAGGAGAAACATATGAAGATTGTGTTTGCAGTTACATGTTTTATTAGTTTTGCGGTATTTGCTCAAGACCTTCCTCCAATTTCAACATTAGATGTAAATACAAGGGCAATTTGTGCCTCCATATATGGAGTAGCGGCATTTATTTGTTGTGTAATACCTCATGACCGAAACTAATTTTAAGGAACTGTATTTATGCGACCAAAATGGTGGAAAGTTACATTTACGACTTTAGTAAAAGCAGAAACTGAAGAAGAAGCAATTAAGTGGGTCGAAGAAAACAAAGAATTTTTGACATATACAGAAATTAAATATTGGGGTGAAGCAACCGAAAACGTTACTTATTAGGAGAAAGATCATGATCGTCGAAGTAGGAAATGTTGGTAAGTTCCAGGTACAGTTTATTAAGGATCATTCAGAGAATCAAAACACCATTAATACTGTGTGCAAAATCTTTCAATTGTGTCCTGAAGGAAAGTTGCTGGTTAGCCTCGGCTATGCTTATCAAAATCCAAAGGATCAATACAGCAAGTTTGTAGGTAAGAAGCTTGCATTTACTCGAGCGTTAAGTTCATTGGCAGCTACCTTTTTTATTAATCAGAAAACTACTCGTCAAATCCGAAGCATCTTCTGGGAGCAGTTCCACAAGGAGTTTGACTATTTAAATTCAAAGTGAAGACAAACACATGAAAAAGAATTGGGGTGAAGTAACGGAAATCTTTCGAAATGATAGTTGCAGTGTTTCTGTATTACATATTAATGCAGGGGGTGAATGCTCTTATCATTTCCATAGATCAAAATACAACAAATTCTATGTTATTAGTGGGAAAATAACAATTTGGGCTCATGGTTTTGAGAAAACATTGTTAACAGATGCGGTGTTAGAAATCCCTCCTGGAACAATACACTACTTCAAAGCCTTAGAAGAATCTGTTGTAATTGAAACAACTTTTGTAAAGGATGATATTGAAGATATTGTTCGTTTACAATTGTTTAAACCTTAAAGGAACCTAAATGACTCCACAAGAAATCATCAATGACTTTTCTGACTTGATACAAGACATGGCGAGTTACGCATATTATAAAGTTCCTAAACCAACAATACTTTCCATTGAAGATTTTTATCAAGAGGGATGCTTAAGAGCAATTGTTGCAATGCAAAGATGGTATGATCCATCGAAAGGTACATCGGTTAGGACATACATATATCAGGCAGTGTGCTCTAAATTCATGGACTTAATCGACAAGTCGTGTCGGCACTTGAACAATAAGCCTCTGGAGATAGAAGAAGATAATGAAATCTTTACACCTTCTTATATTCCTGATTGCCCAATACCTTCACCCATTGATATATTGTTAATGGAAGAGCGTTACAACACATTAACACAACTCGAGAGAGAATATATTGAGTTGTGGTTAGACAGACCGACAACAAATACAATTTCACATACAGCAGTAATTCGCAAACAGTTAGGCCTCACATTTCAAGATGAAAAACGTGTGAAACAATCAATATTTGAAAAGATGCTTAGTTAAGGAGAAAGACAATGAATCTTCCATTCTCACATGATGTTTTGTATCCATCCAATTCCTTACCGAACAATCGGTCGGCGAGAAAGATTCAAATCGGTGATGTTTATCGATTGGTTGATCGTTCTGCACAAGAAGATGAAACCAATCTTTATTTGTTAGCTGGTGTTGAGTGGAAGCAAATCTGTTTAGTTTCCCTTGATGATGGGCAACGTTGGGATAATCCTAGGGTTCTTCAGAATTCTCCATCTCATTTCGACATCAGTCAAGAAGATTTGGAATTGGCGTTTAGCGGAGAAAACTTTGAATATGTTGGTCACATCGCCAATATTGTTAATGAATCAGGGACTTGGGATTATAATTACTATTGAAAACACAAAATTTCTTAGGATCATTTAAACTATGGACTACAAACAAAAGTGCCTCGAAGTTGAGCCAACAGCAAAATGTGAATTAAAGGCTTTGGTAGAAGGATCGACCAAGTATTATGTAATTGATGTTAAGGGATATCCTCAAATAGCTGGTTCTACAGCACAGATGACTTGGAAAATGTTCTACGATGTCTTGAAGATACGGGGAAGATTTAATACTAGTGTGTAAGGATTTTGTATGGAAACAAAATTATGCAAACATGTAAAACGACAACCTTTTGTCATGATCCCAAACAATTTAGCTCAAAGAGAATGCAATGCTCTTTCTTTAGAGGCTAAAGGATTTTTAGTAGACTTACTTTCCCGACATCCAGATTGGAAAATCGTTGGTACATATTTCATGAATCTGTATGAAATAGGGGCAGACAAATTTTATAGAATCACTGGTGAATTAAAAGAAAAGAAATACCTTTATATTGAGAATATAAGGGATCCTAATACAGGACAATTTGTAGAACGAGTATGGCATGTGTTCGATGAACCAACAGAAGTTGATAATTCCATGGTCATCACCGCAGTGGGTGAAATCCACAGTGAGGGCAGTCCTAATCTAATTAATACTAACATTAATACAAACTATATGGAAATAAAAACTGATGAATTGTCTGAGGTCTCAGACTCTTTAAACACCGATAAGAAGATACCGCACAGAGAATCCACCAAAGACTTCCCTATTGATTCTGATCCCTACATCTTAGGTTCACACATTATAGATTGTGTTGACGAACACAAGAACACATATGCTCGTTATTTAACTTCCATAGAAGGAAGAGAAGCACTCATTCAAAATCAAGCTTATAATGTTGATCTTATGATTCGCATTGATAAGCGTACTCCGGAAGAAATCCTTCGAGTATTTGATTGGGTCCAAACGGACACATTCTGGAAGCCAAATGTATTATCAGCTACAAGTTTACGCAAATATTGGGATCGTCTATGCAAAGCTATGCAAGAGGCTGGATACGTATCCCCTGTAGACGATCCAAACCCCCAACTTACATCTCAGATAATTGAAGCTTACAGAGCACTTTCTAATAATTTTAATTTCGATCCAAAACCTGCCCAACTACAGAAATTTATTGAAGCATCTAATCGAGCGATTAAGTTTTTTGAGGGAAGAGCATTAGATCCTAAAAATTGGGTTCGTTATTTGACTGCTTGTTTGGAAAAAGCGTATACTAACAAAAGTGGGATAGTGTATCCTGGTACAATGTGCTCCGACACAACTTGGGATATATTAATGCCACAGTATTTACATGAAGTTGGTTTAGTTTAGGAGAAGAATAATGGTGGTGGTGGCATTTTCATTAATGATTCTTTCAGCTTTATTGTCATGTTGTGGGTGTATGAGTGTTTTTGATAAATTACCCCTTAAGGCACAATTTTGTTTAATGGGGGTATCGGCAGTTTGTTTAGGTTTCGGGATTAGTTTACTTTGGAGATAAAGGCATGAAATGGGAAACGAGTTTCTGTATTCGGTTATCCGTCATTGGACTGATCTTTCTATCTACATGGTGGTGGTGGCCCTATAGAGTACCACCATATAATGGCTCTATGCCAGATTTTAAGACTTATTTTCTGGCTGGTATAGGATCATGTTTTGCTTACATAGGATTCTGCATTTCGATTACAATGTTGTTAGTAGGAATATGGGCATTGCTCACCAAAATTATTGGAGTAGGAGATTGGGACAATATTGGAGAAAAATGATATGACTGCTTGGGTAGAGTGGGATGATCCTGGCCCTGTTGAGGGTAATATCCATTATAAGATTACAGTGCAGGAAGCTATAGAGCGAGCTAAGAGATTGGGGAAGTCGTGTGGGTGTCCTTATAAAAATGATGCGGACGCTCTGCAAGATTTCATAACGATTAATTGGGCTTGGATTACTGAGGAAGGAGATTGAATGTATATCTGCAATGAATGTGAAGGTAAGTTTTATAAAGCCTACCTTGAATACAACAGAGAGGGTGGATTTGTAGAAGATGCTTTCTGTCCGTTGTGCGGCTCATCCGACTTTGACTTAGAGTCAGATAAGGAGGATGGTGAAGATAATGATAACTAAAGATACATTGCAACAAGAAGCATTTGAAATTTTCTTTCAGCTAGCTGTAAATGATGATCAATACTGGTTGCCAGTGAATTGGGAAGAACTTTCGTATACTGAACAACAATGGGCTTTAGATCAAGCCGAAGCAAAATTGCTCCGAGGAGATGTTGATTTAATAAATTAATTGATGGGGATACTTCATGACCGATGATGAATACAACCCGGAAAATGGTCTGATGTCGATGCCCAAGGAGTGGTTGGGTCACTTCTGGAATGCCTGCACAGAGCCATGTGATATGTTGATAGGCCCATGTGCTTGTGGAGCGTGGCACCATCTACATGAATGGCCTCATCGTATTCGAACTGCGGTGATTAGACGCTTTCTACAGGCAGGAGATTAGTCATGGCCGAAGCTCAAATTGCACAACGGATACAAGATGCCTTTGTGCTTTTAGCTGTATCAGACACGAAATTCTTGCAAGCTGCCAGAGCATCAATCCAACCACATTACTTTGGTTCGGAAGTTACTTCCAACATAATTCAACTGTGTTATAATTACTTTGATCAATTCAAAGAGGCTCCACAGCAGCATTTTCGAGACGAATTAGCTCACTTTCTCAAAGACAAATCTGATGATAAAATCGATCTGTATTTAACTTATGTTGATCGAATTAAGCAACTTGAACCTCCCAACACAGCATATGTCATTTCCCGTATTAATCAATTTGTGCAATCCAAGGAATTGGAGAAGGGAATTTTCGTAATTGCACAAATGGCTAAGGATGGTAAATTAGAAGAAGCACGTCAACATATGCAGGCAATGTTGCGGACTGGTATAATCAAAGAAGAAGTTGGGTTACGTTATTTTGATACTTTGTCTCCAACCTACTTGCAACCTCATCGATCCAATGAAAAGTTGATGGGTACAGGTTTGGATCCTATCGATATTCGTTTACCACGCGGATTGTGTCGGACTGATTTTGTTTGTTTGTTGGGTGGATATAAGGGTAAAAAGTCTTGGGGGTGTGTACATCTTGGCACTCAGGGACTTTTAAGTGGATTAAAGGTTTTGCATATAACACATGAATTAAGTCTTGAAGATACGGAAATGAGATATGATATGTCTGTTGGAGGATTGGCTGGATCCTTAACTTCGAAAGTAAAAGATGTTACGATTGAAGAAATTAATGAATCTGGTGAGACATTTGGCACAACAATCTTGCAAAAACCCACAATATCAGATATTGAGGCTGTTCGGACTGTCCGAAAACGATTGCGACGATTAGGTGGGGATTTGATAATTCGTAAGTATCCAATGGGTACTTGCACTATGGAAGAAATTGTTAGATATTTAGACTACTTGGAATCATTTGAAGGATATGTTCCTGATATTGTAATTAATGACTATATTGAGAAGATGCGAATTCCAGCAAATGGGCAACAGCGAGATCTTATTAATGAATTTTACATTAAAACAAAAGGGATTGCGGATGACCGTAAGCATTTAACGATAACAGTTAGTCAGGTTACACGCGAAGCTCTCCGGAAGCGAAAATTAGATCAAAAGGATTTTGCTGAGGATATTCGTAAGCTAGGAAATACGGATATGGTGTTTGCGATTTCCCAAACCGAAGAACAAGCTCTTGAGAATCGTATGATGTGGACGGTGCTCGCAAATCGCCATGGTGCGATGGATTTTTCGGCGGTGTTCGCACAGAATTTAGAAATAGGTCAATTTTGTCTCAGCAGTTGGCCTTACATTCCTCCTCGTCGGAGAGATACTACAAATGCAGCAAATCAAGTAAGTAATGCTGCTAACCAGCAATCTACTGGAGACAGTTCATGGGTTTAGCCTATATTATTGATGGGTATTACTATCTGTATTCTTCTTTCTTAGCTAGTAATCTCCAACTAACTTCTCCAAAAGGAGAACCTACTACTGCAACCCATATTTTTACAGGAGAAATCCTTAATCTGATTCGCCATGAAAAACCAGATATGTTAGCTGTTACATTGGATTCTCCAGCTAAAACATTTCGCAAAGAAATCTATACACATTATAAAGGAACACGTCCTGATGGTATGCCACCTGACCTACAGATCCAAGTGGCAAGGATGATTGATATATTAGAAGCGTTTAATATTCCTGTGTATCGAATGGATGGATATGAAGCAGATGATATCATAGGAACATTAGCAAAGAAGCTTGTAAATGCCGGACATCAAGTTCGAATTTGTACTAAAGATAAAGATATGTGTCAACTAGTCGGCCCAAACGTTTCGATTTATGAGATGAAATCTAAGAAAGAGTTGACTGTTCTTGGTGTGTATGAGAAGTACGGATTGAAACCGAACCAATTTGTGGATTTCTTAGCACTGCAAGGGGATGCTTCTGATAATATCCCAGGGGTGTATGGCATAGGTGCAAAAGGAGCATTAAAGTTAATTCAAGAATACGGAACATTAGAAAGTTTGTATAATAATGTTTGGCAGATTAAGGGTAAACTGCGAGAGAAATTAGTGGCTGGGAAGAGCAATGCTCTCTTAAGCCAGAAGCTTGCAACTATTGAAAGAAATGTTCCAATCGAAGTTAAAATCGAAGATATGGTTTGGACGATACCAAACTTCGCGAAATTGATTCCGTTGTTTGAAGAATTGGGATTTGAGAAGCATCTTAACACAATTTACAGCACTTGGAGAATGTAATATTGCAGGATTTTGATTGGAAATCTTTAACTTTAGAGCAACTCAACTGGGCTTTCCGAGGAGTTGAATTTAAGAGACCTCCTAGAAAACATCAGATGATCTCACTTGCATTTGCTATGGATAAAAGTCGAGTTGCATTTTGGCATGGGGTTGGAACAGGAAAGACTCTGGCAGCATATTACACTGCTCAATTGTGGGGGTGTAAGAAAATTCTTGTTGTAGCTCCAAAATCAGCATTGTCTTCTTGGATACGAGACAATAAATGGACGGATTATACCTATCTGTTAATAAATGGAACTACAGAAGAACGCAAGCAACAAATTAATGGTCCTCAAGATGTTTCCATTGTGCAATATGAATCACTTAAAACGATATATGCCGATTATGGGAAGAAGGGAAAATCAAAAAATGGTTGGCATATAAACCCTGATTTGTTTTGTCAGAAATTTGATTGCATTATTTTCGACGAAATGCATCGTTGTAGTAATTATGATTCACTGCAATCTAAAATAGCGGTTCAATTAAGTCGAAAAGCGTCACATGTTATTGGTCTTACAGGAACACCAGTTGATAAGGTTCTGTTGGAGTGTTTTAACATCTATTATGTGTTAGATTTGGGAAAAACATTAGGAAACAGTTTTTGGAAATTTCGATTAGATCATTTTGACAAGAACTTTTTTGATTGGTCTATCAAGAAAGGGCATAAGGAAAAACTTCTTAAAAAGATGGCTCCGGTGACATTAAGCTTTTCTTCTGAAGAATGTATGGATCTTCCACCATGTCAAAATGAAGAAATCTTTTTGGATCCTACACTAGAATTTTTCAAATTAGAAAATCGAGTTATTACAAACAAGCCAATTCAAGTTGCATCTTCGGATGCAATTTTCCCACAACCTTCTGTTAAAGGGACAAAGCTAAAGCAGTTAACAGGAGGTTTTATATATTTGGGAGATGAAACGAATCGAAACGTTTATCGATTGAAAGAAAATCCTAAGTTAGAAGCAACTTTGGATATACTGCAAAATACAAGGCAAAAAACCATACTTTTTTATGAGTTTTTGGAAGTGGGGAGTATATTAGAACAAGCATTAAAAAAGGAGAAAATATCATATTCTGTAATGCGAGGAGGAATGCAATTAGAAGATCGTTTGGAACAAGAACGAAAGTTCCAAGAAGATCCGGATACTCAAGTTATTTTAGTGCAGATAGCTGGAGGCTCCGAAGGCTGGGATGGATATGCCGCTAAAGTAATTATCTTTTGGGATATTGTTGCTTCACCAAAGTTAAGAACACAGTGTGTAGGACGTATGGTGAGGCAAGGACAGACAGACCCAACTGTGGTATATGAATTGATTTTACAGGGAACAATCAATGAAACAACTAAGGCCAACCAAGCGGATCGGTGGACCGAAATCGAAGGAATTATGGATTATCTTCGAAAATATGAATTGAGGAATTTATGAGACAATTGTTAATTGCGGGCAATTCTACAATGCCAAAATGTGTTGGCATTTTTAATATTCCACCTTTAAAAACATGTACACCATCTGATTGGTGTCGAGAAAATTGTTATGCATTAAAGAGAAGATTTACGTGGAAAACGATATTAGAAGCATATGAATGGAGACTACAAGAAAGCAAGAAACCTGATTTTGTAACCAAAATGATTAATGAATTAAATCGAAGAAAATCTATTACATTTGTAAGGATACATATCACTGGCGATTTTTATAGTTCGTGTTATGTTGAGAAGTGGGCTGAGATAGCAGAACATTTTCCGAGTATTATTTTCCGAACAAATACTCGTCGTAGAGATTTGTTGAAATTAATGTTTGAAGTTTTTCCTCAAAATGTTGTTGTGCGGGAATCAATCGATATTACACGAAATGGTGGTGTTTATTTTCCTGTTCATGCAATAAAGGGGACTCCAGGTTCAGAAAAATATTTCACATGTTCTAACAATTGTGAAAAATGTAAGTTCTATTGTTGGTATCATGAAAACATTAATGTTGTTTCGAAAGAAATTCTTTAAGGAAACTAAAACATGCCTTATATCAAACAAGAAGATCGAGATAAGATACACAACATCCAAGATGATGTTCTGAGTAATATTGCTGCATCAATTAGAGATACTTCCGATTTGGGTTATGCGTTAGCAGCGGTCGCGTATCAATATCTTCACATAGCAAAAGAATTTTCTCATTATGATTCTTCAAAAATTTTACATCCATCGGTTTTAAAGAAAATCGATGAATTAAAGAGTGTTGTTTCTTATCGAACTGTCCCATTTTTGCAAACTACAATCACAAATTTTCTCCGAGAATTTCATCCAGCGTCAGTAGGGGAAGTTAATTATGTCATGACGTATATTATCCATACATATTTGAATATGGTTAGTGTTTCATATACAAATCTGAATAATGTTATTGGAACTCTTGAGAGACTGAAATTAGATTTTACAAGTATTTTAGTTAATTTGAAAGGACATGCTGATCAGTTACAGATGTTTGATGCTTTCTTAGGGATCGTAGTTTGTGTACAGATGGAATTGTATCACATGATTGCTCGACCATATGAAAATACAAAGATTCTCCAAAATGGTCCGGTTTCGAGCTTGGATGCTCCTCATGGTGTGGATCTGAAGAAATATAAACGTCCATGTCAGGTTTTTTAATTTTGGTTTTGTAAATTCCAAAAGTATAATTTAATTAGGAGCTAACAAATGAGTAGATGCTTCCAAGAGTACGGTTTGTCAGATGAAGCCTGGAATTGGCTAAATGAAAATTGTCAAAAAGAGCAATCAGAACCTTGCCCACATTGTGGCAAGCCAACTAAGACAAGTTTAAGGGTTGTTGAAACTCGGCATGAAGACCATTTTTATAGTGATGGTCCTGACTATAATACATATCTGACACACGATGGACGGAAGATTTTCGAAGTGCAGCAGGAAGAACCATGGGATAGTGGCCCATGTCATTTTAAGTGCTTGCAAGATGAAAGTGGCAACAAATTCGCATATTGGAATCAAGAATCAATTGATATATTTCTTGGCATGACGGAGTGAAAAATGCTGACTAAATCGGAAAATAACAATGCTATTATTGCAGAACTTTGCAATGTCAGACCACATCCAAATGCTGACCGATTGAAGCTTGCAACAGTGTTGGGAACGCAAGTTGTTGTTGGTTTGGATGCTAAAGATGGTGATGTGGTAATCTATTTTGATTCAAATCTCTGTCTTTCCCCAGAATATCTCAAAACTAACAACCTCTATTCAAATGCAGAATTGAATGCTGATCCAACCAAGAAAGGTTATTTCGGAAAACATGGTCGGATTAAAGCTCAGAGATTTCGTGGAGAAGTTTCAAATGGGTATGTGGCAACAATGGATACGCTTATTACCTGTGGAGCTGTTAAATACTATGATGATTTGGATCTGCAAGTTGGAGATGAGTTCACACATGTGAATGGAGTGAAGATTTGTGAGAAGTATATTATCCCGACGAACTATTCTGGGGATCGGGCTGGACTAAAGCGAACTAAACAACCCATTTCCGAAATGTTTTGGAAGCATTGGGATACCAAACATTTGATGCGTGAAAGTCATCGAATTGCTGAAGGAATGATTTATATTGAGGAAAAGATTCATGGAACCAGTGCTCGTACAGGCAATGTTCTATGTCGGACAAATCGACCTTGGTGGAAGTTCTGGCTTCCTAAAGAAGAGTGGAAGGTTGTTAGTGGAACTCGTAGAGTAGATCAAATTGGCAATCATATGCCAGATGAGCGTAAAGAAGTTGAGGAAATGCTTGCTCCACATCTCCATCAAGGTGAGCAAGTATACTATGAAATTTTTGGGAACTGCAAGAATGGTTCACCAGTACAAGCTGATTGGTGTCGTTATGGTTGTATTGGTGGCAAGTATCGTGTTATGCTTTATCGTGTGACGATTACCACACCTGATGGATTTTGTGTTGATCTTCCAAGAGAAATGGTGTACAAGCGTGCAGAAGAGCTTGGATTAGAGAAACCTGAATTATTGGGAAAAACATATTTTGTTAAAGATGAATTTGTGGAAGCTTATCACGATCCAGTGGAACGTTGGAAATTAGAAGATTTGAAAGAGTATGCCGAAGGGAAATCGGCTTTGGACGCCAACACGATTCGAGAAGGAATTGTTGTTTGGTTTATGGATAAAAGTGGGAAATGGGACTGCTTGAAGTTGAAGTCGGAGGAATTTTTGATGAAGGATTCTTCTCAGCAAGACGCTGGCATTGGGGATGTAGAGGATAATTTGTAAGGATTCGAAAAATATGGTGTGGTTGGGGTTGTGGTTGTTGATAATTGTCTTTGATATTAAGTGGTATCATGAACGTGGTAATAAACCATTGAGGATCACATGAGATTTTTTCGAGAATTTTATTGCAATCTGAAGAAAGTTTGGTATTGGATTCCCATAATTTGGAATGATAGATGGTTCGATTCCTTATACCTGCTCCAAATTATGGAAAAGAAATTGCGATATGATGCAGAACACTACATGAAGTATCATATCGCAGTTGGTGGGGAAAGACGTGCCAAGCAAATGTTGACTTGTGCCATTCTGTGTAAGAGATTGGTTGATAATAAATATACAACTCCATGGGATGTAGGAGCAAGGGAATCATCATGGAGAATGTGGAATTATCTGGCTGGAAATAAGCAAAAGTTTGGGAACTTAATTATCCATTCTACAGAAGGTTATGTTGAGGATCCAAAACTATCACGCGAATTTCGATGGGCTTCTGAGAGAGAAGATGAGATGAAGCAGCAGGATCGTGATCTCCTGTTTAAGTTAATGAAAAAGCATTTGTTTTCTTGGTGGGATTGAATAGGATAGTTGAAAATGCTTGAAAATCTAAAAGAGGTTACATTACCTGATCCACCATTTGATGACGCCTCTTTAATTGAAGAGTTGTATAAGATGATGTTGATCATGCACATTCTTACACGCCCTGGAAATTCTTGGTATGATCCAAATTATCCAAGATTCAGTGAACGTGTAAATCGTATAATGGAATGTTTCGAGGATTATGTTTTGGAAGAAATTAAAGAAAACGTTAAAAGTCAAGTAACAGAACCAAATGCAGAAAAATCAATCAAGGGTTTCTTTTGAAAGGAAAAACATGGGTAAGTTGCTAGCAGGTATTTTTGGGTTGATTTGTATTATTGTGGGGATTTTGGTTGATTTTTACATGTCCCTTGTTTGGGGATTGTATGGTGGTATTAAGTTAGCAATCGATAATTGGAATGTGGATAATGGTAATGTCGCTTGGGGAATCGTCCGTGCTATGCTGTTTGAGGTTTGGGCTGTGCCTGGGACAGTGGTTGCACTTCTGGGATTATTTATAATTTCTTTACTGATTCAAGATTAAATAATTTGGCTTTCCACAATTATAAGGTATACTTTAATTAGAAAGTGACCATCTAACTTATAATTGTTTGGAGAAATTAGCATGCTTAAAGGCATTAAGCGAATCCTTACCAAACTTACCATTGGGGATGAATACGGTGTTTACCGTGAAACAGAAGAGAAGCATCAGTATCTTCTGTTTGTATGCACCAATCGAACTGAAACTATCAATCGTGGTAAGGCTTTGGCAAAGCTGCTGAATCTTAAGTTTCAAAATTGGATTCCTGAACTTACCGATGAGCAGCAGAAAGCTGAAGACAGCAATGCGGAACAAGGTGTAACAGATGTTGAGGAATACGAACCAAAACATGAACCTTCATATGAAGGGTTTAAGGAACTTTGGCCGGGAAAGGAACCGCGTCCGAAGAAAGTTATGGGCGTAAGCAAACTTTGCCGGCAATACCTTGCTGAGCAAAAAACCGATGAGCAGATTGTGGAAAATATTCTTCCACTTTACTTGGCTGTTGGCCGTAGGAAAGAAGATGCAATTTCTGCCATACAATATATTTTAAGTGATGTGAAACGCAATAAGGAGGAGATATGAAGGCTATTGGAAGAGCAATTGCAACATTAGGAATGTGTGGCGTTTGGATAGGTATAGCTCGAAGTGGAGCACATGCACCATTTCTTGGATTCTTCTTTATTTTCCCGTTTATTATTGCAGTGGCTGCTATTTGGGGAGATGGGAAATAATGGCAAAGGATTCTGCAACTGTAGATCTACAAAACACTTCTGAAATTATTTTGTATATCCAAGCATTGTTAGATCTCCATGATTTGTTGAAACGAGGTTGGGATTTTGAATGGAGCTCATTTTCAGAGCAATTGTCGAAAGCTGGGTGGTCTCCAATTCGAATAACCCAATTCCTTGCAGCTGCCTCACAATCAACTCGCTACGAAACATTGATTGATCCTCCCATTAAAAACAAGTCTTAATGAACCAATCCCGCATCATAAAAACTCTGCTGGAACGATATCAAATCCCCTATTGGGAAGTGGGAAAGAATTGTTCGGAAGATTACATTAATGTTCAATGTCCTTTCTGCAATGATCATTCAAATCATAATGGTATTAATCGTGAATCCTTAATCTTCCATTGTTGGAAGTGTGGACTTGATGGCAGTTTTGCCTATCTTCTGTCAAGATTATCCTTCCAATCTATCCAGGAATGCTTCAAATTAATTCGCGAAGCTGGATTTGAGTATGATAAGGATATTATTACACAACTTAACGAAATTTTCTATCCTTCCGAAACAGAGACAAACTCCACAAATCAACAGTTAATTCAACTTCCTCAGTATTTTGAGTTGATAACTGCTGCGACAGAATACCCTCCGTTGAATTCGTGGATGATCCGTCGTAAGGTAGATAAACAAACATTGATTGCAAATCGTTGCGGAGTTTGTACAGTTGGAAAATACATGTGCCGCATGATAATTCCTCTGTATTTTGATGGGCAATTAGTTAGTTACATTGCTGCAGATTTAACTGGCAAGGCTGAGAAGAAATATGTAAATGCGAATAATGACATCAAAGAATATTTGTATGGATGGGATAATGTAGATTGGAACATGAGTACATTGGTATTGGTTGAAGGTGTTTTGGATCAATGGCGAGTTGGGTATAATGCAGTAGCATCATTAGGCACTGCTATGTCGGATAAGCAACACTCATTGATTATCAAATCAAAAGTTGAGAATTTAGTTATTTGTTTTGATTCTGATGCGATTTTGATTGCTCAAGAAGAAGCTGAGCGATTCGCTGATTTTATAAATAATGTGGTAGTGGTGGAGTTACCTCCTCCACACGATCCAGATAGTTATGGGACGGAAGAAACCTGGGATTTGATATTTAAAACTTTGGCAAGGAGAATGAAATGAAAGTCAAGCGTTTGGAATTGCTGTCTTGTTTGCGAAATTTGATGGAAGCGGTGGAAAATAAATCCATCTTTGTAGAGTACCAAGCTTTCCATTTTTATGGGAAGCGTGTCCAAGCTTCAGATGGTGCAATTTGGATTGATGCTCCTCTACCAGAAGGGTTAGAGCTTAATCTTTCCGTTACTGCAGCGTCATTCTATGCCTTGCTCAACAAAATGGCAGATGAGGATGTGGAAGTTGTTGTGTCCAAAGGCAAGGTGAAGATTTCGGATTCTTCTTCTTTTGGAGACTTTGTTATTGCTGAACCAAAAGTGACGACTTTACCAGATTTTCCCCTCGAAACACAATCATTTGATATGGTGGATTTGATTGATGGGATGGAATTTTGTAAGCACGGTTGTTCTAAAGACGAAAGTACCGGACCACTTACTGGAGTTGCAATAAAGAATAACACTGTTTGGGGATGTGATCGTTACCGTATCTTGAAGTGGAATTTGGCAACCAATACGGGGATGGTTTGTTCGATTCCGAAATCTGTGATTGGATTTCTGTATTCCAATAAGAAAAATGTAGAAGTCATGTGTTTTAAGGCCGGAACTAACTACGGTGGGCGATTTGGAGTCAAGCTGACTGGTGGAACAATCCTTTGGGCAAATGCGATAGAAGGAGAATACAAAGATTTATCCGGGTTCTTTCCCAATAGCACAAATGTTGAAAAGATACAATTGCATGAATCGTTTACAAACATTCTTGCTCGGCATATGACTATCCTATCAGATGTTTCGGCAGACGACAAAGAAGTACATTTCTATGTTGGAAAAGATTCAGTTAAAACTGTTTCGAAAGTATTCTCTGTTGCTGGGGAGGAAATGAGGTCTTTGGAAGAAGATACACCTTTGAAGGCTGCTCGAACAGGTCCTGATTTGAATTTCTGTGTCAATCCGAACCTGATGTCTGATGTGTTGGGATTTTGTTGGGAATTTTGCTTCTTTGCAGATTCCTCTGTTGTATTGTTTGAATCTGATAAGTTCAAGTATTTGGTGAAGGCTCGGCGTTAATGGGACAACAAGGATCGTTTTTTGAAATAGATCGAAAAGAAATATCCGCTACCACGGCGAAACCTAGGAGCAGGAGTCAGAAATCTTCTGCTCCTAGGAATATTGTGTTGGATTGTAGTACTTGTGGATTGTCTAAGAATTGTCGAAATCCAAGAATCAAACGATACGGAAAAGGTCAATCAGGGATATTGATTGTTGGGTTATGTCCAGGACGACAAGAAGATACGTTAGGAATCCCATTTGTTGGTCCTTCCGGAGATTTGTTGAAAAGACAGTTGGGATATGTGGGGTTGAATTTAGATCAAGATTGTGTTCGTACCAACATTGTCTCGTGTTTCAAAGATACAGATCCGACCAAAGAACAAATATTAGCATGTCGCAAAAATTTAATTCAGGATATTCGTGAAGTTCAACCCAAATTGATTATCTGTTTGGGTGAGCAAGCAATTAACGCTGTTTTAAAAGTTCCAGATGCTTGCAACTTTTCTTCTTTTAGTGCTAAAATGATGCATGGGAGAGTTGTTCCCAGCGAGGAATTTAATTGCTGGGTTGTGGGGGCATACCATCCTTCATTTTTCTTGCGAAGAAAAAATCGAACAGACGTACCAGACGATGAAAATCTATTAGCATTTGATGTTGCGAAAGCATTATCATATCTTAATAAACCACTTCCAAAGCCTTTAACTAAAGAAGGGAATATTCTTTTAGATACAGTTGACAAAGTTCAATCTACATTAAAAATGCTTGGCAACAGCAAAACACACGTTGCTTATGACTATGAAACCACGACATTAAGTCCGTTTCATAGAAATGCTCGTGTGCTTTCAGTAGCGTTATCAAATGCTGTCAATATAGGATATTTCATTCCGGTTGATGTTGTAAACCCCACTACTGGAAGAGTATTTTTCAATCCAGAAGAAAAATCTCATGTATTTAATGCAATTCGGGAATTCTTAAGAAGTCCTGCTCCCAAAGCGGTTCAAAATCTTAATATGGAAGAGATTTGGAATCGTGTGTATTTTAAGCAAGCATCTTACAATTTTGAAGAGTTGGTGGAGGTTAACACCGAAGAAATAAATCATATTTATGATACAATGATCGGGGCTCATGTTCTAAATGGGAATACAGGAACGACAGGATTAGCTTTCCAAGTTTTTGAGATGACCGGACATGATTATAAGTGCATGGTTGATGCTCGGGATATGGCTCGTGCTCCATTAGAAGCTATTTTTCATTATAATTCGTGGGATGCTCGATATACTCGGATGGCATTAGAATATCAATATCCACGCATTATTTCAGAAAATCGAATAGCAGAATTTAGTCAATTGTTTCAAACTGGAGCATTAGCTCTTGTGAATTTGACGGAACGTGGTGTTCCAATTTCCGAAGAAGATATGAGATCGCTAGAACTAGAATATTCACAAGAAGCTGAACAACGTAAAGTTGAAATGCGAACTTGTAAAGGAATTCCAGCATACGAACAATATGCTAAAAAAGAGTTTAATCCAGAATCTCCACAACAATTAAGTACAATACTTTATAAATATTACAAGGTTGAACCATTTAAGGGAACACTGTCAACTGATATTGATGCTCTTGAAAAGATTATTGCTGCAACGAGAGATGAGGAAGTTAAAAAGTTAGTTAATGCGGTTCAGCGATTTCGTAAATGCACATCTTTGTTGAAACGAGCTAAGAATTACAGAGGATTGATAGATAAGAACTGGTTTGTGCATCCAACATTCAACCTAAATACGGTGGATACTTTTAGATCTTCTGCCGACAATCCTTCAATACAGAATATTTTTAAACATGATAAAGAGCTCAAGAAATTCCGTAGAGTTATTAAAGCTTCTCCTGGCAACATCTTGTTGGAAGTTGACTTTGATGCCTTGGAAGTTAAAGTCATTGCTATGGATTCACGCGATACAGAATTAACTCATCAAATTATTAATGGAGTTGATACTCATCGTCGATGGTCCTCGGAAATCTATTTAATTCCAGAATCTGATATCACTTCTGAACAGCGATTTGATGCGAAGAACTCCTTTGTGTTCGCCTCCTTTTATGGGGCTATTTGGGAAACAATTGCTCCTAAATTCCCCAAGCTTCGAAAAGAACACATTAAAGAAGTACAAGAGAAATTCTGGAGAGAATTCCAAGGTGTTAAGGCTTGGCAAATTCAAAATACTGAAAAGTACGTTTGCAATGGTTATATTGAGGGAATGTCAGGATTCCGATGTTATGGTCCTCTGAACATAAACAAGATTTGTAATTATCCGATCCAGGGAACAGCGTTTCATTTGATGCTGGACAGTATAATAAAAATTGAGAAAGAATTTGCTAAGAGGAAACTTCGATCTAAACCATTGTTTGAGATTCACGATAGCCTTACTATTGATACCGTACCACAAGAGGCTGCTGAAGTTGTTCAAATCGTAACTGAGATTATGACGTCCAAGAGATTTGAATGGCAAGGGATTGTTCCATTAACCGTATCCTGGGAAATTGGAAAATCATGTTGGTTTGATCTACAACCTTTAAAGAAGATTGATAATAATCTATATGTTGTAGTTAAAGAAAACGAAACAAAAAAGAATATCTTATTGGATGATTTTATAAAAGTAGGAGACTAAATATGTCAGAATTAGCATTAATGAACAAAGAAGCAGTCGTTAAAACACTTGAAACAACTGAAAATATCACACATGTTGATCTTGATTTGGATACAGACAGCAAGACTAATTTCTGGAAGAAAAATGAAGGTCCTCCAATCATGGCATTTGCAGCACAGGAGTATGAAATGCTGTCGTCAGGATTGGCCGATGTTGCTCGGCTAGTTGGGATTCCGGAATCGTATGTGAAACGTTGTCCTTGGGAGCTTCTATCACATCATCTCAATTATTGGTATTCGGGTGGAACAAAGGGAAAGATTCGTTTGTTTGTTAAGGATGAAAATATTGTTGGAGCTTCTGCAAGTCGTTCAGAATACTTTTCTAATATGCAGATGATGGAAAGTATTGAGCGTAGTGTTGGAATTCAGCGAGTATTAGGCTATCATCAAGTTTATACAGGACTTGACTATTCAACGGTTTCGGTGGTGGTTGATCAGAAGTTTGAACCGATGCCTGGTGATATGTTGTATGGTGGAATTCGCATGCAGAATTCTATTATTGGGGAGCATAAGATCGAAATTACACCATATGTTTTTAGGCAGATTTGCTCGAATGGGGCAATTGTTTCGGAGAATATTGGGCAATGGTCGCATAAAAATGATGATGGTTCAGATTTGCAAAGTTGGGTAATGAATCATACACAGTCTGCTTTTTCCGCTTTAAGTAATGAGTTCGGCAGGATTCGAAAGTTGACTGAAGTAAAGCTTGGTGAAAAGCTTGATGAGACACTTGCAAGCATGTTCCGAAGGTTTGGGATTCCTGTTCGCACACAGAAAGAAATTGTTGATGCTGCTGTAGCCTCGAATAATGGTAAAGGTCCAGAGACGGCATATGATTTGTGGAATAATTTTACTTTTGTTTCTTCACATTCTAATAAGCTTTCTAGGATTTCGTCTGCAAGTTTAATGAAAACAGCAGGGGAAATATCAAAACATTATAGTATTTGTCCATCTTGTCATCAAATTTGTATGGATTAAATAAATAAAATGAATAATAAAAATAAAGAAAATCTTCCTTTATGTGCATGTGGATGTGGAGAGCATGTTACAAATTCCGAAAATAAATACATACTGTATCATCAATTAAGAAATATAATCCATAAAGAAAATTGTATGTGTGTTGCTTGTAGAAATAAAAGAGGAGATTTTATAGAACATAAAGAAGATTGTAAATGTGTTAGTTGTTCAGCAAAACGAGGCATACATATTCGTTCAGAACATAAAAAAGATTGCCCTTGTACGTTTTGTTTAAATAAACGAGCAGAAAAACATCCTGAAAATTGTAATTGTGGGCAATGTAAAGCAAAACGTGGAGAGTATATTGGGAATAATAATAATCCTATGCGAAATCCTGAGGTTGCAAAGAAAAGTGGTTTGTCAAGAAGAGGAAAACCACATTTGTGGTCCCAAGGGGAAAATAATTGTATGAAAAATCCTGAGATAGCTGAAAAAGTCAGTAAAGCTAAGAAAGGAAAAACTCTTCAAGAATTAGGTCATAAAGAAGATTGTAATTGCCCAATATGTAAATTGAGTAGAAAAGAATTGTCAGGAGAAAATCATCCTTCTTATAGGCATAAAATTTCTGAAGAATCAAAGAAGCAAATTGGAAAGAAAAATAGGCCACATGCGAAAAAGAGTTGGAAAAATCCGGAATATATAGCAAAACAGATGAAATCTCATAAAGTAATGCCAAATAGGTATGAAAAGTTTGTTAAAAAATTACTTAACAAATTATTTCCAGGTGAATGGGATTTTGTAGGTGATGGAAAATTAATAATAAATGGTCGTTGTCCAGATTATGTACATAAAACAAAACCTCTATTGATAGAATTTTTTGGTGACTTTTGGCATTCTGAGGAGAAAACTGGATTAACAAATGAAGAACATGAAAAAGAAAGAAAAGAACATTTTTTAAAGGAAGGATATAACACTTTAATTATCTGGGGGCATGAGTTAAATGAAATAGAATTGGTTGTTCAACGTATAATTAGATTTACAAATGAGGATTGAATAATATGACTACTTTTGAAATGGTTAAAGAATTCCATCAGATGGTGGGGATTCCAATAGGAGAATCCCCACGTCAAATTGATCGACATGCTTTTGCCCGAAGAGCAAGATTAATAGCAGAAGAATTTTCTGAGTATTGCAAAGCTGTATCGGAAGGCAATATTGTGGAAATTGCTGATGCTCTTGCGGATTTGAAGTATGTTGTTGATGGTGCAGCAGTGGAACATGGTTTGCCCTTTGATGAAGTTTTTCGGCAAGTCCATGAATCTAATATGACGAAAGCAGGAGGCCATTTTGATACTACAGGTAAGTGGGTTAAGCCTCCAACATACATTCCCGTAAATTTGTCTTGGTTAAAAGCTTTGGAGAAATAAAATGAATGTGGAAACAAGAGAATTTAATCCCATCATAACGGAAGATGATGAAAAGGCAATGCAGGGTATGCCGGTATTTGTAATAGGACAGAAGTTTTTCATTGGGAATGTTGAATTTCAAATTGACAAAGTTCGTCGTAGATCACTTGTTATTACCCCAACAGATAAAACTTGGGAAGGTTTGTTGAATAAGCCGGAAACTTTAAAGAGAGGAACATAATGAGTCTATATCAAAAAGTACGTCCTGATACGCTTGATGAAATTGTAGGAAATCCTGCAACAGTCAAAGCAATGGAGAAGATGTTAAAATCTGAAGAGCATCCTCACGCTATTCTTATTTCTGGAAGTTCTGGATGTGGAAAAACAACTGTTGCTAGGATTCTAGCTCGAGAATTTGGTGCTTCAGAAAACAGTGTTTTTGAACTGAATGCGGCTAATACAAGAGGTATTGATAATATCCGAGAAATTACGGTAAATGCTCAAAAATCAACTATTGATGGTAATGCAAAAGTGTATATTTTTGACGAGTCTCACCAACTCACTGCCTCTGCTCAAGAATGTTTGTTAAAGATTTTAGAAGATCATCCTCGGGATTGCTATTTTATTTTCTGCACAACCGAACCAAAGAATATCATTCCTACAATTCGTAATCGATGTACTAAATTTGAAATGGCATCTTTGTCCGAAGGTAAGATTCGTCAATTGTTGGATAATGTTGTTAAGAAGGCAGGTATTGAAGTTAAACCTGAAATTCTTGATGCTGTAGCGGTCACATCTGAAGGTTCACCAAGAGCAGCAATTGTTGCATTAGAAACAGTTATGGAAGTTGATAATCTGGATGACGCAATCAATTTGCTTCTGAAGGGCACAGAAAAGGATGTTGAAATTATTGAACTTTGTAAATTAATGTATGCTGCTCCGGATGTTCGAAAACAAAAATGGCAATTGATATTGCAGAAATTTGATGCTTTGGATGGAGAACCTGAAAACATCCGCAAAGCCATCTTAGGGTATCTGTATAAGAAACTGGTAACAGCCGACAATCTCAATGAAGCAGAAGATCTGTCGAATCTAATCCAGATATTTTCGTTTAATGTTTTTTATGGAGGCAAGGCAACATTAGGTTCACTTTTCTGCAAAGCTATTTTTGGGAGCACAGTATAATAATCAACGGTAACATAATCCATTAAGTTTTTGGAGGAATAAAATATGAGTCGGATGGACGCAATTGCGAATGAACATCGTAAAACGAAAGAAGGTAACTCAGGAAAGTATGATTATGTAGATGTACGTGCGTTGGAACGTGCAGGTATTCCCCCATACAAGATGCAGGATACGAATTTTATCCGTATTATTTCACCAAAATTTTCGAAGTATCCTGCAGATAAGCTTCCATTCTATGGGAAGGAAATTTTTATTCATACAGGCATTGGGCCAGATGGTCGTACGTTTGTTTGTCCGAAGAGGATGTTGAATCAGCGTTGTCCGATCTGTGAGTACGCTGATACCATTCGAGCTCAGAATGCAAATGATGATCGTCTGAAAGAATTGTGGCCTTCGAGGAGATATTTCTTCTTCATCTACAATGTTCAGGATGCTGAGACTGAAAAGCTGGGATTGCATTGGTTTGATTCTCCAGTTTCGGTAAAGGACAATGTTATTTCGTTGTCGAAGGATCGTCGGACAGGTGATTTCATTGATGTTAGTGATCCGTTAACAGGTAAGGATATTGAGTTTGAGAGAGTTGGTAAGGGAATGACAACTAAGTATGAAGGATTTAAGCTGATGGATAATTCTCCTCCTCCTCAGGAATGGTATAATAATGCTCCTGATGACTTTGAGGAGTTTATCATGTATCCGACATACGAACAATTGGTGACAGCTATGGGATTTGCCGATCCTTCTTCAAATCCCCAAATGGAAAATCCTCAAGAAAGTGTTGTTCAAGATCCTCCCACCAGAACACGTGGTGGGGCCGAACAACCTGCTCCGGTTCAGCAACCTGTTCCTGTGGCACAAACAGTTCAAGATCCACCAACTCGAGCACGAGGAACAGCAGATCCTCAGCCACAAGCTGCGGCGAGTGGTACGGCTGTTAGTTCTCAGGAAGCAGTTCGCAATCGGATTAATCAATTAAGAGGAATGGCAAATGGACAATGAAATTAGAGAAAAATTGGAGTCAATCCGGGCAAGGATGCCCATTTCTCGTGAACGTTTAGATGAAGAATGTGTCTACCAAGCTGCATTTTATGCAGAAGTGGGGGATTTTGTTTCCCAACTGAAGCATGAGGCTCGTCAAGCAAAGGATCGAGCAGATTTTGTTGCCGCTGACTTGCGAGACAAAGCTAGAAAAAATCCTGGATCATTTGGCATCTCTAAAGTTACTATTGATGCCATTGAAGATGCAGTGGTAATTCATCCGGAATATCAAAAAGCTTCTAAATTCTATCTTGATACTCAATACTTAGCGGATTGTGCAAGTGTTTTGTTGGCGGCTGCTGAGCAACGGAAATCAATGGTAAAGGATGCTGTTTCGTTATTTGTTCATGAGTATTATTCAACTAAACAGGATTTGACTCCTGAGAGAAAAGTTATGTCAACTGTTGGTGAACAAGATATTGTTGAATTGCGTCGAAAGAATGCTGCTCAAAGGCAAGAAGAAACTCAAGGTGAGGAATTAAATGAGTAAAAAGACCGAAGAATTGGGAAAAGAAATCCAAGAAACTGCTGCAGCCTGTGAATTTGATGACTTTCCTGAAGTGAAAGATTGGTGTTCTACTGGAGCAACTGTTTTAGACTTAGCAATTTCAAACCAATTACCTGGTGGAATTCCGGTGGGCCGGATCTTTCACGTATATGGTGGGGCCAGCACAGCTAAATCAGTTTTGGCGAGTACCGTTTTAGGCTATGCATTACGATCCGGTAAGCAAGCATTTTTAGCAGATATTGAGTATACATTTGATCCTCAATTTGCAAAAATGTATGGGCTTGATTGCACCCACGCTGATTTCTTCTATGGATATTCCTATAACAAAGATATGAAGACATTAGAACAACCTGGAAGTATTGAGGAATTTTTTGATACTTATTTGAGTGGAATTTTGAAAATACGGACTCGTAAACCTAAAATTGTTGTGGTGGACACCATCACTGCTTTACCAGCTGCATTTGAACTCAAAACAGAAATGTCTAAGCAAGGATTTGGAGCATATCGAGCCAAACAAATTGGTTTGGGGTTGCGAAAATATATTAAGGACATGGTTGATAAGGATGTAACATTATTTTGTATTGATCAAACGCGAGATAATGTGAATTCTCCATATGCCAGCGAAGTTACAACGGGTGGTCGAGGATTAGAATTTTATTCTTCAGTACGTTTATATTTGAAACATGATAAGAAAGTAACTAATTCGAATGATAAAGAGATTGGTATTTGGGTAAAATATCAGGTCGAGAAAAATAAGATAGGTCCCCCATTTAGAAAAGGACACTTCAAAATTCTGTTTGATTATGGTTTGGATGATATTACTTCTTCACTTTCCTTCTTGGCTGATACACAAAAAGAAACATCTAAAGATGATTTGTATAAATTAACAACCAAAGTTTTCATTCCCGTTTGTAAGAAATGTGGGGCTTTGTTGGATATAACTGATGAGAAATGCACAACTAAAGATTGTGATGGGGAAATAATTGTTGATCCTAAGGAAAATGCCTGTAATAAGCGAATCATGGATTGGGTCCCTGTTATTGAAGATCAGGCACGAGAGGAACAATTGAAGCGTGTTGTGGCTAAGGTTTGGGAACGACAATACGAAACCGAAGATAGAAAGCCGAGAGTGTGGTAATGAAATTTTTGGGAATTGATTTGTCATTAAATCATTTTGGATCATGCCTTCTTGATGAAGAAGGCAAAGTTTTAGACTATTATTATATGACAGATGTTAAAAAGGATGTTGAAGTTGACAAACATCATTCAGTGCATCATCAAATTCCTTCTGCGAGATGTGATTCTTCAGAGCATTTTGATCGCATGATTTATATTGTAGGTTTGCTTAGAAGACTCTATGATATTTATAACTGTGCAAATACGATATTGATGGTATCAATTGAAGGATATGGATATGCTTCTGATTCACCACGCCAATATGAGATTGCAGAATTAACAGGTTATTTGAAAACCCAACTTTTATTGGGAGGAGCAGCTATCCGGGTTCACGATCCAGATAGTGTAAAATTGTTTGCTGTAGGAAATGGACATGCCTCAAAAGAAACGATATATAATCAATTTAAGAAAGAAACTGGATTAGATGTATATGTAAAGTCATCAAAAAAGGGTAAGAAAACAGAATTAGCTGGTCCCGGTACAGATGTTGCTGATGCATATTTCCTGGCATCTTTGCTACGAACAGAAATGTTATTACGTTTAGGAAAACTTCAACTTAAAGATCTTCCCGAGCATCAAATCAGAGTATTTAATCGAGTCACAAAAACATATCCTGTGAATTTATTAGATCGTCCATTTATTGAGAAGATTTGGTAATGTTAAAATCGATTCGAATTAAAGATTTTCAATCACATCAAGATACCTTTATGGAGTTTTCTCCTGGAGTAAATGTGATTGTTGGGGAATCCAATGCTGGGAAGTCAGCCTGCATCCGAGCAATTAATTGGGTTTTAAACAATCGTCCTTTAGGTGAAAGTTTCATTCGTAAAGGACAATCGGATGCGTTAGTTGATTTGATCTTTGATGGGACTAAAGGTAAAGTACAAGTTATTCGTTCTCGTGGTAAATCTAAGAATTACTATGAATTAAATGCTCCAAATTTTCAAGGAGAATTCACAGCTTTTGGACAATCTCCACCGCCAGAAGTTACAAATGCTTTGAATTTGTCTGATATTAACTTGCAGGGGCAATTTAGTCCATCGTTTTTAGTTTTTGATTCTCCTGGTAGTATTTCAGAGTACCTAAGAAATATTACTGGTTTGCAGAAATTAGATAAGGCTGTTGAGATAACAGCTAAACGGATTCGTACTGTTAATTCACGAATCGTCGAGAAGCAGGAATCATTAGATGTACTGAAAGAAGAGTTGGATACCATCCAGCAAATTCCGTTATCTAAGCTTGAAGAATTGTTAGACACAGCAACACATCTTCAAGATTTTATTGCTGACGATAGTCAATCAATTGTGGATCTTAGTGAGTTAGTGGCTCAAATTAAGGAATTGGAATCAAAGAAGATTTCCCTTCCGATGGATCGAATCGTGGAATTAATAGCCGAAGCCACATTGGTGGAAAAGAAAGTAAATGAAGCCACACAACAAAAAGTTGCAATTGATTCTTGTTTAGAAAATGTGAAGAACTTAAAGGAAGCTCAAGTCCAACTTCCAGAAGAAACGATTTTGTTTAATTATTTTGATGATATCATACAAACAACGGCAACTATACAACATTGGGCTGCTCAAATCAACAACCTTTCTGCAATGGTTGCATCGTATAAAGCTGCTCAAAGATCAAAATATGTTGATGTTGCAAAAGTCACTGTTTGCTTAGAAGAAAAAGCACAGCAGATAAAGGTATTTAATGAAACAGCTACAAATGCTGTTCAAATATCTGATTTGATTTATGTGTATAAAGATCTTGATTTAGACATTGCTTCTGGAGTTCAAAAAGTGATTCAAGTTGAAGAAGAAGTTCAACACCTAAAGCAACAGTTAGATACTTGTCCATCTTGTGGCAGCAAATTGACTGAACAGACAAAGAAAATCTTGTTAGGAAATAAACTGTGAAAATAGGTGTGTTGGGTGATTTGCATATAACAAACCGAAGTCCTGCCAGAAGGAAGGACAGTTATTTTGAAACAATCTTAGGAAAACTTAAACAGGCATTCGATATATTTACCCAAGAGGACTGCTTATATGTTATACAAGTTGGTGATTTTTTTGATACACCAACAGTCGCAAATCGAGTAATTGCGGAAGTAACTCGATTATTGCTATCCTATCCTCAAAGATTGTTATGTGTTAGTGGCCAACACGATTTATCAGGACATAATTTAGGAACACTTTCTAATAGTCCGTTAGCTGTTTTGGAATCGGCTAATGCGTTGCAAATCCTGGGAGAATTCGTTGTAAATACGAAAAAAGATCAATCTGCTCCGGTTTATTTCTATGGAGCTTCCTTTGGAGAAGATGTTCCTTTAGTAGAAAATCCAAAAGCAGTTAACATTTTAGTCACACATCGTATGATAGGAAATCGTCCCTTGTTTCCGGGACAAGAGTTGGAGAATCCTCGAGCATTCTTAAGAGCAAATCCCGATTACAGTCTTATTCTTTGTGGAGATTATCACTATTCGTTCTATGATGAATATCAAGGTCGTAAAATTTTAAATCCTGGATGTATAGTTCGCAAAAATCTTAATGATGTTCGAGAAGGGTTGCAACCGAAAGTATGTGTGGTTTCGATTCCTGATTTAACGATACAAGATTTTCCTTTGGATTGTAAGCCAGTTGAAGAAGTATTTGATTTAACGAAAATAGAAGATAGTTCTCCGAACAAACAATCCCTAGAGCAGTTTATTAATAGATTAAAGGATTCGGAAGCTGCTAAAGTTGGGTGGAAATCTATGCTTTCCGATGTGCTCCAAGAAAAGAATGTTTCAACAACTGTGCAAGAAATAATTAATGATATCCTTTTGGAGTGTGACACACAATGAGTCAAATAATTGATCAACTAAACCAAAAGCAGAAGATCCTTGAAGATTTGATTCGGCAAGAAGCAAAACGACAAGGACGTATGGAAGAAGTTATGAAGCAATTATCAGCTTTAGGGTTGAATTCTATTGAGGAAGCAGAAAAAGAATTAGCTCGATTGTTGGAAACAGTTTCCGAAAATGAAAAACGTCTTCAAGAGATTGATGCTGAATTAGATAAGATTATTAACAATGCAAAGGGAGTTGATAATGTGGAATCCATTTCGAAGAAAGAATAAACCGGATGGATCAGCGGTGTTAATGCGACATCGTTTAACTGGTACAAAGTTTTGGGTTACCTCTGGACCAAATGGTGAAGACAAGACAAATCTTTCGCCAATGCAACCTTTGGTACTTCCCTGTGAAAAACTTCCATTAGGTACTAAGATTGAAATCTATTTAGGTAATGGGAAAAATGCAGAAGTTTAAGCTTTATCGTGAATATGTTCAAAAGACAAGAGCTAAGCAGGAGGTTTTAACTCAACAATTTAATGAGTTAGCTTGTGATGTACAAGACCTAAACACTAAATTAAACGAACTTAAACAGGTTCAAGAAGTATTTAATCTTGTGGGTGTGTTAGCTCAAACCGAAGTAAGAGAAGTAATTGAATTATTAGTAACAGATGCTTTGCAATTTGTATTTGGTTCGGAATATGGATTTACTATTGAAAATCAAATAGTCCGAAATCAACCGGAAACCAATTTTTATGTGATTAAAGGAAATCAAAAGTTTTCGCTAAAAGAAGAATTAGGTGGTGGTGTGGTTGATGTTGTATCCTTTGCTTTACGCTTCACTTGTTGGGCGATTCAAATAGACAGAACATCATCAATCATGTTCTTTGATGAGCCTTTGAAGTATGTTGATAAGGCAAGACTGCCTCTTTTGCAGCACATGATTCGAGAATTAACTTCCTTGTTGGAAGTGCAAACAATTATGGTTACACATGAGCAAAATCTTATTGATGCTGCGGATGTGTGCTACAAAGTTGAACAAGAAGATGGAATTAGTTTTGTGGAGAGAATAAAATGATTTATTTGATGGTTTTTCTTTGGGTGATTGTTGGAGGATTTCTCGGGTATTTAGATTGGAAGAAATCATTTAATGAAATCAATTTGTGGTATAGTCTTATGTGTTCATGTTTAGGACCCTTGATGATCGTTCTCATATTGTTTCATACAGATTATTGGAGATATTAATAATGATTTGGGGAAAAACACATCAAGAACGAGATCTTAAAAACCCATTTATGTATGCACAGAAATGGTTTGCCTGGAGACCCGTACAATTGAATTCAGGAAGATGGGTTTGGTTGCAAAAAATTTATTATAAATGTTGGGCTTCTTGGGCATCGGATGGTACTGTGTATGCTCTCACAAAAGAAGAATTGGTTTAAATTTAAGGAGAAATGAGAATGAAGATCGTAGCATATGTATTGTTGGGAATTATGGCAATTAGTGGAATTGGGTGTGTGGCATTGTCCGAATATATAACTCCAGCTGAGCTTAATAAGCAAGCCATCAACTACGTTGACAAGGCTGGAGTTGTTGACGCAAATGAATTTAAAGGCTATGCTAATTTACATAAGGCTGAGAAGCTTGCGAGGGCAATTGTAGCTGCTTATGAGGTCAATACATTAGCATTGCAACAGCTTCAAGAAAAGAATAATCTTGACTATAATCTGCTTCATGATATTGCAGCCAAGAATCTTGAAATTGCTAAGCAGAAGGAAGAGATGTTGTTTAGCGAAACTGGCTTGCTGTCGATGGGTCTTGGATTAGCTGGATTTGGTGGTCTTACAGGTATGATTGGATTGATGCGGAAGCGTCCTGGTGACATTACTCAACAGGAAATGGAACAAGTGGTATCGGAAGTTAAGGGTGAAGTGACTGCAAAGGATCGTCAGATTATTGAACTAGTAAAGGGTGTTCAAGCATTCATCAAGACAGGAAATGGTGAAGCAGAAGCATTGAAGGCAAAGTTGGCTGCGGCTCAATCAGCTGATACCAAAGAAACCGTCGCAAAGATTAAGGCAACACTTTAATTGGAGATAGAACAATGGAGCCAAGAGTAACTGTAAATACCACATTTGGGTCAACATGCGTGGGTGATTGTAAACGTGAACAGGATCTTTCCCCCATAGAAAATGGATTAAATCAAATAACTTCAAGGTTACACATTTTGCAAGATCACCTTTTGCAATTGTCAGCAAGATTAGAAATTGTAAAAGAGCCTAATGTTCCAACTTCTCAAGCACCAAATGTGAAAGATGATCAATCGTCGCATGGCAGTTCTTTATTGCAACAACTTTCGGCTATACGAAACCAGCTTGAAGCTATTGATAATGGAGCTATTGACATTCTTAATAGGTTGCAACTTTAACGATTAGAGGAGCCAAGGATGGATTTGCAAACACCATTCCACAACAAACGAGGAAAACTCCAATTTCCTTGGAAACCAACAGCCGATCGAGTTTTTATCTATCCTAAACCTCTGCCAACAACATTTGTTGAGGGAGGTAACATTTTAATTCCTGAACATCTTCGCGAAGAATTTGTATCCGAAGGTTGGGGAATATTGTTGGCAATTGGGCCAGGATACCACGATAAAGAAGGTCGGTGGTTTCCAACAGATCCATCCTTAGTTCCGGGTTCTCTGGTGTTTTACGATCATTGGGTTCCCTGGAGATCATTAGTTCCGGATAAACGAGGTAAGAAGCATGCGGTTGTGCTTTGTGGTGTCTTAGATTTGCATGCTATTGTTAAGAAAGATTGACATGAATTCCATCCAGAAAACTACGTATGAGGAACATGTTCGATACTTACTTCTTCGGTTTCCGAAGAATTTAATGCGAGTTGCCGAAGAAGCATCGAAGTTTGTCAATCGAGAAGTATCAATTGAAGAAGTCAAGCGAATCTATGACAAATTCAAAAAGAGTCAATCCAAGGACATTAATTATTGGGTTGCCTGTAATTTAGCTCAAGAGATACTGCAAGGATCATTAGAGCGTAAAGCTAAATTAGAAGCTATGTATCAAACATGGGATGGTCGAGAAATTGCTGAAGCTTCGATTTGTTGTAGTGCTCCGGTAGAACATATTGAAATGGGTGGTAACAGCTACTATCGATGCTTAGCGTGCAATGAAACCTGTAATGTCAAGACACTTTCATTTCTGGATCTTGAAGAATTGAAGATGAAAATTCTGAAGCAAATGCGGGAAGAGTCAACACATCTTATCAAGATGGCGAAAGAAATGGGATTTACAACTGGAGCACCAAAAATCGTTGAAAAGAATCAACAGTTTATCTATGTAGATCAGCGTAAAGATAAAGTGGCTGAGCCAGTGAATATTGATGCTTCCGTTGGAAAAGATTTGGAAAATATGTCCCCAATGGAGAGAGAAGCAGTTCTTCATCGATTGGAGAAAATGAATTCTCCAGAGCAGGAAGCACAGTTTGAAAAAGGAAGTTCAAATGGATCACAAAATTGAAAATTATATAGAGTACATATACTCACTTAATTACAAAGAACGACCGCCCACAATTAAGCAATTCCTTGCTGATCCTAAGTATTTAGGCACTATTACCAATAATGGGAGTGTAGTGTATCCAATTTGGCAACAAGTGTTGGAGAAGGTGGCTCAAGAAGATTCTAAATTTTTATATGTCTTTACGGGTTGTATTGGGGGAGGAAAAACGTATACAGCAATTATAGGTATGTTGTATACAATGTGTCGAATTCTATGTTTGAAAAACCCTTGGGAATACTTTAAACTTGGGTCTGGTTCGCAGATGTCGATTGTGTTTTTTAATTTAACAAAATCTCAATCCGAAAGCACCGGATACAAACTCTTTCAAACCATGCTATTAAGTTCGTCTTGGTTCCGTGAACATGGGATTGTGAAAGGCTCAGAGCTTCAACCGAAGTTAGAATTTAATTTGTTTAAGTATACATTTGCATCACCGTTTGTTCAAGGTTTTGGGACTCAGGGTGAAAATATCATTTTGGCTTTGATGGACGAGGTAGATTCTCCTGTTGCATCCGATATTCAACGAGCTAAAGTTATTGAAGCCTATGAAAATGCACGTAGACGTCTTGATTCTCGATTTATTGTTAAAGGTGAGACAATTGGAAGATTTTTTCTTGTTGCATCAAAGCAAGAAAGATTAAGCTTTTTAAACACATTTATTGCTAAGTATAAAAATTCTCCAAATATTGTTATCATTGATATTCCAATTTGGGAAGCAAAACCAGCTTCGAATTATTGTGGAAAGAAGTTTAAAGTCTCTGTTGGGGATATTTACAATCCTCCAAAGATTTGTGATACAGATGAGGAAGCAAAAGAATTCCAGGCTAAAGGGTTTCAAATTATTGATGTCCCCATTGAATATTTAGAACCATTTCAGAAAGATTTGGTCTGCTCACTTCGGGACATCGCTGGCATATCTGTTTCCCATGTTCGTGTTTCCAAATTGTTTCCTTCTGAAACCATGCTAATGAAATGTTATACGAAAGACCCAAATCCTGTTAAATTAATGACAGTTGAGGTTGGACTTAATGATAACATTGACTTAATGAATTTTCTTGACATAACATCTATTAAAGTTCCTAAGAATGTTCCTCGCTTTATCCATCAGGACTACGCATATTCCGGTGATGGGGATGCTAGTGGATTAGCCATGTCCTGCATTACAGGGTGGACGAAAAAGAATATTGAAAATGCAGATGGTACATTCAGGACAGAACGTGTCCCTGTGACCCACACGGACTTTGCAATGCGTATCAAGGCACACCCTGGTGACAAGATTCCGATCCACAAAATTCGTAAGTTCATTTTAGATCTTAAAGAAGTTTGTAAGTTTAATATCCATCGATGTACTTTCGATTTAAGAATCGGAACAGAAGATACCAAACAAATTCTCGAACGTGCTGGCATAGCCTGTGACTATCTATCTATGGATAAAAATCCCCAAGACTATAGGGATTTTGCTACATTAGTTTGTGAAGGCCGATGGTCCACACCGTGGCACCCATATCTGCATTTTGAATTAAAGAATCTTGAAGATGACCCTGAAAAGAATATGGTTGATCATCCTGCTGAAGTTGTGGAAGTTGAAATGTTGGAAACAGGCAATCTCCGCGAAATAGTTCTTATGGGGTCAAAAGATATTAGTGATGCGGTTGGTGGTTCTATAACACAAGCAATCAAAGAATGTATTACCCCACCAGATATTGAGATGATGAATCAATTGTTTGGAAAAATGAAGCCAGAAGTAAGGGAAGCGGAAAAACTCTGGTGGGTAGATGCAGGCATACAAATCAAGCGAGAAGACCCAATTCCACCAAAGAATCAAGAGGCAATTCAGTATAATGAACTATTGAAAAAGATACGAGGTTTACACCATGGATGAAATGAAAGATTAATTTTATGTCCACAAATATGGATCAACTTAACAAGGAAGTACTTAAATCATTGTGTTTGCAATATCAAAAAGAGCCATCGGTTGACACATTTAGCAAAATATTATTGCGTGTTGACAAGCTTGCTCTATATGTTGCGTGGGGTTGTATTGGTAAACTTCCACATTTGAAAAAAGCTGACATACAGGATGTTTACAATTCGGCAATAGTTGGTTTGTATGCAGGTGTAAAGAAAATTAAGCCGGATGAAATACCAGATATTGTAATCGCAAAATTCATTGCTTACATGAAATGTGAGATAAAAAAGGATTTTCCTTCTCGTCCTGAACTTTCGATGGATTGGGTTGATACTGAAGAATCCGATAAAGGTATTTACACGAATTTAGAATTTGAATGTGTTGAAGAAAATATAAAGAAATTAATTGAAGAAGGTATATTCACACAAACCGAAATTAATATTATGAAGGCTCATTTTATGTGGGAAATACCTTATACACAATTAGCTGCTCTTTATAATCTGCATATTGATTCGGTTAGGAAAACGGCACAAGATTGTGTTATACGGTTAAGGCACCAATTTCGGATTCGAGGAATTGAGGTTTCGTAAAAATGCCAACCTACGATTATATGTGTGCTAATTGTGGAAGTCAATTTGAAATCTATCAAAAGATAACAGAAGGGCCAAAAAGGTTGTGTCCGAAATGTGGTAAGAAAAAGTTAAAGCGATTAATTGGTTCAGGTGGGGGCATACTGTTTAAAGGTAAAGATTGGCCGGGTCAAGATATTGCAAGAAAAGGACAAAATACTTTAAAAGAGGAATCTAATGGGAATCAATCGTCGTAAACAACGTGAAATGCAAGAGGCTCAAGAGAATCTTAAATATCTGTTTTATTTGGATATGAAAGAATATCTTCGCAAGAAGTATGCTCCTAAAGTTGAGGAAGAAAAGAAAGAAGAAAATGCCGGAGACGATAAGGTATGTTGATAATTGGGATCTCAGGAAAGAAACAATCTGGCAAAAGTACTGCGGCTGCAACTTTGAGTAAATTGCTTCAGGAGAAATTTGCAACAAAAACTGAGATTGTCTGTTTTGCCGACAAACTTAAAGAAATAGTTATTGACTGCTTTGTTCCTACGGAGTGGAATTGGACAATCAAAGACTTGGAGCCTGATGAGAATAAAAATAGAATGTTGCCTTGCAATAAAACTGTGAGGCAAATGTTACAAATTGTAGGAACAGATTGGTTTCGTGAAATGTTTTCAGATTGTTGGGTCAATGCATATGCTAAAAAATTGCAAGAACTATTTGTAGACATTGTTATAACTCCCGATGTTCGATTTCGAAATGAATTAAAGTATATTCAAGAACATAATGGGTTAGTAATTCGATTAACGAAAGCTCCATTTGCTGATACAGATAAACACAAATCTGAAACAGCGTTGGATGGTGTTGCGGAATATACAAGAGATTTGTTGATAGAATCTGGATGCAATTTATTGGATTCTTACGCAACATTATCTTGGGGTGAAGCATTAAAGGCAAAAGTGTTTGATGTGTACATTGTTAATGAATTAATGTCATTAGAAGAAAAAGATGTTTGGTTAAAGCATCTTGTAGATAAACATTTTGGAATTAATTCGAATTTACAAGTTGAATTCCTAAGTTTTGTATGATTGGAGAAACCATGCTTCCTAATTTTGTAGAAATGCAAGTTGTTGAAATGCGTCAAATGGGAAATCAGTTGGCTGTGATCGAAAAGCAAGTAAGATTCCATAAGGATCAAGTTGCAGCGTTAGAACCAATTACGTTGCCTTCCAATATGAAAGGTCCTGATGGTGAACCGATCGGCATCCCTGGTACATTGTTGAGGCTTAATTGTGGTGCTGGGTATGCTGTTAAGATGTCATGGGAGCAAGTGGAAGGGATTTTGCTGGGAGAAGAAGAAAAGAAAGAAGTTACTTTGATTAAATTAAAGGATGAACAATGAAACGGCATGAAATCATTGAAAGAAGTACCGAAGTCCTGAAAGATATTATTTGTGATAGGTGTGGGAAAACTTGTAAACAAGCCTATAATTATGAAGGTCTTTTCGCGTCAACAATTGGTGGATATGATAGTTGGTATGATGACTTGGAAATTTCAATTGATTTGTGTCAGTATTGTTTAAAGGATTTTCTGCTGTGGATGCATCCTGACAAAACACTTGAGGAGATAATGAACCGTTTTAAATCTGCTTAAAGAACAGCGGTGTCCTCTCTTGTTAAGGAGAATGCAATGACTTGGGCCGACATTGATGTGAAACTTAAAGAAGCAAATTTAACTGAAGAACAAATTAAAGTCGTTGGGGAAATTATTAATCGAGTTGTTGATCAGCTACACAGTGATATCTATTGGGCTGACTATGATTTTGGAGATTGAGAAATGGTACTATTAATAACGCTGGGTCTTATTTTGTGGTGGATAGTTGGATTTATTGGATTTGTATATTGGTGGACTTCGGACTTTGACCTCCGAACAAGTGATTTAATGATGGGATTTATCGTAGCTTGTTTAGGACCATTCACATGGATAATGGGGCCTAGTATTCATGATCCCGATTCCCTAAAAGTTCTTATTAAAAGGAGAAAAAGGAATGTTCACATTTAAACCTCCACTTTGGTGTAAAATCCAAAATAATAGTATTAAAGAAGCTGTATTAAAGGCTGCTGAGAACGTTGGTGCTCAGATTTACATGTCGGCGAGTTTGACTTGGAATATCGAAGATTTTGAAATTGTTAATAATTATTTTAAGAAGTTTGGGAAAACAGAATTGGCTGCTCATGTTGTTGAGTATTGTAAAGAAAAATTAGTTCAAGCGAAAGGATAAATCGTGAGATGTGGAAGCCAAGTCGTGCTGTGTTCTGTGCCTGTAAGATGGGATCCATATAAGGGATGTACACATTCTTGCCAATATTGCTTTACTCGTCGCAAATTAGATGATCGAATTGGGCAAGATGTGGATATTGAAAAAGGTGATAGTTTAACAGCACTTCGAAATTTTATTGCAGGCGAGAGAAAAGGCGAACTATCTTGGATTGATAAGGATTGGAAATTCCCGATTCACATAGGAGGGATGTCAGATCCTTTTCAACCGTGTGAAGATAAGTATAAGATTTCATTTGAAGCTCTAAAGATTTTAGCTGAAAGTCAACACCCATTTCTTGCTTCCACAAAAGGAAGGATTGTTGCAAAACCTGAATATCTTGATTTGATTTCACAATGTAATGCAGTTATGCAAGTGTCGTTAGTTTCTCCATCATATGATGTTTTGGATGCTGGAGCTCCTCCATTTAAAGAACGTGTGGAAATTATTGGTAAACTTGCAAAAGTATCAAAAAGAGTTATTGTTCGTATTCAGCCGTATATGATTACCGAACTTGAAAAAGTATTAACGATTACTATTCCTCAAGTTCAAAATGCTGGAGCATATGGTGTTGTGGTTGAAGGTATGAAGTTTTATGATGGAAAACAGCCTGGGACAATACAGGTTGGAGCCGACTTTGTTTATCCCTTAAATATTCTGCAACATCACTTTGAACAAATCCGTGATAGAGCCCATGAGTTGAATCTTAAGTTTTTCTGTGGTGAAAATCGTTTGCGTTGGATGGGAGATTCGTTGGTATGTTGTGGTTGTGAAGGAGTTCCGGGTTTCCAACACAACACATTCAATCTCAATCACATTTACGCAGGAGAAGATCCACAACCAACGCCAGCTATGAAAGAAGTTGGACACACTGTTTGCTTTAAAACTTTGTGTCAATCATCTTGGGCATCAGATGTATTGGATCAACTTACATTTGAAAATGTAATGCGTGAGATAGCTAAATCAAAGTTTGGGTATAATGTTATGGGTTTGGACACGGTGGACAAAGACAAAACCTTTGATATTTGAAAGCGAGTAAATATGCAGATTGACGTAAATGAGGCATATGCTTTTGTGCTTAAAAAGGTTTATAATCCCTTAATATTAAAAACAGAAGAGGGAAATCAATTAGCATTGTGCATGCGAGATGATACAATTGAAATGACTGTTCCTGGGTCTGGAAAACACTATCAAGTAAATATGGTAACAGGTGAAATTTTTAAAATGTATGAGTAGGAGAAAGATCATGGCAAGAACAAAGAAAGTTCCGTTCGGTGATTTGATGATGGGAGATGCATTTCGTATTGGACGTCGAAGAGCAATTTATATTAAGGATGAAGAAGAGTATGCTGTTTTGGTAGTGCCTAAAACAAAATTTGATCTAAGAGGTTCACTAGAATATATGTACTTAGATGATCTTGTTACACCTGTCGATCTCTACTATTTTTGACATGTCCAAATCTCTCCAAGATCTCCAAGTTTATGATCTAACTCCTGTGCAGGAAATGGCTGGGGTTTATTATAAACGTGATGATTTGTATTCCCCTTTTGGCAGTGACATCCTTAATGGAGGCAAACTTAGGCAAGGATGCCTCTTACTTTCTTTAATTGTCAAAGAAGGATACAAACGAATTATTACTGGGTGCTCTGTTTTATCCGCACAAGCTCCTGTGGCAGCTGCTGTTGCCCGATATTATGATCTCCCATGCATTGTATGGTATGGGACACCGCAGCACCAGAAACACCATATGCCACGATTGGTGAAGCATTTCGGAGCAGAAATTAAATTAGCTCCTTCTGGAAGATCAAACGTATTGCAATCGTGTGGTAAGAAAGAAATGCTTCCAGGTGATTTCTTTTTGGAGTATGGTGTTAATTGCCAGAACACAAATTATGTGGAAGCATTTTATGATGTAACTGCAAATCAGGTAAAGAATCTTCCAGATGATTTAGATAATTTGGTAATTGACTGTGGATCTGGAATCACATCTACAGGCATTTTATATGGATTAAAAAAGTATAATAAACAAGTTAAGGATGTTTGGTTAATTGGAACAGCACCAAATCGAGAAAAGAAGATCCGAGAAAGACTTGCAACCTTATCAATACTGTCTGGATTGGATTTGTGGAATATCCCATTCCATTATGTTGATGCATATACAGATGGTTGGAAATATGAAGAGCAAGTGGAAGCGTTTTTGCCTGATGGGACTGAACTTCACCCCCATTATGAAGCGAAAGTTTTTGTATGGATGTTAGATGATCCTGAATTGTTTAAAGGAAAACGAAACTGTTTTTGGATTGTGGGTTCACTTCCGCAATTTTTGAGAGAGGTTTAAATGCTAAATATAGCTCCAAGTTATAATGAGTGGACATTAATGATAGCCTTTTTACAGACTGCTCATTTTGATTGGTTAATGCCCCCGAAAAATACAGATGAGTTGATTAAGGCTTGTATGAAACCTGCAGTATATAAACAATTTGAAAGTATTCAAAAGCAAATATATTAAGGAATTAAATAATGGATAAAGGTTGGATTGCAATTGATTTGGATGGTACGTTAGCGTATTATGATGAATGGCGAGGTTCACACCATATTGGTGAAGCTGTGCCTTTGATGCTTTCACGTGTTAAGAATATGTTAGCAGAAGGCAAACGAGTCAAGATATTTACTGCCCGAGCTTCCCAACCAGATTTTGATATTCGAATTATCCATGCTTGGTGTAAGAAATATGGATTGCCTCCACTTGAAGTAACATATCAAAAAGATTATCTTATGATCGAATGTTGGGATGACAGAGCCATCCAAGTGATCCCCAACACAGGAATAAGAGTTGATGGAAATCCCTAAGATTGGGGTTGTTGGATCTAGGAGTTTCAATAACTATTCTCTTTTAGAAAGTTATTTAACGCTGTTAATACCCTTCCATTTAATATCAGGAGGAGCTAAAGGAGCAGATCAATTAGCCGAACTATTTGCCAACGAAAACAATCTTGGAAAAACAATACATCTTCCTGATTGGAAAACATTTGGAAAATCTGCTGGTTTCTTAAGAAATCAGTTGATTGTGTTAGATTCAGATTTCATTTTAGCATTCTGGGATGGTAAATCAAAAGGTACTAAATCAACAATTGATTTAGCTAAAAGGAATAATGTGTCTGTTGAGGTCATATTGTTTTGATCCGATGTATAATTTAAAAACATTTATTTAATTAAGAACAGTTATCTCGTAAATTTTGAGGATATTTCTTAAGAAGGGAATCTGAACATGCCTTATACCCAAAACCCATTTAATTCACTTCTTCCTGATCTCACACCCAAACCTCCGATGATTCCGACTGAGGTAGTCAAAGGCGAAAATGCTACCGAAGAAGTTATCCGCATGATCAAAAAAGCAGGTATCACTGCGGAAATGGTTCAACGGTCAATTAATGCAGATATTGAAATTAGTTGGGATCGGTGGAATATTTACCAGGAAGTTGAACGGGCAATTACCCATTGGATGGTGGGTCCTGCTATAGAATTATACGCCGGAACAAGTACACCATTTTCTCCAATTCATGGTGCGACTTGCTGGGTGCAAGCTGATTCGGAAACCTACCAGCGGGAATTAAATGATCTGTTTGACAGGATTTCGATAGAAGAAAGGATTCATGATTGGGCCTTTACATTGGCTGCATATGGTGATTTGTTTATTGAATTAAATGGTATGCCGGGATTAGGTATCGTTTCTATTAATGATGCAGAACATCCCATGAATACTTCTCGTGTTGAATATGAAGGTATACTCGTAGGGTTTTATAAATCGTTGCAAGGTTTTTCGGGTAATCAATCTACAGAGAAGAACACATTAATTCCACCTTGGAAATATGTACACATGAGATTGTTGGGTGGTATTAAGAGACGTTCTCGATTTGCTGAAAATCAATATTCGGAGATGAGAAGTGTTAATCTTATCACAACATCTGAAACAAGACAAGTGACAACACGATATGGGACATCATTGCTCCTTAATGCCTTGCCATCATACAAACGACTTCGCTTAGCAGAAGATAGTTTGTTACTTGCTCGTGTTACAAGAGGTATTATCAAATACATCTGGAAGTATAAAGTTGATGGTACAAATATGGAAGCTGTTTCGTCTCTTATGGATCAATATGCAACTCTTATAACAAGAGCAAGAGCTATTGATACAAGAGAAGGTTCAGCGTCTTTCGATTCGAAGAATTCATCTATCTCTGCTATCGAAGATATATTCATTCCTGTTTGGGGTGATATTAATGATCTTACTTATGAGAAAGTTGGTGGGGAAGCTGACATTCGTTGGATTGTTGATATTGATAATCTTCGAAATCAATTAGCGACAGCATTGGCAACGCCACCATCATTGTTAGGTGGTTATGTAAAAGAGGCAACAGGATCATTAGGATCCGAAGCAATTGAACAGTTAGGTATTCGATTTGCTAGATCTGCGAGAAGAATCCAAAGAGCACTAATTAATGGTTTAGTTCGTATGTGTCAGATCCATCTTGCATATAAAGGGATGGATCCAGATCCACAATTGTTCCAAATTCAAATGGCAGAAACTTCTACCGCAGAAGAAAATGCAATTCGCAAAGGTTTGGAAACTGGATTGAAAACATTAGGATCATTTATGTCGACGCTAAAGAAAGTTAGTGGACGTAAATTGGATCCCGAAAAGGTGTTTGAGTATTATAATGATAAGATCCTGCGATTAGAAGATTTTCGTATCGAAGATTTTTACAAATCCAAAGATGTTATTGCTAAAGAGGCAGAAGCTGCTGCAGCAAAAGCTGCTGCTGAGGCAATGCCTCCAATGGAACAACCTGGAGCCGTGCCCCCAGCTGGTGGTCCCGTTCCGGCTGTTCCACCAGTTAAAAAAGAAGAAGAAAAGAAACCAATTCGATTAATTTCTAGTGTAGAAGATGATTTTGACGCCACTACAATTATTGAGGCTAAAGTGCGAAGATGTCCAAGATTAAATGAAGGTAGATTCAATACTGATGTGTATGCATGCCTACCAGCTGTAATGTCTTCACATGTTACTGAAGATACCAAGGACAAATTGAATGAACGTATAATGATAATTGATAATCCGGCTGAGAATCCAATTGACATCAATTTCTTGGAGCAGCGAGATTATCTAACCTGGATGGATAAATATGGTGATGCTTGTGTAACTGAAATAGCAGAAGAAAAGAAAGTGTAATTTTATAATTTTCCATTTTGGTTTCTCTGATTATAAGCTATAATATAAGTATGAGCCAGCCATGGAGATGTCATTCATGATCTCAACATGGGCCTGGATTCCAAGAAGATGGGGCTACTTGTTGTAGCCCCTAATTTTCAATCTGCAAAGGGATGGTAAAATGTGGTATGGTTTGTTGGTAAATGGTTGTTTGGAATGTGTTAGATATTTCAAACATACACCTTTGATTTGGGATTTTCATCTAGGATATTACAATTCCAGTAATGATTATGAAGTTGTTGAATTGGATATTTCCTTTCGAGGTAAATGTGTTCCATATGTATAAACAGGAAGAAAGAACAATTAAAACTGAACAAGATACTCAAAAGGAATTTGATCACTTGTTTGATCAACTGCTTGAAGCGGAAAAAGAACGAGATGATGAATTAGCTTATTCAATATTTAAACAGATTATTCAATTAATCTGATTTTGGCCCTGTCTTCTAGTCGGTCTAGGATATTGGCCCTTCAAGCCAAAGACGTCAGTTCAAATCTGATCAGGGCTATTTAGTTTCTTTGAAAATTTAATACAGAATGAAAGGCTGAGGAGGAACAAAGCCAATATTTAAAGGTTACAAATTCCTCGTTCGTGCGGGCGAAAATGCGGTCTTGGTATATTTTTGAGAATAAGAAGAGTTGATAAGGGACATGTTTACGAATCGCAAAATTTTAATTAACCCTGAATAGAATTCGGTTGTGTTTTTCATTCTGTATTTTTAACTCCATAGTGTAACGGCAGCACTGGAGATTTTGAATCTCCCAGTTTAGGTTCAAATCCTAATGGAGTTGGTGACCTATAGCTCAATGGTAGAGTACACGACCGATAATCGTGCGATCCTGGTTCAAATCCATGTAGGTCAAATGACCTGTAGCTCAACGATAGAGCACACCCCTTATAAGGGTGTCGTTGTTGGTTTAAATCCAACCAGGTCTATTCTGCTTCGAGGCACCTGAAAGCAATGATGTGCCGCCAGAACATCTAGTGAGTAGGGTGCTCGGTTTTAAAATTTTAAGAGAGGAGAATTATAAAATGATTCGTGGTCGTTGTCGAACTAATCTTGATGAATATAGAATGGAATGTTGGCCGGAACGGTTTGTTGCTGTTCCAAGAGAAGGGGAATGGATTGAATCTAGAGGAGGAAAACGTCTGAAAGTTTGTAAAGTTACACATTGTTTCTGCCGGGATGAGGTTTATTTTGAGTCTGGAGCGTGCAATCATTATCCGTATATAGAAATTGAATTAACAAAAATCATTGTTTAAACAAGTATAATATTCGGAATGTGGGCTAGTTTGGTTTAAGCCACGTGGCCTGGGACCACGTAATCGCAGGTTCGAATCCTGCCATTCCGATTAACGAAATATATTTGAAAGGTTCATAATGAAAGCAGCAGGACATCTCATCATTGATTACACAGCTTTGTTGCATCGCTATGGTGTTGATTCAGAAGTTTCGATTAATTTTCGGAATAAGCATCAGTATAATACAGAGTTTGTTAATCGAGCACAAGCAATGGATCGTCTCTTTCGTGAGAGAGATAATCATGCTTTAATTGAAATGGAATAATTGTTTTAAGGAGAAAGCAAATTGAAATTTAAACCGTCTTTTAATAAAGTAATTGTAAAACGTGAGCCTCCAAAGACAAAGACCGAAGGAGGAATTGTTCTTCCGGCAAGTGCAAAGATTCTTGGAACGATAGCAGATGTACTTGCCATTGGTCCAGGAAAGACATATCCTTCAGGTGTACAAGCTCCACAGCCATGTGCTGTTGGAGATAAGGTGTTGATTTCTACACAAGGTGGAACAACATTAGAAATGGATGATGGTGAGTGTTTGTTGTTGGAATTTGATGATATTCTTGCAATTGTTGAGAAAGGAACGTAAAGGTAAGTAACATGAGTAGTACAAATCGCAGACCTCGTAGAGAACAGTTTGATGACGTGGTGGATAGTGAAAGTCGTGTAAAGCCTAATGCAACACAACGTAAGATGCAAAATAAGCAATCAAGGATGAAAATCAAAGCTGTTTTGAATAAGTTTAATTATGATGACTTTGATACATTTGTTGATGAGTTTGAAGAATAAAATAGAATCATTTGTGGCGGAATAAGTAGACGCTTGCAACGGTTAAGTGGGTCAGGGATGTAATGGGTGGTAGCCTGATCAGCCGTATCCTATTACAATCGAACAGCCGATACGCGGTCCATATGCAGTGGTGTAAATCCCTGCCAAATGATTCATTATAATAGCTCAGTGCCGCTGGACGGCTTGATAGGGTTTTGCCCCGCTGAGCTTTAAAAATAATTGAATGTTTATGAGAACAACCTCTTCCTGGCAGGTGTTGTCGACGACGTGGCTGCTCGACGGAGAAAGCCGGTATGATGGGTCAGGGCTGAACATTCAATTTTATGGGCGTGTAGCTTAATTGGGAAAGCGGAACACTTGCAATGTTCAGAATGAGAGTTCGAGTCTCTCCACGGTCCAATATTTTAGCGGTGTAGAGCAGTGGTTAGCTTAGCTCCCTCATAAGGAGAAGGTCGATGGTTCAAATCCATCCACCGCTATTTAATTCCTAAGATATCTTATAAGGTCTGTAAGGAAAATGAGTTTGGTAGACTACATTTTACATAGCCTTAGTGATATGGCAGACGTGAAGATCTTAGGAGTTTTGACGGTGTGGTGGAATTGGCAGACGCATTGGTTTCAAGAACCAATACCCTTCAGGGTGTAAGAGTTCGAATCTCTTCACCGTCACTGTGGCCATAGCTCAACTGGTTAGAGCACAGGATTGTGGCTCCTGGTGTCTGGATTCGAATTCCAGTGGTCACCTTCCCTGGTGGTTCAATGGTAGAACGTGCGGCTGTTAACCGCAAAATGAAAGTTCGATTCTTTCCTGGGGAGTTATGAAAAAGAATAAACCAAAACTTCCTAGAGGTAAAATGCCTCCTCCAACAAATGTCTTTAAAGACAAGAAGAAAGAGAAGTCTAAAAATTGGTGTCGTGATAAATCAAAGGAATGATTTTGACCAAGCATAATCCCAAACCAAAGTATAAATGGTATATAGGTAAGTTTCATAACGAGCAATGTTTAAAATGTCCACATGCTATTCCACATCAAGCTGATTCGTTGGGAGAACATGATAATGGACACATGTGTGGTGGTTTTTGTATGCATTTAAACATCGAAGTTTATTGTGGAAGAACTCGAGCACCTAGGAAGAAGAAATGAAATCCACAGATTATGTCTTTTTAGTTTGGTTAGCAGCAAAATTGATAATAGATGCAATTGGATTTGTGTATATTATTTGGCGATTGAAATGATTTTAGAATTCAAAAATGAATACAGATTTTTAAGTAATTTTTATCATAGCCCAATTATTTGGCAGCAACGAACATGGCCGACAGTTGAACATGCATATCAAGCTGCAAAAAATTTAGATTATGCAGATGCTATCTTACAATTATCTACAGCAGCAAGGGCTAAAGCAAAAGGTAAAACCCTTCCTATCCGATCAGATTGGGAAGCAATTAAATTATCTGTAATGGCTGAATTGGTTTATTGTAAATTCGAGCAACATGCGGACTTAGTTGAGTTATTGCTTCAAACGGATGGATTGTTAAAAGAAGGTAATTATTGGCATGATAATTTTTGGGGAAGTTGTTTCTGTCAAAAATGTCAAGATCAAGGATTAAACATGTTGGGGAAATTATTGATGATTGAAAGGGATTTTCGAAAATGAAAGATTCAAAAGGTGCATTTGGTACCCTTCCCGTATTAAAGGTATTCCCTTGTGATTGTGGTGGGGAGGGATTAGTAATCGTTGCTGAAGACGATCCATGGTATGAAGATATTGCAGGTGGTCCACATGTAAATATTGCATTTTGGGGAATGGCTCCATACAGTAATAATCGTTTGGGTTGGAAAGACAGATTGCGTTGGGCTTGGAAAATATTGCGGACTGGAACACCGTTTAATGATATGGTTTGTCTTAATGGAGCAACAACTAAACGTTTTGCAAACCATTTACTTTATTTAATTGATAAGTATAATAACCATAGTTCCAAAGATGAATTACAACCTATAATTGAGGAGAATGAAAATGAGTGAAGAAACTATTCAAGAACAACCAGTTAAAGTAAGGCAAACGGCAGTTCGTGGTGTTATCAAAACAGCAAGACAGCTTTTAGTTGAAGGCAAAGAAGATAAAGAAGTTAAGCAAGTCATCGTAAATATGTATCTGGCTGCTGGTCGTACTGAAAAAGATGCAAAGGAATCAGCGGCTGTTGTAATGCATGATGTAAAGCACAGAGAATTAAAAGGCAAGCCTCAGCAGGAATAGTCTTCCTGCTTTGACGGAGAGGATTTCATCTTCTCCGTTTTTTCTTTAATGTGTTTTTAGAAAGAGAATATATGAAGATGGATCCATGTTCTCAATGTAAACACGTTAATAATTATGATTTTTGTCATACTTGTGAGCATCGTAAGAAGAAGAAAAAGTCTAAGGAGAAAAAGAATCATGGAAGTTCATCTGAAGAATCGAGTGAAATGCAAAGCAAGTGAAATTGAAATAGGCGAAACATTTCGCTTAATTGAAAAGCAGCAATGTTTAGAGGTAATTGATTTATCCCAAATTGATATGTTTAAGGATGTTGAAACTAAACTTACATTACGAGATGATGTTGTTTATTGTGTTGCAATTGATACCGGAGTTGTGCAAATAATTCCTAAAAATATTGATGTGTATAAAGTAAATATTGTTGCAGAGGAGAAATCATGAAATCCCAAACTGGTTGGGTACTTAAATCCAAAAAGAACGGCAAGTATTTGGACTGGAACGACGACTACGAATATACATCAAATATTTTCAATGCGAGATTTTATTCTACTCGCAGAAAAGCTAGAGATTGTAAACCAGTTAGCGAGACAGTTCGAAAAGTTGTAATAACTGTTTATTAAAAATGCCAACTAAAGTGGTACATTGTCAAAAACAGCCATATGATGTCTACATTGGTCGTCCTTCAAAATGGGGAAATCCATTTACAATTGGAAAAGATGGAACAAGACAAGAAGTCATACAAAAGTACAGAGAATGGATTTTGCAGCAACCTGTTCTATTGCAGGACTTGCATGAGCTAAAAGGAAACGTATTAGGATGTTGGTGTGCTCCATTGCCTTGTCATGGAGATGTTTTAGTTGAATTGTGTGACGGCAGGAGTTTCTTTTAATGACCGATAAAATCCAAATTGGTGATAAAGTAAATGTGTTCTTTGAAAATATAGATGCTGAGTTTGATTTGGAAGTTTTACACATTCCAGTGGCAACAGGTGATTCTTGGCATTTAAGAACAGAAAATGGAACATTGATATACGTTAATATGTTTTCGAAAATGATCAAAATTAATTAGGAGAAAGAAAATGTCTTTCGGACTATATTTACTTGCTGGTGTTGCTGTACTGGAATTTATTACTATAGGAGTTTTAAAACATTGGTTGAGTGAGGAAGAGCGGACAACACGTAATCTTTTAAATGTGTTAGGCAATGTGTTAGATGAGCGTGATGAATGGATTGCTAAATATAATTCTGAAATTGAAAAGCAGAGGAAGGATATTTATCTGCAAAAACAATAGTAAAACCATATTAATTTAATTTAAGGAGCAGTACGATGAAGAGAGCACGAACATGGATGGTTGTGGTTCTGTTGGCAGGATTGGCAGTAAACACAGTTTTAACATCAATGAGGATTGAATCAATTAAGGAAGATTTACATTATTCAAATCTCGTTACGGAAGTACAATTTGATTATGTTTTTTATGGTTTAAATTATTTGTATGCAAAAGAAAATGCAGTTCAGAATGTTGCGAAATATCGAAAATCTTCGGTTGTAACAGTATACATAGAGTATGACCAAATCAATCCACTGACCGGCGAGAATTTTAGGTGTTGTGCATCGGGGGTGGTTATTGATCCGAATGGAATAATTTTAACTGCTGCTCATGTTGTTGATGATGTTACACCAGGCCCGTATAATAGATTTTGGGTTGTTTTTGCTGATGGTGTCGAACGCGAAGTCTTATACACATCAAATGCAGGAAGTCGAAATCCAGATGTGGGAATTATTTGGATTGACCCAGATGGGTTGAATTTGGAGCCGGTTGAAATTAAACATCCACAAAATGCAACACAGGTTGGAGATACAATCGTTGTCGTTGGAATGCCTTTTAATCTAACATTTACTGTTACATCTGGTATTGTGAGTCGCTTAAATGTTGACGTTGCAGATCCGATAGGTGCTGTGCAAAAGTATATTCAAATTGATGCTCCGACAAATCCAGGAAATTCTGGAGGTCCAGTTTTTGATTCAAACGGAGATTTAATTGGTATCGTTTCTTGGTTGTATCGAGGAACCAATGGATTAAGCTTTATTGTTCCAATTGATAGAATAGCTTTAGGTATCGCAAAGTGTAGTGAGAAACAAGAGAGGTAATAATGACGGATTTGATGTTAGATCTGGAGACAATGTCTTCTGGTTCGGAAGCAGTCATCATCCAAATAGGAGCTTGCTATTTCGATCGATATACGGGTGAAATAGGAAGCTCCTTCCTTGTAAATGTGGATTTTGTTTCTGAGAAAATTGGTGAATTTGACGGATCAACAATTTGTTGGTGGTTGAATCAAGCTAAAGAAGGTAATCTACTAACATTCTTAAATAATCCAGTTAAATGTTGTGAAGCTTTACGGCAGTTTAAAGCATTTGTAAAGGATGCAAAACAGATTTGGTCACACGCAACCTTCGACTTTGTTATAATACAAGAAGCATTAAAGCGGTTCAAGATAAAACCTCTTCCGTATCGTGCTGCGAGAGACATTAGAACTTTAGTTGATCTTGCTGGATTACCGAAACAAGATACTTCAGTCACAACACATGATGCTTTAGAGGATTGTATTTTCCAAGTTAAGTATTGTGTTGAGTGTTTTAAGGCATTACGAAAATGAATGATTTTGAATACATTAAACCAATTGAATTTGATCCAGCTTGGGATAATTGGATAAAAGTTAGAGAAGAACTAATCGATCAAATGCAAGATTATTTTCGATTGTCCTTAAAAGATCTGTTAGGCGAAGAATAAATGGTTTACATCGATCCATCTACACAACCAACACATCAATACACAAATTCTAATGGACATATATCGTTGTGTATACCCTGGACACATGATACGGTCATTATGATGTGTAATGATCAGAAGACATGGATGCCTGAACCTGTTTGGGTTGGAAGTGGTGGTATACATCTAATTAGGAGTTAAAAATGAAAATCATGCTATTGGTTTTAGTAGGAGGTTTTGTCTTTCTAATGCATGGGTGTAGTGGCACAGGTTTTGATAAGCAAGCTGCGTTGGTTCCGGACTATGTAACTGTTGGAATTGAACAAGGAATGTATAATCATAGTCCCGAAGATTGGAGTGGGGTTAATATCTCTGCAACATGGGAATTTAAAAAGGCTGACTGATATGACAATCTATATTCCTGTAGGTACCACAGCTTCTGGTAAGACAACTAAATGTCGTGAATGGATAAAGAATAATCAACCTGCTGTTCTTGTCGAAGCTGATGCTTTACGAACGATCTTCTTTGAAAAATACACATTTGATCCCAAACTTGAAAACCCTATTCGCCAAATTATGGTTGCGTGTGTATTAAATTGGTTGGATGCACAGTATAATGTGGCTGTAGATGATGCTGTATTCTTTTTGTCAAAGAACGATAGAAAGTACTTTGAAGATTATGTACAAGAATTGTTCGGAAGATACGAGATCATTTGGGATTTCCTTCCGATCCCAACAGATGAAGAAGTTCGTAAAAGACGCAAAGGAACCGAACGAGGAATCTCGTTAGATCAGTGGATAGAGATAAAAAATCGACATGCGATGTTATTGGAGAAAGATTAAAAATGAGTGACTTTGAAGAAGAGATTCTTTCTAGAGAAATGTTTAATCCATTTCCGAAACGAATCCAATTTAAAGAAGGAAATCTTTATCTCTATGGTCAAGATATGGATTTTCATCTAGGTATTCCAGCCGATGTTGTTTTTGGGGTTGAAGATTTTAATGATGAAAAACTTAAATTAACTGCTCCTGGTTATGGATTAAGACCTTATGGCAATGGAGCAATATATTTGGAAAAGAAACTAATTCAAGATCTTTTGCAACAACAGAAATCAGCTGCTCAGCATAATGAGGTAGTCATTATTGAATCGTCGCAAAAAGAATATTATTCGGATACTGAACTTCTTGATTGGTTACAAGAGCAATTAAGCAAAGCACAATATACAGGTAAAGTCATCTTTCGATGGTCGTCAAATGGGAGGGGAATAAGATTGCACGAGACGACACAGTTTGGAGCAGTATCTTCAATTCGCCAAGCAATCATTAATGCAATACAAAAAGAAAATGGTCAAACACCAATTATTTGTTCAAGGTGTCGGGGAACAGGATGTATACACCCTGAACCAGATCCAGCTTGTAATGATCCATGCCCAAACTGCAATGGAACAGGTTTAAAGTAAACCAAACTAAGGAGAAAGATCAATGAACGACGATCCTCTTGATACCATTGACTACGAAACATTCCAACAACTTCCTTTACATGCAATAGAAATAGGAGCTTTGTTTCTTCCAAATGGTCTCCAAAATCAAAAAGAAACATGTTGTCCAGGAGAACGAGTTTTCCTCCTTGAACGTCAATCTCAGTCTACTTCTAAATTAATAATGCGAAAGTTGACAGATATTAAGGAGATCTAAAAAATGAAAGCTTGGGTAATTAAACAACATCATCCAAAGAAAAATTTGTACTGGGATGACTACGCAAGAGCTTGGGGACCTTTATCACACGCTTTATTATCTTGTACGAAAAGCGAAGCATTTACTGCAATAGTGTGCACTAAAATAAATGAACCATTTAAAGTTGTTAAAGTCGAAATCAAGGAAGTCTAAAAATGAAAGCTTGGGTGTTAAAACATAAAACAAAGAAAAATCTATATTGGGATGATTTTGATAAACAATGGGATAAACTATACTATGCTACATTATTTAAATCAAAATCTGAAGCACGTAATTACGCATCATGGCAATTTCAAGGAACACTTTTTAAACCTATCAAAGTTGACATCAAGGAAATCTAAAAATGAATCTGAGAGAACTAATTCAATATTTCAATAATCTTGGTCCTAACGATCATATAGATATTAGCCAAGAAGAAGTTGATGTTATTATTCAAGCATTAGAAGTTTTGGACGCAATAAATGAATGATATTTAACTTCAAGGAAGAATCAATGACTCCTCTAGAACTCCAAATCCAAATAAATGACTTAAAAAAGTTTTATAAACATAATCAAGCCTTAACCAGTATCCTTAATAGATCCATTTATCTATTAAACGAGGGCAAATTGGATGAAGCTCAAAATCTGGTTAAAAATGTGCCTTCTAATCAGGAACTTTTAATAAACCTAATTAATAAGTTGAAAACCAAATCGGTATTTAAAACATTAAAAGAAATCCATGATACACACACATCGAATCTTAGAAAGCTAATTGGATATTCATCTCTGATAACTCATGTAGCAATAGAATGTGAACATGGTAATTTTGAATATGCAATGTTGTTGCCTCAACTGTTAGAAAGACAAAATGAGATATGTTATCAGATGATGGAAAACCCCAGCTAACAAATCGAAAAGCTAGTAAAGAGGAGAATAGAAGTGAAAACGTTTAAATCGCCAAAATGTGGCAGTTGTAATAGCGAGATGACACTATCGAAAGATAGTGAATACTGGATATGTGAGTACTGCCAGGGTGAACAAGGACCCATCAAAAGAAAAGCTAATAACGAGGAAAAGAGAAAATGGAATTTGAAACAGGATCTTTATCCAAAGAAGTTTGGTGTAGAATAGAAAGTCGATTGTGTAAAGAGCAGAAACAGAATTTTAGATTAGCTGTTAAAAGCATGAAAATGAGTCTTATAAATCAAGGTGTCGAAAAAGAGGATTTTCAAATATATTTAGTAGACCAAATCAAAAAGGAGATCACGGATGACCAGAGCTAACTATGAAAAGTTGTTTGAAAATGTAAATAAAGTGGTTCAAGAAGAAATGGCACGAGACGAGGAATCGCCAGTTTCGGATACACCAGATACTCCAGTCCAGGGGGTCGATGAGCCAGAACACAAAACTGGCGATCTTCCAAGAGAAGTGTTTGATAAGATTGAAGAGTTGACAAATGATGGTGAAGGACTTGAGGCTCTTGATCGATTCAAAGAGGCAACGATAGATTTGTTTCATATTTTGGTGGATCAGATTGAAGAAGAACATATTGAAACATATCTTATGAACACTGTTGATGCTAATATTGATGCAGCTTCGGGAAATCTTGAAGGCAATCTGGAAGAGCCAAAAGAAGAAATGGTTGGTCCAGAAGATGAACCTGAAGTCGAATGTAAAATGAAAAAGGATGAGTTGCCAGAAGAGGAAGAATGGTAACATGAGCAAACTTGATTTAACAACAAGAATTCTTGGTGAAATGAGAAAGACTGCAATCACGAATTCTTATCTACCAAAGGTTATCAAAGATTGTGTTGTATTGGTTAATGTTGTTGGTGATGTGATTGTTTCTAAAAATCTAATAAGGTGATCTAAATGAAGATCATAAAATCATATGACTGGAATAATCATCATTACGTTGTAATTGAGGATGATGTCCTGGGTCGAGTTCCCCTAAAGTGTCAGGATAAAGATGTAGAATCAGTGGTTAATAATCTTCGGGAATTGGCATTAAAGACACCTGAAGAGCCAAAGACTAATATTTCTGGGTTAACAGATGATGAATTGGTAGCAGAAGTAAAGAAACGTAACATACAACTTTATGTAAGAGGGGAAGCAAAATGACTGTAGAACTGATAAGACGATATACTTGGAATAATTCAGATTATGCCTATTTTCGTTTTGCTGACGGTTGCACAGCGGCAATGAACGCTCCGTTGGGAACATATGTAACTGATGATGATTGGATTGCTTATGCATTGCAGTGGTATGATCTGACACATACTCCTGAGCCTGATCCCGTGATTCAGATTTTGATGAATTGCTCAGATGCTGATCTTGTTGCCGAAGTTTTACGTAGAAAATTGGTGATTACTGTGGAAGGTGGAGTTGTTTAATGGCTACGATAACTTCTATAGGATCAGGTAAGTGGTCTGTTGCCGGTACTTGGGACACAGGTGTCCCTGCTGATAATGACACAGTTGTCATTGCTGCAGGTCATTCGGTGGAATTCGATGTAGATCAATCGGGTTTTGCTAATGGTATTGCAGGATTGACTATTACCAGCCATGCAACCACACCAGGGATGTTATTCTTCAATGTTGGAGCTACGACTAAGCATCTTAAGATCAAAACAGGAACTACTATTAATGGGACAAATGCTGCCACCAAAGGCAGATTGTTGTGCAATTCCGATGGAGCCTGGGCCACTGGAGATACTCGACATCCGTTTGCCAGTAAAGTGACTATTGAGTGTATGACGACAGGTTATATCGACGGAACGTATCTCGATATTAAGATTCTCTGTGCCGAACCAGCTAATCCTATTATTCGATTGTCCGCTGACGAAGCTATAGGTCAGACTGAATTGAGCGTAGACACAAATGTCACTGGGGACATCTGGGCTGCTGGTGATACGGTTTCAATTTGTGATTTACAAAAGGCACAGGAACATGAAACTCGTGTTATTGCTGCTGGGGGAATTGCTGCTTCCACTATCACTGTTACGGCTGGATTGACTGCCGCAAAAACAGCGGGGAACTATCCTTGTATAATTGCTCTTGCCACACGAAACGTTAAGATCATAGGTGGGTCTGGATCGTCTCAAAAGTGTATTGCTAATGCTGTTAATGCCAGAGTCGATGCTTGGATGTACTGTGCTACAGCAGGACAGGGATTTGGGTTTGATGCCTGTACGGGATTGACTGTAGATGGTGGGTATTATGGCGTTGGTCCGACGAGCGGATGGGCCTCTGGTTGGTCAAGAGGGTTTCATAACTCCACTGTTACTTGGTCTGGTGGTACAAGTAGCGGGAACAACAGTGTATTCCATACCTGTGGTGTTATATGGTCTAATGGCACAAGTGCCGGAAATACCAACACATTCAATCTCTGCTCCGTCACATGGACTGGAGGTACAGGCAGTGGGAATAGTACCGGGTTTTATCTTTGCACAGTCATCTGGTCTGGCGGCACAAGTAGCGGGAATAGCAATGGATTCCATACGTGCACCGTCACCTGGAGCGGAGGCACAAGTAGCGGGAATAGCAATGGATTCTATACGTGCACCGTCACCTGGAGCGGAGGCACAAGCAGCGGGAATAACAATGGGTTCAACAACTGCACCGTCACCTGCTCGAACACCACAAGCAATGATACAACAGCATTTCGCCGGTGTCCCTTTGTCACATTGACCGATGTATCTCTCTTGGGGGCTACCGAGTTCGTTGATTACAACAACGAATGGACTCTTGCGAACGGTTATGTTCTCTGGCATGGAGTGGATGGTACGGCTTCTGCTATCAAAACACTTTCTAAGGGTGGAATTACGGAGAGTGAAACCATTACTGTTCCTACAGGATATACACAGGGATTAAAATTAACTTGCGAGTCGGCGACATTTCATGGTTTCTATCAGGAACCAGTTACTATAATGCCTGGGGAGACTTTGCGAGTTCGTGGGTATATTAAGATTGCAGATGACCATTCGACTTATCCTCCAAGATTGGAGATTATTGACCAGGGAAGCGATCCTATTGTATCAAGTAGTTACACTTCATTGGATTCTGATATTGTAAGTGGAACCGAAACAGGGTGGCAAGAAGTTGTCGTATCTTATAAGAATACTGGTTCAATTCCTAAACTTGTGTGGGTTCGTCTAACAGCCAAGAGAGCCAGTGGTGATGTCTACTTTGCCTGGACAAAAGATGGTGATTATCCCGATGAAGCTGATGTTCGGGATGGTGTGGATTATCAATTCGCCGAAAAGATAGGAATGTTAAAACTTCCTGTAGTTGGAAAAGTAAGAACTGGGACTAGCTATGGTGCTGGTGGAATTGAATTCTCTGGAACAGATGTTCTTCCTGGAGCATCCAATGTTGTTGATGGTATAGGGTATGGAGCAAATGGAACAGAATATACAGGAACATTTGCTCAAAACAAAAAGGATAAATCTCCCAACATATTTAATGATGGAATTGCAACAGGAGATAATCTTATAAACAATTAATATGCCACAACAAAATAAGAATAATTGTAATTCAAAATCTAAATTAAAACGACCAACAATTGATCTCTTAATATTCTTAGAATTAAAACGAGTTAATAGACATCTTCGAAAAATGATCAAGCTTCAACAATATTTTATAACAAAATATCCACCAGCACAAGGAGAGTGATTATGTCTGAAAAGAATTTTAAAGTTAACAATGCTGCAACAATTGTGTATCAGGCCCCAAACAAAGAAACAGGAGCAACTGTAATTGCTGAAATCTATCTTCCAACTGGACTTAAAGACATCATTAACTTCCCAGATGTAACCTTAACCGAACGAGGAACAACAGGGGTTTATGTTGGTACATTTACTCCTGATGATGTTGGTGAGTGGGTTGTCTTAATTCATAAACAGGATGGATCAGGACAAGTAGTTAAGAGATATTCTGTTGGATCTCATAACATGCAAAGTGTTGGTGATGATGTTAATAGTCTCCAAGGTGATGTTACAACGATTGATTCTAAAATTGATGTTATTGATACTAAAGTCTCTTCAATTGATACTCCACCGATGGTTAGCTAATGGCTGAGCAATATGCTCTTGGGTCCAACCGAATCTTTTATAGATCCAAGGGTTTCCAAGAAAATATATTAGTGCAAGGTAAATTTCTTAATCCTGCAATTGTGTGGACATCACTAATAACTCTTCAAGAAGCAGGACAAGGATTGTATTATTTAGATATTGTTTTTGATATGTTAGGAATATGGGTTGGATTATTTTATGAGGACAGTGTTAAAACAACATCTCAGAATTTCTATGTTATTAAAAGAAAAAGTTCCTCAAGTGGCAATATTCTAAATCATTAGGGAAACATCCCATGACTAAAGAAGAACAGAAACAATTGTTGGAAGTGACATTCAAAGCAGACGAGATCTTCAAAATAACATGTGGGTGTTTAGCAGATTGTAAAATTAAGGAACCTTCTTTTACAACATTAAATGATCTTTTAGATTTTCTTCGAATCAATGTCAAACACATTATGTTTGATTTAGAATCCACACAACGCGAAAAAGCAAATTTAGAGGCAATGTTAAACAAACAACATCATGATGAGGGAGATCAGAATCCATGAACAAGGAAGATCGTGTGGTACTGGATGATGTTAAAACTCAGTTAAAAGACATCAAAGAAGATTTATCTAATTTGAGTGCGGAAAGTAATGTCACACAAACTAAATTGGATATTGTAATATCCAATGTTAATGATCATCTGCATGAACATAAACTCTTAAGAATAGCAACATACACCGCAATGCTTTCGGCAATTGTTGGTTTAATTTTAGCTATTGTAAAAATGTCTTAAACAGGAGAATCTTGCATGGATGCTTATATCGATCGTATTTTCTTTGATGCTCAAGGTTACACAGGTAACACTTACTATTTTCGAATTGTTCGCAGAGCAGATAATTACATTTGGGATACAGTTGCTGAAGCTTTTGCCATAGACACAACTTGGGTTAATTCTGCAATTGAGATGTCTGATGCTCAAATGAATGGGCAGTATCCTGTTATCATTCCTGAAGATTTCCCTTCTAGCACCTATGAAATCACGATTTATCTGCAAGCAGGAAGTGTGCCTGCTGCAAGTGATGATGTAGAATCCACTTTTGAGGCTAAGGTGGGATCTGTTTTTGGGTTTTAATTATGTTTGAAAAGCTTTTTGAAATGTTGTGTCAAATAGAAGAAGGATATGCATCAGCTCGAAAGAAATATGCTGATAAAATTGATGCGGAAACATTCGAAGAAATAGTTAATGCAGATTTTACAAATTCTAATAAATATACAGAATGGATGGCCCGAGAAATTGTAAATGGTGCTTCAACAGAAGATGTAATTAAGCTAATCAATGACTTCGATTTATTTCTAAAACACAAATTATTACAACCTGGACAAACCGACATTTATCAATTTGATGCAGATCAATTAAAAAATCTTTTGAAAGATATAAAACAAACTCCAGCTAAAAAGCATCAAGAAGCGGGAAGTCAACTAGTTTTTGATAATGAATATTGTAGTATTTACAATATCTTTGATTACAAAGCATCTCAATGGTTTTGTCGTGGAACAAGATGGTGTTTGGGGTCATTAAATACGACATACTGGGAAGAAAAACAACGCCATGGATATTATTTTTATGTTTTAATTTTAAAACAACCACTAAAAATTAATCTTGAATTTTGGGAAAGAGGCGTTCACGAAAAACCATATAAGATTATGAAATTAACAAGAAATGCGAAAATCGGAATTTTAGCACTACCAAATATAAAAGATTCTACATACATAGAAATATATAATGAAAAAGATGATCTTTTAAATCAAGATTTCAATAGTGTGTTATTGAAAAGTATAAATGTGCCTTTTTCCACATTTAAAAAAGGTAAAGATATGTATGGTGAATAAAATGGAGTTTAATTCATGAAGCGTGATTGGATTCGCGAATTTGTAGACAACAAAGATAATTTCATGCGAGATATTCCCATGCACGAATGTGTTTGTCACATTTACGAAATGGGAGATCAAGAACTAATTGCTTTCTACAAAGAAATGGATGAAGGATATAAAGATCCTACAGGTAAACGATACGAAACATATGAGCATGACAAGAGAGAAGTAGAAGCTGAACTTCTCCGTAGGAACTTAGCTAAAGTTAAAGCTGAAGGCAAAGTCCCTAACAAAGATGACAATGAAGAGAAAGTAATTAAGACTTTAATGGAAGCTCCTGAGGATCCAAAGGACAAAGAATTCGACAAAGCCTTCCAACCCAAAGCAGACAAAGAGATCACGCCAGGGGAAGAGGAACAGCCTAATCCTGAGCTAACCGATGAGCCTGAAGAGGAAGAAGAACCAGCTGAAATCGATTTCGATAAGATCTACATTGGACATACAGATGATGTTCATTATTATCTTGTTGTTGACAGATCTGAAGAAGCTGAAGTCACCGATCTCCAATTAGTTAATCAAGAAGGAGATCCGGTTTATTCAGCTAAGGAACATGATCTGGATCCAACAAATGTTGAAACATTTATCGACAAGGTCATCCAAGAAGTTGATATTGCACAATTAGAAAGATCTGTTGTGTTACAATACATCCTTCCTGAAGATGAAGAGGAAGAAGAAATTGAACCTGAAGAGGAAGAGCCTGAAGAGTTTATGGGTGGTGAAGAAGAGGAAGAAGAACTTCCTGCTCCTGAGCCAACTGAACCTGCTAAGCCAAAAACCAAACCAATGGAATCTAAGGATGGAGATATGAAAAAGAAATTGTCTGAAACTCTCATCAAGGATGAAAAGGGAAACGAATTTGATATTGAACTTTTAGACGAAACAGAAAAGAGGATTAAGCTTCGAATCAATGACAAAGAATATCGATTCACTGCAGACTTTGCACATCTATTTGGTGCAAATGAAGGTCGCATGACTGATGAGGGTATTAAAGAATTAGCATTGGAAACCATATCCCATCTTGATGAACAAGATTATGTTGAATTGGTTGCACAGCGGACGGTGGAATCTAAGAATGAATCCAAAGTCCAAGAAACAGTTGTTTTAATTTCAGTTGATGAAGAGGCATTCAATGAAGACCCAACTCTCGATAAGATAATGAGAGAAAAATTAGGATTTCATTTCATGTCGACAGGTGCAGGGTCAACTGAATATGTTGTAGAAGAAAAATTATCTGAGGTTAAACAAAAGATAAGAAACAATGTAATCCCAGGCATCCAAAAATTAATTCATTATGAGGTTCGAAATGATTTAGATATGTCTGATTTTAATGAATCCAAAGTCAATGAGTTTGGTGAAGATTTTGCACCAGCATCTCAAGAAGAGGGTAATAAATACTTCGCCACACAATTAGTAACACATCTTATGAAGATGAAAAGCAAAGGTATGCTGGAGCCTGAAGAGGAAGAGCTCTTGAAGAAAGCTCAAGAAGCTGCTGGTATGTCGGAAGAAACAATGGAAGGTAAAGTCCCTAACAAAGATGACAATGAAGAGAAAGTAATTAAGACACTCATGGAAGAAGAAGGGATTGATTATCGAGGAAAACGAGTTAGGTTTACTGGTGAGAAAATGCATGGGCATGATGAACCATTGCCTCGTTGGGCAAAAAATTATGTTGGAAAGGTTGGGATAGCAACCTCAATTCGAAAAGATAATGAAGATGAAGGTGTTTATTTTGTTAAATTTGATGATGGACGTGAATTAAATTTAGCAGATGACGAGATTGAATTAGCAGAATCTAATATACAAGAAGAAGACTATGGCGTCATCAAACACGTGTATGAAGTTACATTTGTTGTGGATGGTGTCGAAAAGAAAATGCGAGTCGAAGCATTTGATGAAGATGATGCTAAGCAGATGATGGCTCGTAAGAAAGGTGTGGAAAAGGTTACTAAGATTGTTAAGATTGGTGAGTCCAAGAAGAACGAAGGTTATGAGTCTCCAGGCAAACGAGATGGTACTGGTCCATATAAAGCTTCAGCCAGGCGAAAAGCTGGATTGCCAGGTATGCGTAAATCAGAGGATGAGGAATGTGTAAAGGAAGATCACAAAGACATTCTCTCAGGTGGATTAGCAGACAATCGAGCCGAAGATGAATTTGATCCCGAACAATTGCAGATGGGAATCAAGGTTGAGTTAGAACATACTAACACACCTGAACTTGCTAAAGAGATTGCCATGGATCATCTAGCAGAAGATCCTCAATATTACACACACCTGGATCGTATGGAAAAGGGTGCTTGTGATGAACCTGGGGATCGTACCCATGAAGAAGAAATTGACGAGCCAACTGAGGAATGTGTAAAAGAAGAAACTGTTGAAGAAGCCAATTATCACATTCCAGATTCTCCAGATGCAAAAGCTGGAGATGTAGAAGCTATTGCTGCAGCTGTCCAGCAAATTGTTAATCGAAGATTAGTTAAAAGTGCTCGACAAACTGATGCTGGTTTTGAATTAAAGGGAGTTAAGGATATTAAAGCGGTTAATGCTCTGTTGCCTAAGGGAGTTTCATTGATGCGGGAATCTAAAATCAATGAAATGAAAGAGAATCGAAAAGCTGGTAATCACAAAACACATCTCAAAGAAGCCTATAAGCCTGAAGAAGTTGTTGCAACAACATTTGAGCCTGGTGTGTATTACTTCGGGGATATTTGTTATGTTATGAAAGATGAGATGTATCATGGTTTTTGGGGAGATAAATGTGATTTTAATGATGGAGTGTATGATTCTCCTGAAGGTAAATTTGCAGTTGCAGGCACAGCGTATGGTGATGGGGAGTATAAAGGATCAGATGGTATTCGATATGGGGTTGATGCAGGTGTTTTAGGAATTGTTCCTGAATCCATGTGGAAAGTTGATCGAAAAGAAGCCGAAAGTATGGGTCGAGTTTTTGATGTACAAAACAATTTACGGTTTGAAGCCGAAAACGGTGAATTTTCGGTTAATACAGATGGTCGACGTGTTGTAGTTAATACACGAGATGGAGATGAGGAAGAGGGTGAGGATGAAGAGGAATATTACGCTAATATTGATAATGAGGAAGCTGAATACGAAGAAGATGAATGTAAAATGAAAGAATCAGAAACTGTTGAAGAAGCTAAAAAGGATCCTAAAGCAGAAGTTCGCAATCGTGGCAATGTTGTATTCCCAGCTGGATCTAAGTCAGTAAAAGATGACAAAGATCATTTTCCAATTAACAACATTGGACAAGCTCGCAATGCATTAGCTCGTGTAAATCAATATAGTTCAGCACCTAAATGGTATACAGGGAGTTTAGATACTATGAAAAAGAAAGTTGCTTCCGCAGTGCATGCTAAGTATCCATCAATTAAGATTTCTAAGGCTGCAAAGGAATCTAAGGTTGATGAGAGCAAAGTTGAAGAAGTTGTAACTGCTCCTGTTGTTGAAGAATCTGACGAATCTGTTCAAATTGCTAATTTAATCTTAGGATTGAACAAGACCAAGCCAGTTGATGTAGAAATTAAAGAGAATGATACAGTTCAAGTCATGCTGTCTCGTAATTTCTATCCAGTGATTGAAGAAGGTGTGGTCCGAAAGGTTGAAAAGGATCGTATTCTGATTGAGTCAAAAGAAATTCCTAATTCAAACAGACAGTGGTTCGCTACCGATATGCACCGTTTTATAGTCATATCATAATTTATTTAAGTTAGGAAAGATAATTGTCGGCTTGGGGAGCCTGAGCCTATCACGGATTGGATAAATCAATGGCTCCATATTTTATTAACTAAGGATAGAGGATGCTATAGCATGAAGCTAATAGAAAGCTTAAAAGCTAATGTTCAATTAGTCGAATCTGATCGAAATAACCTTCCTGAAAGTGTATTGTCTCGGGCAACCTATTGCATTTGTAATTTAGGTGAAAAGAATGCAAATGGTCGAGTGTATGATAAGGAAGTTTGGGAAAAAGTTCTTTCAGATTCTGAACTCCAACAGAAGCTTGCGGATCGCTGTCTATTTGGGCATGCTGAACATCCGATGGAGACCCAATCAGATCTCCGAGAAACATCCCACATTATTCATAAGATGTGGATAGATGAAGCATCCAACAAAGTTTATCAAACTGTAGATATAGTTGATACTCCAACTGGTCGAATTGTTGATTGTCTATTAAGAGCAGGATCCAAAGTTGGAATGTCTACAAGAGCAGAAGGTGATCTGGAAGAGGTTGAGTTAGGTGAAGGTGTTAAGGTCCAACGAGTTGTTCCAGAATCATATCAATATAAAACAACTGATTTTACAGCAGATCCTTCGACATATGGTGTGGAACCTCTTGATGTTCGCATGAATGTTGCACAAACTCTTCAGAGAGAGTTAGAAAACAAACATATGAAGGCTGGAGACAGAGCATTTGCAGTTAAGCTGCTGGAATCCTTAAAGGTTGATGAATCTAATATTTCTGTTAATATTGAAGATAAAGGTCAGCAAACTAATATTCAAGTTTCGGGTGACTTAGCTGGAAATACTACAATCCAGAATAGTGCCGGGATTAATGTAAGTGTTAGTCCAACTCCGGAAGTTCCTCCGGGAGAAGAAGGTGGGGTTCTTGCTGGTGATATGGTTGCTCCTGAAGAAGAAATGCCTCTCGAAGAACCAGAATTAGCTCCTGGCGAAATGGGATTGGAAACTCCAGAGGAAGAGGAAGAAAAAGAACTTCCCATGGAGTCAGTTGAAGAATCTGAATCAAAGCTAAAAGAGGAAGAAGATTATTCCGGTTACCCATCAGATCAATATGACATTGTTTCACAGCAAAAAGCACAGAAATTTGCTGTTATAAATTTGAATCGCGATAAAATTGTAGCTGGTTGGTTTGATACAGAAAATGAAGCATTGGATGCTTTGAAAAAATTAAAGTCCTCAGTTGCCGAGTCCGAAGAAGTTCAAGAAGATGAAGAATTCAACAAATGTGTTGACCAAGGTGGTCGAGTTCGAACAGTATCAGGTGACAAGGAACATGGATTAAAGAAAGATGAATATGTTCGCTATTGCTATGATAAGTCAGGTAAGTCACATCGTGGTGAAGTAAAGACTAAAGAAAATGAATCCTCTGATATCAAATCACAATTAACTAATCTTAAAATAGCAGAAGCAACTGCTCGTGCAGAATGTGAAAAGTTAATCGAGGAATTAGAGGAATCTGAACATTCTGAATTACAAGTTCGAATGTTGCAAGATAGGATTAAGAAGATTCAAGAAACTGCTGAAGCCGAAGTTAATGGTCTTCGAACAATGCTAGAAACAAAAGCAGCTGATGCGGCTTCGACAACTAAACAGTTGCAAGAAGCTAAAACAATTGCTGAATCAAAGCTTGATGAATACCATAAATCACATCAAGCTGAATTAGTTGAAACTGCAAACAATGCTAAATTAACAGGACGTAACGAGGTACTTGCTGAGTACTTCGATTCTCGTTTGGCTCATCTGCGATTGAAGGTTGATACCAATACTCGAGCACTTCTCGAAGATTGTGAAACACTTCATGATGTAGATAGTCTCTTGGAGAAGATTATTGGTGTTGCTCGTCGGGGTGCACTTCATCCGGAGAAGATCAAGGAGGTCAAAATCCAAGAAACCGTGATAGTCGATGCAGAACAATCTGCGTCTGACAAATTAGTAAAAGGATTTCTAAAGTCTTGGACATAATAAGGAGATTATAAAGATGAAGCTGCAAGAAATGATTCAAAATGAAATGCGGAAGATGGATGCTGCTCGGGATTCCCTCATGGAACATCCCAAGATTAAACCCCTTCTGGCATCTGTTGAGAAGTACATGCTCGAAGAGCACAATCGTCCTATTACCCTGCACGAGAAGCGAAACGTTGCTCAGTGTCTGTACAATGCCATCCTCGAATGTGGCGTGAAGCAGAACAGTCGTCTGTTCGAGACTACAACTGAAGACAATATCAGCTTCTTGGGTATTCAGCTGCCGGTCATTGCTGCATTGCTGCCGACACTTGTGCTGAATGAAGTTTCTATCGTTCAGGCAATTGATCGTAGAATTGCGGCTGTGTTCTATCTGGATGTTAAGTATGGTACCAGCAAGGGTGAAGTTAGTTCAGGTGGAACCATGTTGTCTTCAACGACAGGACATCCGGAAAGTCAATCTGAGCGTCGGTATGCGATTGCTCACGTTGAGCGTGAAACGGTGTCTGGTGCTGGCGATGGTTCGAAGTCTGGAACTTGCTCGTTTGCTCCTGGCCTGATTAACCTGGAAAATGTTGTGATTGAGCAGAAGGTTAGCTCAACTTACACTGAACTGGGTACGTCAGATGAGGATGGTAACATCACTGGTGATTACATTACTGGTACAGGGAGCATTACTGCGGCCGGTGTGTACGCCTTTACAGTTTCCGGATCAACCTCTGGATCAACAATCCTGATTAGTTATGACTATCAGTATGATCTTCCGGCTGATGCATACGGCAATCTGGATGGTGTGCCCGAGGCGAACATCGAGGTTTCACAGTCGGCTGTTACTGCCCAGGATTTCCCTCTGAGAGCGAAATGGTCGCTGGGTGCAGAGATCGATCTTAAGAAGGCTCACGGTATTGATCTCGAGAGTGAACTTGTGAAGTATTTGGGTGGGGAAATCAAGTTCACAATTGATCAACGTGGATTGGACTATATTGATACTGCTGCGGCATCAAGTGATGCTGCAACTGCTCCAACGACTTGGGATGCTCGTCCTTCGCAGGGTGAAGCTTGGGTGTTCAAGAAACTGGAATTCCTGGATCGTATCCAAGAAGGCTCGAACAACATCTTCGATAAGACCAAGAGAGGTATCGCGACTTTCATGGTTTGTGGAAACAATGTTGCTCGAGTTATCAAGCAGCTGGGCAAGGATCATTTTGCTCCTGCTCCTACGGTCCAAATTCCGACTGGTCCGATTAAGATTGGTGTCCTGGACAATCAGGTAACTGTTATCCAGAATCCGTTCAAATCGACCAATAACTACACGTTAGGTTTCCGTGGACCGGACTATATGCATGCAGGTTTCATTTACTGTCCATATATTCCGCTGTTCGCAACGCCAACACTGACTACCAGTGATTTGATCTCTCAGAAAGGCTTCATGTCGTCTGCAGCCTTCAAGACGATCAACGCTGGGCTGTTCTGTGCTGGTGCGATTCAAAACCTGGCAAGTGGGTATGTGTTAGGATCGTAATCTGACAACTAAGTAACTTAGCCCCAATGGGGTGGAGGGAATGGATTCCAGTTAACACGGATGTGCCAAACTCCACCCCTTCTTTTTTATCTTGGAAAATTAAAATGATGGTAGAAGCTAAAGTTCGATCATTAATTGATCAAACATTAAACACTGGAATCGAAGAACACTATCTGTTTAAAGATCAGGTGTTTGTTGCTATATTCAAATGTGAGCAAGTTTTAGAAGATCTCATCAAAATAGGTGTCATTGATTTAGTAGATGATGATATTCCTGAACAGAAAATAATTCCCATATTGTATCCTCCTCCAACAGCTAATGGAACAATGTGTATTTCAGCTTGGAAAGACAATCCCAACGAACATATTCTATTTGATGAGAATGGTAATGAAATACCGTTGTCTGGATTTACAAAGGATTAACTAAAATGATATCAAAGTATCATCAATTATGTGAATCCCTATTGAATTTGCGGGAACAAGAAGAACGAACTTGGTATCATATATCGACCACAGACTTTGGTCCTGAAGTTAAATTTCTTCCCAGAGAACCAACATCGTCTTGTCAAGGGGAACCAGATACTCCACGTATATGTGTTTCACCATCATTAGCAGGATGTTTAGTTGCGGGTGTAGTTGGCTTTTCTTTTCCCAACACAATATATGTTTATACAACTCATGCTCCTGCAGTTCCAGCAACAGGTGTATTTGATGCAGAAGTAACAGAAGAGCATTGGATATTACAACCAGCTATATTCAAAAAAGTTGGGCAATTAGATGTGCAAAACATAAATGGGGAAGCCATACATGAGATGCAAAAAGTTGCTCTACCTTACTATGAAGAGGATCCTTCTTATTACCACCATATTCGAGCTAAAGAACTTATGGAAGAATGGTTAAAAACATATAATGCTGTTTCTTTGGAACCAGCAATGGCAGAAGCAGAAGAAGATAATGAACCAACAGATGAAGTTCCTTCTGTTCCTGCTCCAGGTAATTTCCATCAATATACAAATTGCAAGAGGAAATCTTAATGGCTGCTTTGTCAATATTAGACGATAAATCTAAATATGTTGCTTGGATAAAAGCGGAGTTTGAACCTCTTACCCTTGCTACTCCTGATGCTACAATTGAACAACAGATAGATAATGCTGTTCGATATTGGAATACACATTCCGCATACAAAATCTCACAAATGGTTACATATGCACCCGGACAAACGAGAGTTCAATTGTCGGAACAATTCAAGTCTGTTGTACAAATATATCCTAACAAGAATTCTAACTGGATTTGGAACGAATATCCAACTTGGTCTCTTGCAGGCATTGCTGTATTGGATAATATTCGTACCGATCTAATTATGGCAACTGAAGCCTTTAAGACATTTAATATTTATGTAGGAGCTAATTTCCGTTGGTATTTTGAAGAAAATCATGATGATCCAACTGAAGGTGGTTATCTATATTGTCGAAATGTTCCAACAGGTACGACAGCATTGTATGTGTTAGGAACAAAGAGGATTATTCCAACCGATGATATTGACAGCCAACATATTAATGATTGGATATTGTATTATACAAAAGCATTGGTAAAACAAATTGAAGGTAATACGTTACGGAAGACTGTTGCTGCCGGATTAAATCTTGACGGACAAGCTTTAATGTCAGAGGGAAAACAAGAGGTTAAAGAATTGCAAGAGAAATTAGCAAAAGAAGGCCGCTGGGTTTGCTTCCACAGACGTCAATAAGTCATAATTGAGAAAGAGAACCAATGGATTGGCTGTATCAACTTCTGGATAAAATATTGTCTGTGATTCCTCGTTTATGGATAATCAATCCTGATGAGTTGGGGGTTCGTGTTACACCTAAATTATGGAATGGTTGGCCTTGGAATCGTGACAATATAGATGGGGGTGTCTGGGTAAAAGAATTAATGCCTGGTTGGCACATAATTTGGTTTTTAGTCCAAAATGCTGAGAAGGTAAAAGTTAAAACTCAAATTGTAGATCTTCCAGCACAATCTGCTTGGACAAGAGATGGGCAAGAAGTCATAATTTCTGGAGCATTGCGTTATCATCTTACATCTGCTAAGAAAGCATTGTTTAAGAACTTTGATCACGACAAAAATATACAGACCTTAGCATTGGGTGTGATACATGACTTCATAGCTGAGAAGACATTGCAGGAGCTTGTAACTAGTGCTCGCAAAGAGTTGAAATCGGAAATCTTGCAGGGTTTAAAGGAAGATTCAAAAGGTTGGGGAATTGCAATAGAAAAAGTCTATTTGACAGACACAGGTAAAGTAATTAATTATCGTGTATTGGGAAACCATAATGCGATTTTACCAATTCAAGAATGAGGAGTTAATGGTTAATGTTTGATAGCATTTTTCATGATGCGAAAGATTTGTTCAAAGAAGACAAGAAGAAAGTTTCTCTTGTTAATGAAACTGCTTTGCCTAAAGTTCAACAGAATTTAGTAAAGCATTTTGGACCTGCAAAGAAATCAGAGCTTTTTACTCATGCTACTACTGAAAGCTATTTAGTAAAATTTTGGCTGTTAAATGATGGAACACCAATATTTGTAGATGATATCCATTATTCAACAGCATATGACGCTGGTTCTGATATTGACGAACTGATTGTCTCTGGTGCAATTCGAATAGCTTCAACCGAAAATAAAACGATGTATATTGATTTTGAAAAACAACCTACAATTGAACAGATTAAATGGTTGCAAAAATTATGTGATTTGCATAATACAAAAACCGTAGTATTAGAACATATTGGCACAACATTTAATATTAAATCTTCTAAAGAGTTGCCTGCTATTTTAACTGGAAAAGTAAAACAAAAATCCTTAGCAGCACAGTTTCATGAATCTGTTGATGAAGCTGTTGCCACAAAGATCCGTACTAATCCAATGGCCTTGACTCCTCTACAGGCTGAGATTAAGGGACGTGAACAAATATCTTTTGACATACCCAATAGTCTTTGGACGGGTGCTGGTGAAGATCAATTTCTTAAGTTTCTGATACTTAATGATGGATCCGTAGTTGTTGTGCCAGCTTGGCATGCTGCGACGATTGCGGGCAAGGATTGGAAAAAGTTAAAGGCTGTGCGTTTTACTTCTCAAGAGGATGAGGCATATGAATTGCAACGATTGTTTTTAAGATCAGGTGGTATCCGTGGACGAATCGTGCCAAATGAATCTATATCCCTTGACACTGGTGGGACTTTGAATCCTAAGCAGATAAAATCAGTGATGACATTGATTAATAAATACAAACTATATAGTGTATCTATAGATTTGAGTTTGGTCCAGGGTGGTTATGCAACAGTGGATGTAACTGATACAAATCGGCTTAAAATGGCTCTTGAAGATGGACCAGAATTTCTGAACCAACCAGCATATGAATCTGAAATACAAGAAGCTAATCTTTCTCAGCTTAAAAAGAAACAACAATCCATAACTCGACTATTCCCAGATTTCTATTCTAATCCTAAGAAAGTTCCAGGAGTTGCAGCCAAGGGGGGAATACGGTTGCATAATATGGAAAAGGATAAATGGGAGTTTCGAATTCATTCAGCAACTGAAGATGATCTTTGGTATGATGCAGTTGTTAAATGGAAGAATGTTGGTCCAGATTTGGAACGTCTTGTTGCGGATCGGAGAAATTGGAATAAGAAACTCAATAAAGTGGATCTTAAGAAATTAGCTGCTAAGATGTTTAGTAATGGTGATATTGAATTATCATGCTCCTGTCCAGCACAACTTTATTGGGGAGGAGACTATATCCTTTCCCAAGACAAGTATAGAGCTAAGTATGGTGAGCCTGAAAATCGATCACCTGATATTCGAAATCCGAAAAAGTATGGAGCATACTGCAAGCATCTTCAGAATCTAATGAAAGTTTTGCCATTCTATAAAGGTACAATGGCAAATTGGATCAAGAAGTTCTATAATGACGTAATTGAAAAGGCAGAACGGAAAGCTAAAGAAACAGCTGCGAGATTCAAAGCGGCAGGAATTGCTCTTGGTAAGAAGAAAGTTGAATCCATTACTGAGGAAACGGCCAAAGGTCGAGATCTTGGTAAGTCAGGTTTTGTATTTCCTGATGGTCGTATTTTTGAAAATGACCCAAGAAAAGAACATGCTGACTATGTAGATGATGATGCTAGTTTTCTGGAACTACAAGCTTTAGAATATCGCATATACCCAGCTTGGGTATACGATAATAAAGCTACTATTGTTGTTCGGACTCGAGGTATTTTAACAAAAGAGCAAGTTATTGCTGTTAATAAATTAATAAATGGTTGGCATGAACCAATTCAATGTATGATTGTTCAAAGATTGAATCCCCCATATATGGAAGGATCTATTGAACCAATAGATGATAATTGGCCAGAAGAATTAAGAAGTATTTTAGCAATGGGTCGAAATGTGCGAAGTTTAGCAGCACAATTCCATGAATCAAAAAAACAATTACTTGAAACTGCAGGGGTTGTGTTTTCAGATGGTAGATCAGAAATATTAAGTACAGGTGAAGTTCATCGTAAATACTTTGAAAAAACCGCATTACAATTTCGAACATATGGTGAAACTGATTTGGTTTTAAATCTATATGAAGAACCAACTACAAAGCAAATGATTCAACTTAAAAACATTTTAAAAGAAGAGGGATTTAAACCAAAACGAATAGAAATAGAAATGATTTTTCCTGAAGTAAAAAAACTTGCTAAAGGATACAAATGGTCTGATACAGATTACCAAACAGCTTATGAATTAATTGAACCTGTGCCTTGGACATGGACTGTATTGGTTCGTCAAAAATATCAAAAGGAATGTCAAAAGGCTGCAAATGAATCCATCCAGGAATCTGACGAATTACCAGAACTGCAGCAAGGGTTTAAAGCTAAGTTTCCTCCGGCAACTCAAAAACAATTGATGACAAAATCGACTTTTCCTGGTGAACACGTTGTAAAATTGTGGATTCTTAATGATGGTACCATACTATGGGTTAAATGTGCTCATTTCGACATATTATTACCTCATACATATGGGTATGGTGTAGCTAAAAATACAGGGATGATCCGCGTAAGTTCAGATATTGATAAAGGTGAATTGCATTTAGATTTTAATCAAAAACCAACTCAACAACAGATCATAGCATTGCAGGAAATAGCAAAATTACATGATTCAACAAGTTTGTGGATTGATAGAACAGGGGATTCTATACCTCTTCGATCATCATCTGATTTGTCAGCGTATCTCAGAGGAGAAGAAGTTCATGCTCCAAGTTTAGCAGCACAATTCCATGAATCTCTTCAAGAAGAGAAATTAGCAACATATGTTGTGTATGTATCAAAGGAATATTTTCCTAAAGAAATGTGGCCGAAAGAAATTGGACATGTTAGTCATTTAGGTATGTGGAAAATTAAAGCTCCAATTGGAAAACGATCAGAAGCTGCTAAAATTGCATGGGAACAACATAAAGACGAAATTTTATCTCATATTCAACCTTGGATAAAAAAGATCAGTTTAAATGTTAGTTCGGAATATGAAGGTAAATATCCAAAGAAAAATTGTTATGCTGGTCGAATGGAACCTATAACTGTTTGGCAAAAAGGAACCTAAAATGAATTTCTATGATCTCTCAACAAATATGGGCGAATCGCTTCGCAAAGACGAGACAACTACAATGAGTGCTATTTCTTTCCTTCCATCTCAAATGGGAGCAGTCAAGGCTACATTGGGTGATCTCAAACGTCAAAAGAACAAATGGAACATTGAAATCCTTGAAGGAGACAAAATGCGGACAGTCTGCTTTGAGGACCAACTCCAAATTCATGTTCCTCATGAACATTGGGCTTCTTTTAATTCTATGTTTGATGGGCAATTAGATGAGAATTCATATCTTGATTTATCATATCCATTATTGGATTCGGATCAAGATGAAGATGTTTTCGAATCTCGTAAAGAACGATTAAGAGATGCAATTGTCGAACATTTCCAAAAGCCTATTCTACAAGCTCTTAACACAATAGCAACTCGATGGATACAATGTTTTGATCTCAAAGAGAATCTCACTGCATCAGATCCCACAGTCCTATTAGGAAACATGGAAAATGCAGTTAATTCTTTACTCGAAGATTTAATTGAGAATGAGGAGGAGGATTTAGGAAAATTGGATATTCTTGAATCTCAAATTCTCGATAATGAAATCAATGAAAAGGTTCTTCCTGGCAAATGCTTAGCTGCTTGTCGATATCTCTCACAAATGGGAGATGTTGATATGATATTTGAAGCTCAAGTTGACTATGATCTTCAGCATCAATTATCAATACAAGTTGATGATCCGTTTGTTGTAGATCAAGTTGAAGAATCTGTTGTTGGATTAAAACGAATTCAGAACATATTTTATCCAACATTAGGACAAACGCAAGCAACAATTGAAGCATTGATTGAAAGCATTAATGATATTTGTGGAAATGAGGAAAATACCAATGAGTAAAGCTAAAAGGATTTTAGAAGCTAAAGATCTTAAATTGTTTAAACGCTTGTTAAGGATTTTAGGATCATATTCTGATAAAATGCCAGCAACTGGGGTGGAAAGGTTATTTAATGCAGCTGTTGCCAATGGTGCAAAGGTGTTGCCAAAGGATAAACGTGCATTAGCGATCCTGGATGAGATCCTTGATGAAAAATGTGTTGCGGATTCAGTGCAAAAGTTGCTTAATATGCGATTTGCCTGTCTGCATCCTTTAGCTTTGCAACCACGAGCCAAGAAAGGTCGTCGACATGAAGTAGCCTTTTGGTGTCGTGGTGGACAGGTATATGATCGATGCAAGGATTTGATCGATTGGGAGGGTAAAGGAGGGTCAACTTTCTGGTCAGACATGAATGGTGAGAAGGTTGAACTTATTGATGACTTGGAAGAAAAGGAGTAAAACATGGAATTCACGGGATTGCTTAATATAATGCGAGAGGATGACGCTTTTAAGAAAGCTGGATTAGATATTGAAGAAACAAAGATCGAGCTTATTGAAGTTCCACAACAGACTCCTGCTGATAAAAAACCCGAAAATACTCCTGAAGAAATTGGTATGGAAGACTATTCTGACCAGGAGTTAAATGGTCCTAAAGCAAAGCCGAAGCTCAAAAATGACAAGACTTGGAAAGAAGTTCCGGATAAAGATACACAAAATCCCAAGCCTAAAGCTGCGGCTAAAGAAAATAAGAAGTCTGATCTTTATCTTTGTAATGCCTGTTTTAAGACATTTCGGAGTAATGAAAGTAAATGTACATTTTGTTCTTCTGAATTAGTCGAGAAGGTTGTTAAAGAAGGTAAAGTCCCTAACAAAGATGACAATGAAGAGAAAGTAATTAAAACATTAACTGAAGGTGTTCTTGAGCTAGTGGGTGAGATGGAAGAACTTACTCCAGACGATAACAAAGCTGTTCGAGATGCAGTTGAATCAGGTAAGATTCCTAATGAATGGCCCACAGATGATGAAATGATTGATGCTCTTAGTTCATTGGAAGATTTTGTCGATCCTTCTAAACTTGATCCTGATGAAGATGTTAAGATGGTGTATCTTAAAATGGTATTAGTACCTAAAGCCATTTCACTTATCAAAGAATCCATCAATGAAGAAGTTACGATTGATCATCCCGAAGATATAGCTAATCTTGTTGCGGAAGGACTTCAAAAAGCAGGGTATTGGCATACTGAAACTAAAGAAGTTAAGGACGCTGTTATTTTTGAATTCATTACAACTGATAAGCCTAAAGTCCTGTTAAAGATCATGAAATAATGTATTATCAATTATTCGAAAACTTAATCCACATCTACGAGGAAGATGATTTCGATTCGGCATTCCAGCCGATCTCGAAAGAGGAACATCAAGAACGTATTAAACAGACAATTGAACGTTTAAAGAAAGAACAAAAGTGGATACAAAATCCTGATGGGACTTTTTCCTGTAATGGAGATGTAAATCTCTATCGTTTAAATTTACCACAACTTCCTGTAAAATTTAAAGAAATAAAAGGATCTTTTGATTGTTCTCACAACAACCTAACATCCCTCCAAGGTGCTCCAGCACATGTTGGAGGAAGTTTTTATTGTAATGCTAATAAATTAACCTCTCTTGAGGGAGCACCGCAATTTGTAAGCGGAACTTTTTATTGTTCTCACAACAACCTAACATCTCTCCAGGGTGCACCTGCACATGTTGGAGACAGTTTTTCTTGTTCTCACAACAACCTAACATCTCTCCAAGGTGCACCTGCACATGTTGGAGGATATTTTGATTGTTATCGTAATCCTGTCCCTGAACAACAGTTAAAACAAACAGTTAAACGAGACTATTTATAATTAAAAGTTGAGAATATTCCTTGCAAAACCTTTTTAATAAAATCCAACTAATCCAAGAATCACTTCTCGATTATCCTCGAGCCGGATTGGATTTGCAGGTTTGGGATAAACAACCAAATGGTATCTACAAGCTCCGAGATACTGTTGCAGCTAAGATATACAAAGTAATGCAACAACATCCGACTGTTAATATTCAGGAGCTTGCAGACCAAATTCACATAGTGGGGTCAATTACAACAAATCAATATACAGAAGATACAGATATTGATGTGCATATAATTCCAAAAACCCCATGGACGGAAAAAGATGCTAAAGAAGTTCGTAAGTGGTTTGAAAAACATCAAACCGACTTAGATGCTTTTATTGGTCAGCATCCGATCGAAATATCCATACAGTTTAATCCTTTGCAGGACTATCGATCTGAAGGAGTTTATGATCTATTAACAAATGCTTGGATTAAAGGTCCAAGAATTGTTCCACCGGATTATGACCCCATGCAAGATTATTCTGGGATTTTAAAGGGAATGCAAGATTCCTTTAAAGAAGCAGATATGTTGTTAGGCGAATTAAAACGAGATACGATTGATTTTGATACGTTGCATAAAGCAATGGTAAACATGTCAAAAGCCCAACGACAGAAATTCTTACAATTAGCTAAAGCGAAATTACAAGAAATTGAAGCTGATATTCAAAAACTTTATGATTTACGCAAAATTTGGATTGATGCTCGCAGCATTGAGATGCCAGAAAAATCTCCCGATGAGTTGTTAAAGGATGTTAAGCTGGCAAAAGATTGGAATGATGCTAATGCAGCTTTTAAGTTTTTAGCAAAATATCAGTATTTGAAAATTATTGGAGATTTAAACGAGTTAATGCAAGATGATGAAATTGAAACTGAAGATGTTGTTAAACTAAAAAGTATGCTGGGGATTAAGTAATGTATTATCAACTTTTCGATAATCTTCAACAAATATTTGAAGAATCCGACTTCGATTCGGCATTCCAGCCGGTTTCGCCCGAAGAATATGACGAACGTCTCAAACAAAAAATAGAACGTTTAGCAAAAGAACAATCCTGGATACAAAATCCCGACGGGAGTTATTCTTGTGAAGGGACTGTATATCTCTTCGATTTACATTTAACTAAACTTCCTGTTACGTTTAAGGAAGTTAGAGGACATTTTTATTGTTTCCATAACCAATTAACATCTCTCCAAGGTGCACCTGCACATGTTGGTGGAGATTTTAGTTGTTCCCAAAACAACCTAACATCACTCCAAGGTGCACCTGCACATGTTAGAGGAAATTTTTTTTGTCGTGGAAACAGACTAACATCACTCCAGGGTGCACCTGCACATGTTGGAGGATATTTTGATTGTTATCGTAATCCTGTCCCTGAACAACAGTTAAAACAAACAGTTAAACGAGACTATCTATGAAATATCTTGAAGAAGGCACAAAAGAACTTCACCAACAATATGTCGACACTAATAAAGTATCTGCAGAGGCTTTTGAATTATTTCTTAAAGAAGATCCTTCGAAAAGCAAGAAATATCTGCAGTGGATGCTTAAACAATATCTACAAAATCCTACTAGACAACGTCATATTATTGATGTTGTAAAAGCTTTTGATCCCCTTGTAAATCGTAAAATTGTACAAAAAGACGAATCTAATATCTATACCTACGATTTAGAATCATTGGATGATTTGATCCAAAATAGGTCAAAAGTAAAAACTAAAGGTGAAGTTAAAAAGCAAGCCAAAGAAGAAGGTTCTGAAATTATCCAAGAAACAAACAAATACCTTATAGTGAAATTAAAATCACACAAAGCGTCATGTTTTTATGGAGCTAATACTAAATGGTGTATTTCTGGAAAAACAGCGACTTGGTGGGATCAATACTGGGAAGGAGGAATCACAATTTATGTTGTGATTGATAAAACCCACAATAAAAAGTATGCTGTTGCAGTTGGTCCTGCTGGAACAAAAGAGTGTTTTGATGAAGAAGATAATTCAATAGATTATGCAGATATTAAGAGAGAATTAGGAATTGGGTAATGTTCTCTAAACTCCATGAATCTCTAATTCACGTATTCGAAGAATCCGACTTCGACTCGGCATTCCAGCCGATCTCGAAAGCGGAACGAGACGAACGATTAAAAGATAGAATTGAACGTTTAGTAAAAGAACAAGAATGGATTTTAAATGATGATGGAACATATTCATGTAAATATGATGTTGATTTATTCGATTTACATTTAACTCAACTTCCTGTTAAATTTAAAGAAGTAAAAGGACATTTTGATTGTAGTTACAATCAGCTGACTTCATTAAAAGGATGTCCAATCGACGTACGCGGAAGTTTTTATTGTGACAATAATGAATTGATTTCTCTTTATGATGCTCCTAAAAGAGTCGGAAAAGATTTTAATTGTTCTTTTAATAAAATAACTTCGTTAATCGGAGTTCCTAAAGTAATAAATGGTAATTTCAAATGTATGGGGAATCGATTAACTTCTCTTGAAGGAGCTCCTCTTGAAGTAAAAGGAGTTTTCTTTTGTAGTGATAATTTGGTTCCGAAGGAAAAACTCAAACAAACAGTTAAACGAGACTATTTAAGATAAGGACAACATATGTACCATAATCTAGTTGATAAACTAAATGAGGATTTTCGAGCAGCACCTGAAGATTCATACCATAGACTATTAGATACAATCGAAAAACATGGATATGAGGTTACTTGGCATAATCGTGATTTGATGACTGCTAATGATCTTGAAGATGCTTGGTTAGAATTTAATGACGGTGGAATACAACCGTTGATTTCGTATTTGGAAACTGTATTTGGTTTTGAAATCGAGAAAATATAATGTCGAAGCTTATTCCACGTCGGACAATTGATGTTGTTAGGAATTATGTCGATGTTGCATTAGACATTATAGGCATAGCCTGCACTTTATTTATTCCTACCAATACAACATATTCAGAAGCTGAAAAATTGGATATATATTCAGTGCCAGAGGATCTTGTTTACACATCCTACACAGCGAATGTGTTTATTGAATGGAAACCATCTATGAACAAACTTAAAAAATTGGGATTGTTTACAGATGATGGGCAACTTCCTATTTTAGTAAGATTTGGAAATGTTGCAACAGCATTAGAAGGCTCAAATGCTGGAAGTGAAGTAGCTATTGATGTTGTATTACGATCTTATTTTAGAATATCCCCTGAATTTATTCCAGCTAATTATGTAGGAACTGAAGAATTTGAAGTGGTTGATGTGGCGATTGCAAATATGCATGATGCAGTATTAACAAGAATTTATGCGGCTGCACCAAGGAGAGTTAATGTTTGATAATTTCTCTAACAGTTAAACGAGAATATGTCTAAAGGAATAGCAATGAGGATTAAAGAATTAAAGAACATATCATCTATATCAATAACATTATTGGAATCAGATGGTAATCAGTGTATTGTTCCTCCCGGAAATACAGTTCGAAACAAAAATGTGAAAAATATTCCTGATCTGTCCGGAAAAGTTATTGTTACTTATGATCTTGGTGAAGTTAATGAATGCAATTGTAAAACTCGACTTTTCGATTAAATATGTGCAAAAATATGGCATGGGAGCTCTTCTTACGTCTGTACTGTTGCACAAACAATATATGGATGCTAAGAAATGTGGCTCCGTTGGGCCAGAAGGATTTGCTGAATGGTGGTTTTCGAAGAATCTTCGACCTCGAATTTTAAGCTTTGAAAATCTCGTTCTTGACTGTTTCTTACAAATATTGAAAGAAAATACACGTGGCTGATTCGTTTCTCTATTCGTATGATGTTGCAATTCGAACATTAGCATATACACGTTTTGGTTCTATTTTAGGAATCAATACCTTAGGAGATACTGCAGCTGACTCGATTAATCAAGGAGTTGTATTATGTCCAAAAGGAATTGCTCGTCGTTGGGTTGCTGAAAAACGAGGAAAAACATTCTTAGACTTTATTAATATCTATCGTACACAAGTAGCATTTTCTTGGAAACGACAACGGACAATTGTGGCTCGTCGAGGATTATATGCTACCATAGATGGTAATACCCAAACATTGAAAGCAAATCCAGTTGACCTTACTTACAATATGTGGTTTTGGTCAAATTCACTCGACAAGATTAATCAATGTATTGAGAAATATATCCAATGGCAACATGACACACCAAAAGTCTCATTAACCTATGATGATACGTATACATTGAATCCGGATCTTTCCTTTACTCCTGTTATCGATGAATCCGCAATTGAGGATGTATTTAATATTGGTAAGGTTTGGTGTTTTCGAATGCCACTTTCTGTTCAAGGTTGGATTATAACATCTACAACTGAGACTGGATTGATTGCCAAGATTCGATTAACAACCTATGATAAAGATAATCTTGAATCATATACTGATATTGTTGTTG